GCATGGACGCCGCCTGCGAAAACACCGGCCTGGGCGTCCGAGACGTCTGGGAGCAGGCCATCAACTACTACTGCGACCAGCTCGGCATCCCCGAGCAGATGCCGCTCGACAACGCGCACGACCCCATCCCCCGGCCGAGCGAACCCGCGGCCGACCCGAGCGCGCTCAAACTCATCACCGCCCGGCTCGAACCCAACACCCGTGCCCGGCTCATCGACGGCTGCCACCTGGAGGGGCTGGGCGGCCAGGAGTTCATCCCCCAGGCGTTGAACGCGTGGTTCGACCACCTCGACCAGAGCGGCCAGTCCTAGGATGTCGCCCAGCGCCCACCGGCAGGACTTGCTCACCACAGGAGACACCGTGACCCAGCCACAGCGACGAGCGCGAAGAATCGCCGTCGCCAACAACAAGGGCGGCACCGGCAAGACCAGCGCTGTCGTCAACCTCGCCGCCGCGCTGGCCTTCCACGGCATGCGCGTACTGGTCATCGACATGGACCCGCAGGGCAACGCAGGCCGCCGGCTGGCGGCCCTGCTCGCCGCCAACCAGGTCACCATCTCCGACGTGCTCAGAGCCATCGCCGAACAGCCCGACGCCGACCTGTCCGGGTGCGCCGCCGACGCATTCGCCGAGATCGGCTGGCCAGAGCCTTACCGCAGCAACATCACGCTCATCCCGTCCAGGCCCGATCTCGAGAACCGGGCGCTCACCGAAGCGGGCCTCCTCGGCGCGGTCAAGCGGCTCGACGTCGCTCTCGACGGTGCCGACGACGACTTCGACATCGTCCTGATGGACTGCCCACCGAACCTGGGTCACCTCACGCAGATGGTCCTCAAGGCCACGCACGACGTCCTGGTGGTCATGGACCCCGAGATCGACGGCATTGAGGGCGCCATCGCTCTGCGGGACTTCGTCGCCAACGGCCGGAAGAAGCTCGACAAGGACGACCTCCGCATCATCGGCTACATCGTCAACAAGGTGGACGCCCGGCTCGGCGCGGACGCCTACCAGACCAAGGAGAACATCCCCGAGCTGTTCGGAGATGGCCTCATGCTGCCGATGCTGCCCCTGCGAGCGGCGGTCAAGGACGCCGCCGACTCCGACCCGCCGCGCCCGCTCAGGGCTCTCGGGTCGGCCGGGAACGAGATGGCGGACAACTACGACACGCTCGCCTCGATCCTGAGCGAGCGGGCCGGCCTGGGCAAGCTGAAGATCGAGGTGAAGTAGATGGCGAAGGTCCAGCGTGGCAAGCCGTCCGAGCGGCCCCGGATTCTCGCCGAGCCGGAGCCGGTCATCACGGGCGAGCAGGTCGCTTCCGCTGTCGCGGTCGCGGAGCCGATGACCGACCAGAGCGTCGAACAGGTGCTCACAGGGCAGCTCGTGCCGCCGGTCGCCGCGCTGGCCGACATCCCCGACGCGCCGGACTTCACGCCCGCGGCCGACGGCGCCGACCCGGAGGCGGCGTTCGCGCACTACGACTCCACCATCTCCCGCGCCCGGGCCAAGGTGGAGAAGGTCCTGACGAAGGCCGAACGGTACTGGCGGCTCACCGCCGGCCCGGCCCTGAAGGAGATCCGGGACAACCAGCTCTACAAAGCGGCCGGGTTCGCGACGTTCGAGCGGTACGTGGACGAGCGGTGGGACATGTCCCGGCCGCGCGCCTACCAGCTCATCGACTCGGTACGGGCGATGCAGGCCCTGGAGGGCGTCACGGACGAGGTGCCGAACGAGCGGCAGCTCCGCGCGCTCCTCCCCGTGGTGGATCAGCACGGCACGGAGGCGGCCGGGCAGGTGTGGAAGCTGGCCGAGGAACGCGGCCGGACGTCCGGCGCGGGCCTGGACGCGGCGGCGCGTGACCTCGGGTTCCTCCCGGCGCTGGAGGCGGCCAAGCAGGACGGGCCGAAGCCGGAGGTGGTGTGGCCGCGCTACGAGCCGGTGTTCCGCGCGCTGGGTGACCTGCGGGGACTGCGCCGGGTCGCGGTGGAGACACCGGATCGGGCGCGGGAGCTCGCGGCTCGGTTGCGGCAGGCGGCGGAGGAGCTGGAGGCGGATCTCCCGGCCCCCGACAACGGATGATCTTGTCTACCAATCGAGCGGATTGGTAGACAAGATCCACTCACTCGAGGGGCGCCCACATCACCTGGGCGCCCCTCAGCTCGTCAGGAGGCTCCGCGTCACTGAACCGGAGCCGGATGGACCTCCAGCCAGTCACGCGGGCAGAACGGGGCCACCTCGCCCTCATAGCCGGGATCGGTCCGGCGTAGCTGCATGTACGGGTGGTAGGCCGTGGGGTCCGGTGCATCCTGGTCGGGCAGCACGTACCCGGTGATGTTGTAGTGCGTGCCGACCAACGTCACGTGCTGGCCGCGCAGGTATCCCCAGTCGATGCCCACCCGGTAGGTCGGGAGCGGGCGGCAGTAGGGCGGGTTGTGCCTGTGGTGGTCGCCGATGCCGTCCGGGTAGGCCAGGCCGCACTTCGGGCAGCGGGTGTAGTCAGCGGACTCCTCGCGCTCACGCTCGCAACGCCAGCAGTCGGCCCGGTGCTCGTCGTGCTCCAGGTGCTCGCGCATCTCCCGCTCGGCCTCAGCGTCCAGGGCGGCATTCTGCGCCAGCTCGGCGCAGTAGCAGCCGTCGCAGGTGGTGCAGACGCCGCACCCGCCGCACAGCGCACGCAGGTGGTGACCGCACGCGGGGTTCACATCGTGGTGAGGGTCGCCGTCCCAGGAGGAGACCCAGGGACGCCCGTCCTGCGTCAGCCCGGCGGCGAAGACGACAGGGCGGCGCTCACGCTCGCCAGTAAGAGCCTGGTGGGCTTGCTGGTAGGTGAGGCCGTGCGCCTTGGCGTAGTCGCGGACGCGCTTCTTCTCGTAGCCGTTCTCTGGCATCGGGTGGTCCTTCCAGGGCTTCGCCCCACGCACGTCAGCCCAGACCATCAACCGGAACATGAACGGCGGTCTCGGGGGCGCTCGATCACGGACCTTCTCCCCGATTGAGCGCCGAGCCGGCGTGGGCGGATCGGCTTGCGGGGAAGGCTGAACGCGGCAGCCTCCAGCACTCTACAGGTGCTCATGGTGAAACGGCAGCGGCCCCAGCCTCAAGGCTGGAGCCGCTTAGCTCGTTGACGGAACCGTCAACGTCGAGATGTGACGGCCTTGGGCAACTCGCCGCGCTCGGCCAGCCGCCGCTTGTAATAGCTCACCCTGGACCCAGGCACGCCGAACAGGCGGGCGATCTCCATCGTGCCCTTGCCCGCGGCCAGCAGCTCCCGAGTCTTCTGCACGCGCTCCTCGGTGTCTGCCTCGCGGGGCCGGCCTCCCTTCTTCGGTGGCGGCGGGCCATCCTCGGGCTTCCCTGCGCGCTTCCACCGGTCGCCGCAGGCCCTGCACCAGACGCTCGCCTTGGGCGCGACGGGCCGCTTCCGGCAGCTCTCACACTTCGGCGTCGCCACTGCCACCTCCCTCCTCCGGGGCGAGCCGCCACCGCGTCACCCTGACGGTCGGAGAACTGGAGTCGCGGATGCACGCGACCGAGATGACCTGCCCCTCACGCTCCAGGCGGCGCAGCGTCGGAACGAACCGGTTGCTGGGCTCCCCCAGCAGCAGCCGCGCGAGATCGCCGCCACTGAACTCGGTCTCCGGGAACACGCGGAGATGGCCGAGGATACGCGGCGCCCACTCGTCGTACAGGTACGTCCTGCTGGTCAGCCCGGCCGCATGCTTGTGCCGCAGGACAGTGCGTACGGTCACCTTCAGCCGCTGGGCGATGGCCTCCACCGACAGGCCCTCACGGACGAGAGACGTGATCTGTTCCCGGCGTTCCCGCGCCGACACCTTCTCCCAGCATCGGTCTTGCACCACGCCCATCCGCTCGCGCACCATGCGCATCGCATGGCTTCGCGCCCGGCCCGCGCTCGTCTGGTAGCGGGCAGCGAACAAGTCGATGAGCTGGTTCAGCGGGTACGCCGCGTCCTCAGCGGCTGCGGCGCACACCGCCGCCACCCCATCCGCCTCCGCCAGGGCGAGCACGTCCAGCGCCACGGCCACCTTGCGGGCGAGATGGTCGCGTATCTCGTACGGGACCCCGATCGGCGGCGCGGCCGGGCCGGCGTCCTGCTCGGGGGGCTGGTAGACGACGAGCTTGAGATGTAAGCGGCCAGCCGGTCCCGCGCTGGGGGCAGGGCTGTTGAGCTGGGTCATGATGATCTCCTGGAGTAGATGGGGATGCCCGGCCTGTAGCGCACGCGCGGCGGCTCCGCCCTGGTCAGGGAGGACCGCCCCTCCCCGTAGATGCCGGGCAGTTCCATCACCGTGTGCGAGGGCGCGGCCGGGAGGCTGGCCAGCATCCGCTTCCGCCAGGCCAGCGCGTAGACGTGGCAGCTCGAACAGGTCTTGCCGCCGCGGGGGTGGGTGTGTTCGGGGACGTCGATGTAGATGTCGTCGGCGTTCGCGCGGGCGTTCTTCGACCACGCCTGCGAGTCAGCCGAGAGAAGGAAGGGCCAGAACGCGCGCAACCCGAGCGTCTTCACACCGAAGCCGTGCATCTTGAGGCCCAGGCTGGCCAGCGCGCCGAGCACGCGCCCGATCTCCGACGTGCTCTGCATCCGGCACACCGATCCGACGCTGACGAGCGGCGCTCTCGTCAGGTCGATGCCGCGCCGCGCGTACATATCGACGTGGCGGAGGAAGGCGTCTCGGCTGTTGCCCTGGAGCGGCGGCACGAACGGGGAGCCCGGCCCCCACTCCCCGCGCAGGGTGATGTAGTTGTCGATCGACAGGTGCTGGTGGCCGTTCACCGACCGGCCCGACCTGGCGAGCGCAGGCGGCTCGCACATCCAGTCCTGGCAGGCCGCCCACCGCAGGTTGCCGATCTCGTCGGCGTACCGGCGCACCGCCCGCACGTAGTCGATCGCCGCGGCCCTGTACTCGCCCCGCTGCGTGACCTCGTTGAAGCCACCGGAGTCGAGAATCCACGGCACCACGGCGCGCGGCAGCTCACCCTTGATCGCGGCCAGGCGCGGGTAGGCGACGCAGAGCGGCACGCCCACGTCCTCCCGCCTGAGCCAGGAAGACGAGCTCGTCCCGAGAAAGAACTCCACCGGGTCACCTCCTGGCCGCCATCGCGGCGAGCAGGATGTCCCCGTGGCACCGAGCGTCCGGCTTGCACCAGCACGCCACGTCCCGGTCGCCGATCTCCTCGATGGCCCGCTCCACCAGCTCCGGATGCTCGGCCAAATGCTTCCGGTAGCGGGCGAGCGCGTTCTCCAGCCCGTACGTCTTGACGCTGTACGGGTTCGCGAACGGCGACCCCGGCAGGCTCGGCGCGGGCCGGCCGATGTAGACGGCTCCGGCGGGGACCTGGCCGTGGAACAGGTCCCCGCTGACCTTGACCCGCCTACCCACGGCCCGACACCTTCGCCCACTTCGCTCGGATGTGCCGCGCGAGGCCCAGCACGGAGGCGAAACACGTGCAGTCCTCGTCGGTGCCAGGGCCGGAGACGCCATCGCACGCCCGGTGGTACCAGCCGTCCGCCTGGAACCGCACCTCGGACTTCCATCTCTGGGCGGCGTCCTTCAGGACGGCGGCGAACAGAGGCCCCATCGCGGGGTCGTTCAGCGCCATCCAGGTGGCGTCGTTGGCGCCCTCGTAGACGGCGGCTATGCACGACCCGCTCTCGTAGCAGACCGCATCTTGGACGGCGATCCACGGGCCGTCGTGGGCCTGCGCGGCTGCGGCGAGGATGATCTCAGCCGCCGTCTCCAGTTCTTCCCAGAGGGTCAGGTCAGGCATCGGGGTACTCCGTCCACGTCTGGCCGTCGAGGATGGCGCCCGCCTGGTGCTTGCCGACGTTCTCCATGACGATGCGGTGGCCGTGCTCATCCACGGGGTCACCGATGTACGCGAAGCGCGGCCCCTGGTTGCCGATGCCGACCATGCCGGTCGGCGTCCAGGCACCCCATTGCTTGAAGAAGAAGGGCACCCCCGCTGCGGTGCACTGGTCGCGGAGACTGCGCGGCCAGTCCGGGTGCATGAGCCGTGCGTCGGTGCCGGACTCGCCGCCGGCGACGACCCAGTCGAGCGCGGGCGTGCTGCTCTCGGGGTCGGCGGCGAGCCATTCATCGCGGAGCACGACCGGCCCGAGCAGCGGTTCCGCCGAGATCCACCGGACGGCGATGTGCGGGGTGGCCAGCAGCGTCGGGATGCGCAGGTCGGCGGTGGCCTGGTCCTCGGTGGACACCCCGATCTGAACGTTCGGCAGCGGCCGGACCGGCATCCAGTAGCCGTCCGCGCTGGAGTCCGGGGTGAGCTGCATCGGGGACGCCGACCGGTACTTGCCCCGGACTCGCGCGAACGCGATGCCTCTGCCTGCTTCGCCGACTGCCTTCCAGAAGTCATCCGAGCGGAGCATCGACCGCATGGGGCCGGGCCGCTTGGTGAGGATCAGATAGGTGTGCTGGGGCGTCATCGCCATCACGGCGAACGCGTGCGCGACCATCTCGGTGGGCACGTCGTCGTGCCAGAGATCGGACATGCTGTTGACGAAGATGCGAAGCGGGTCGCGCTTCTTCAGCGGCATGTCGAGCCGCTCGGGGTGCAGCATGACCCCGGTGGTGGCGCCGATGTGCGGGCCGTCGAACCGGCGGCCGGCGACCCGCATCGGCGTCTGCCGTTCGATGTAGCAGCGGCGGCACCCCTCCGACACCTTCGTGCAGCCGGTGACGAAGTTCCAGGTGGCGCCGCGTCGTCCGTCCGGGCCTCGGAGCCATTCGATGGCGCTGTTATCCGACATGGGTGATCTCCTTCGTGGTGGTGGTGGTGATCGGTTCGGGGTAGCGGTAGACCCACAGGCCGCGCGCCCCGTCCGCGATTTCGTTCGCGGCGGAAGGCTTCTGACGGCCGCCGCCCATGGGGCCCTTGGAGGTGCGGAGCTTCTCCCAGCCGTCGAACCGGTACAGGTTGCCGGGCGTGCCGGGCAGCGATGTGGACGACACCGCCTCGATGCGCGGCTGGCCGCCGCACTTCTCTGCCGAGTGGGCGTCCCACCCGGCGTAGGTGCCGAGCCACAACGGCACCAGGTAGAGCCGCGCGATGCGCAGCACCGCCCGCAGGCACTGCTCGTCGCGCCGGTCCGGGCTGCGCGCGATCCTGGACAGGTCCACCGTGTTGTACCGGTGCAGCCCTCGGTCTTTGCAGACCGAGGTGTTCACGGTGCTGGCCAGGATCACGGCAGCGGCCACCCGGCCGCGGTCCTCCATGACGAAACCCAGGGAGCCGTACGGGCGTTTGTACGGTCGGCCCTCGGGGTGCTCGTCGCTGGGGAGGTGGAGCGGGTGCCGCCACCGGATCAGCAGTTCCACGACTTCGTCCACGTCCACCTGGTAGAACGCGACCACGGGCGACATCCGCAGCGCGAGTTGGCGACTCATCGAGGGCCGCCTCCTTCCGTGCGGCCGGGGCAGCCGCAGCCGGGATTCGCGCACGCGCCCGACGCGGTCATGAACACCTCGTCAAAGAGGGCCGCCCACTCGCCCTGCGCCCACGAGGTCACCCTGCGGCCGAGGGTGTGGCCACCGTTTTGGCAACCACACCTCCCGCACGGAGCCTCCAGCTCCGCGAGCGAGGGCCGTCGAGCTCGCGGCGGCTTAGTGGAACTGCGCTTCACGTGTAGGCGCCCATCTGGCCGGCCTGGTGCAGCTCGACCGCGAGCGCGATTGCCTGCTCGCGGGTGAGGCCGTCCACCGGCAGTGGCCGCTCCCCGAACCCATGCGCGGGCGTCATGAGCACGGTCGTGTCGTGCGCGCGGTACGTGGCCGTGCCGCTGGTGAGCTGCCCGCGCTGGAGCGCGTTGTTCAGCTCGTGCACGACCGCGCACGCCAGCGGGTTCGGAAAGGCATCCATGACCTGGCGGCTGTGGTCGTCCTCGATGAGCCAGATCTGGCCCTGGGCGTTGTGGCGGTAGAACAACGTCTTCTCGCCCATCAGGCACCTGCCGCCGAGCGTGCCTGGAACCAGCGCAGCAGGCCCTCCACGACCGGGGCCGCGTACTCGACGCCGATCCCGGTCAGCACGTTCTCCCGCGCGACCCAGCCGTCGTTGTAGTCGCTCTCGATGTCGAGCCGCCACGCGCCGTCGTCGGTCGGGTCGAAGATGAGCCGCCCGGTGGGGAGCTCGACGGTGACCTCGTGTTCGTCGCCGTCGTAGTCGATCCGGGCGGCGATCCCGGCCTGGGTGAGGGTGGTGTGCAGGTCTTCGTTCTGCTGGTCGTACTTGCCCATCTCGGGGCCTTCCTTTCGTGGTGGTGGGGAGGCCCCCGCCCGCCCGGCGGCCGGCGGGGGCGCGGTGGTCTACGGGTGTTCGGCGCTGGCGTGTTCGGCCGTTTGGCTGCGCTTCGCCGGGTGGCCGAGAGCCTTGTCGGCGTCGTATGCAGCACAGCCCGAGCAGGTGGCGCGCTCGGCGGCGCGGGCCTCGTTGAAGATCACGTCGCAGGTGAGGGCGTGCACGCAGTGCGGGCACACGTTCTTGATGTCCGGGTTCTGCCACCAGTCGCCGTAGATGTAGGCGCCCTCCATACGGCCATCCGCGTAGAGCCAGCCGCAGAATGTGTAGGCGTGAAGGCCGCCACGTCCGTTGCCGTAGTTGACCCAGTTGTTGTGCTCGGTGATGACGTGTTTGGCTTGGTCGGACTCCAGGTCGATTGCCATGACCTTCTCCTTGGTGGTGGTGGGGTGGTCCCCGCCGACCATGCGGCCGGCGGGGACGCGGGCGGGCTAGTAGCTGGTGCGGGCGAAGTTGTGGCGGCCGTCGTCCACGGGCAGGCTGTCCAGGTCGAACCCGGCGGAGTTGCCCTTCCACGTGGCCGGGTCTCCGGGGGTGGCCGGCGTGCCGGGCGTGAGGGGGTGCTGGGACAGCCACGCCCACAGGTCCCCGCCGACGTGACAGAGGCCGCCGCCGTGGTCGGCGTCGATGTAAACCTCCGAGTCGCCGCCGTACCCGGCCGCGTCGTGCTCGGCCCACACGCACAGCAGGTAGCCGGGGGCACCCGCCTCAGTGACACGGGCCAGGACGGAGGTGATGAGGTGCTCGTCGTAGCCGTCCCGGAGGGCTCCGGCGAGGTCGGCGATCTCCTGGTGCCAGGGCGGCGCGTTCCGCATGATGGCCGCGTGGCGCTCGCCCAGCTCGGCCAGGACGGCGCGAACGTGGTCCCGGCACCACACCCCGAAGTTCCGGATGTCCATGAGGGACGCATCGTCGTGCTCGGCCAGGATGGCGAGCGTTCGGATGCCCTCACGGAGCATGAGGTTGCGCGGGAGGGCGTGCATGCCGGGGAGGAGACGGAGGTCGGTGTTACCGGGCAGGCCGGTGGCGTTGACCAGCTCGGCGATGGTCGGCGTGGCGGTGGTGTCGGTGATCGACATGGTTCTCCTTGGTGGTGTGGCCCGCTCCGCGAGGGAGCGGGCGTGTCCGTTGGCGGAACCGACAACGACTAATCGTCAAGCTGTTCTCCGTGAAGAACAGCGCGAAGGCGTCTGCCGATCCACTCTCCAACGGGAGGGCTGACGGCGTTGCCGAAGCCGTCAATCTGGTCTCTCGCGGAGCCCCAGACGATGAACGACCCCTTGTGGTTGCCGAAATCGACATCGAAGCCGCAGCCAACGCCGACTTCGTGCGGGGCCATCATGCGGAAGTGACAGTCCTCCAGCCTCAGATCCGCAAGGACCTCGCGCCACTGCGCGTGGAGTAGAGCCGTGGTGTCGCGGGCGGTCAGCGTGCCGAGCGGGTCGCTCGCGGGGTGCGGCGCTGTCGCGTCGGCCTCAGACCCGTTCTGCTTGTACCAGCCGGAAAACAGCAGGCCATGCCCAGCACCATCAGCGACCACCGTGTTCAGCGGCCGATCAACACCTGCTACGCGGCGGTCGGTTCCTTGCCGGAACTGCACCATCCCAGCGGCGGTGATCAGGCCGGGGATCTGATCGGACGTGACAGTGGGCATGGCCTCGGCGTGCGAGGTCGGCAGCGTGTTCTTCCGGAACGGCACGACGCCAGCGGACAGCAGCCCCAGCGTCTCCGAGCCGCCCTGCGTGGGCAGCACCTCATCGACGCCACGAGGGGAGCCCTGGAAGTTGTTGACCGCGAGCAGGACCGCTTTCTCGTGCACGCTGGTGACGGTGTCCATCGGCTCGGTGATGTGCTGGCCATCGCCGTTGTGCCGGTGCGCGACCATCACCTGCCCCGTCACCACGGAGACCGGCGGCGTGAGCAGCGCCTGCGTGTTCGTCGCGGTCTGCGACGGCAGAGGCTCGTCCAGGGTGCGGGTACGGCAGTCGGAGCCGGGCCGCTCGAAGGTGTTGCCCGCGGCGGCGACGAGCGCCCCGGTCGAGAGGATTGCCGTCTCCTGCTGGCTGGTCTGCGTCGAGAGGGGCTGCCACGGGTGGCGCTCGGACCCGTGGACGGCCTTGGCCGGCATGAGCACGGCGGGGAAGTCGGCGAACTTCTGCCTGCACCGCTCGGCCCTGGCCATCGTGGAGGGCGCCAGCGGGCTCATGACGGTCTCGCCCGTCTTCTTGTCCGTGAACTCCTTGAGCGGCCTGTCACCGATCTTGGGGCCGAGGTCGGACAGGTCCAGCGCGTTGATCGACGGAGCGAACGGCGGGATCACGATCCGGCGGCAGGAGGGGCACCGGTACTCGTACTGCTTGCTGTAGCGGACGCTGCCCGTGGCCGGAATCCCGGTCCTCCAGGTCCACACCGCCTGGACGATCGTGCCGCAGAAGCCGCACCACGACTCGGGCCGGTGGTCGAGGTCCGGCGCGGGCAGTTTCTCGTCCCAGAAGATGATGTAAAGCCGGTCACGGGACTGCGGCACCCCGAAGAACATGCTGTTGAGGTAGAGGATGCGGAAGTTGTAGCCCTCGTTTTCCCACTGTTTGAGCCACCACCGATAGGTGGAGCCGTCGCCGTACTTCTTGCCTGGTACCCGAGGCCCCCATGAGTACAGTTCCGTGGTGCACTCGATGAGAGCCATCCTCGGGTGGTGCTTGGCCGCGTATTGCAGCGCGCACGTCGCCGTCGCTCTGTCCTTCTCCGATCGAGTCGCGCGCTCCTGATACTCGGGGTCGTCCAGCTCGAACAGCGCCAGGCCCAACTGGTAAGCCTTCTGCGTGTTCGCCTGCGAGTGATTGGTGCAGCTCACGCCCGCGACGAGGAGGTCAGCGCGGGGAAGGTCGGCGGCGGAGTGGTAGTCGGACGCCTCCTTGTCCACGAGGTCGGCGATCCAGTGCTCGGCGTGCGGGTGGTTCTTCTCGTGGACCTTGACCTTGTACTCGTTGTGGTTGGCCGCGAGGATCGTGGTGAACCCGGCGTCCTCGATGCCCTTCGTGAGCCCTCCGAAGCCGGAGAACAGGTCCACGGCGATGAGGTCGTCGTGGCGGAACCGGCGCGGGCGCACGGCCGGGCGGTGCGTGGCGACGCGAGGCTGCTGCCGCTTCCTGACGCGGCTGCGTTGTGACGATGCCATGCGAGGGTCCTCCGGTCAGATGGCGAGTTCGAGCTGCCGGGTGGCCTTCAGGCCCTCCCGCCACAGCTTCGGGAACGAGGAGTTGGTCTTGTGCTGCGCCAGCGCGGGCGCGGCGGTCAGCAGGTGCTCGACGGTCGGGAAGTAGATGCCGCGCCGCCGCCACCACACCCGCCAGTGGCGGCCGTCCGTCTCCAGCCGCCGCCCGAGCAGGCCGGCGGCGCGCTCCAGGTGGGCGAGCATGTCGGTGCGGCTGCCGGTGATGAGCGGGCGCATGCTGCGGGCCGGCTGTCCGCGCTTCATCGGGTCGTCGGGCTTCCTGCCGAATCCGCGCTGCACGTCGTACACCGCCCACTCGGCGGCGTCGAGGTGGTGGTGGAACAGCTTCAGCAGGATGGGGCCGCCCGGCCAGTCGGCGATCAGGTCGTAGAGCTGCTCCTTGCCCGCGATCAGCCCCTGCTTGGGGTTGCAGGCGACGGCCAGGTACTCCATCGTCAGCGCGTCCATCGCCTGGTGCGGGTGCGCGAGCAGGCGCGGGATGGTCCGCGCCCGGCCTCCCTTGGTGACGGAGAACGCGAACGGGCACTCGACGCAGTGCGAGCGCTTCCACCGCACGCCGAGCCGGGCGAAGATGTAGCGCTCGCAGGCGTCCCAGTCCCAGCCCCAGTCCACGAGCGGATACCACGGGATCTTGTTGGGGAGGCCGAGCGCCAGGTCCCCGGCGACCCGGTCGGGCTCGCTCACGTCGTACCCCATGACGTGCAGGTACGGCTCGTCGCCGATGTTCGTCTTGAGCCACTGGTCGATGACCCAGCCTTTGAACTTCTGGCTGTGCTTCCGGTCCTTCGACTGGGGTACGGTCGCGGTGCTCGTCATCTCCTCCAGCAGCGCGTACGCGCCGCTGGTCAGGCACAGGATCGGCTCGCGGGTGTCGTCCAGGACGACGATGCCGTCCCGTTCGTAGTGGCCCGCGCGGGCGACCTGCACTGTCCGCACCCGCCGGGCGGCGAGCAGCGGGTAGATGTGCTGTTCGACCATGACGGCGGTGTCCAGGAACTCGTCACCCGTCTGCGCGGTAATGACGATGAGGTTGGACAGGTCGTCGGCCAGCTCGGGCGGCCGGGTGGCGGGCTCGAACAGCAGGCGGAGGAGCGCCGCGGTGCCGTTGGCGCCCATGCCGTAGGAGAAGACGACGTTCATCACGAGTCGGCTCCGTCCGGGAGGGGCAGCCCGTACACCACGGCGCGGCCCATGTCGTCCCATTCCGGGTCGCCCCAGGACACGAGCCGGATCTTCGGGTTGGTGAGGGCGTGGAGGGAGATGCCGCGCGGCCCTTGTCGCGCCGTCATCAGCAGCTCGTACTCCGTCATGGGGAACCGGACCGAGTACCACGGCGTCGCCGGGCGGCCGGACCGGACGATGGCGTCCACGCTGGGCGGCTCGTCCAGGCCGCACCAGCACGCCGCCACGGCGGTGCACTGGCGTCGCTGCGGCCGGGTCCGGTCACGCAGACGCGGCAGCCGGCCCGACAGCATCGGGCACGCTCGGATCGCGTAGGCGGCGCACTCGGGGTGCTGGGCGGGCTCGGGGACGTACCCGTATCCGAAGTCCATCGGCCGGGCCATCACTACCGCGGCGGCGTCGGCGCCGGTGTCGAGGGGGCGGGCGCAGAGCTGGCAGCGGCGGCCGGTGAGGCATTCGGCGACCAGGTTGTGATCGACGCGGCCCAGTTCGGGGGTACCGTCCGCGTGGCGGAGGGTGATGTACGGGATGACCATCCCGTTGTGGGTGGGGACGTGGGCGAGATGGATGGGGATCGCAGCGTTGGCCACTGCTCCCCTCCCTTCCTTGGGTGTGGCGGTGTGGTGGTGGGGATGGCCCCGCCCGCCGGCGGGCGGGGCCGTACGATCGGATTCGTGGAAGCTGTGCAGGTGTGGACGGTCGCCTGGTGGGGCGACGGGTGGGGCGTGTGGCCTGGCGAGACGCCGGACCGGGACGAGCCGCCCGCGTACGCCACCGGCAACATCACGCACGCCGCGCCGGACGCGGCTTCGTGCTGGGCGGTCGGCGTCGTACCGCCGCACCCGAGGCTGCGGGTGCGGTGCCCGTACGGCGGCGACCCGGACGGCGAGGCGCGTTTCCGCGCTCGCGCCGCCCGCCGCCGCTGGTGGCGCCCCTGCTAGGAGGAGATGTCGCGCGGCTTGTCGCAGTTGATCCGCGCCGACTCCTCCACCGAGGCCCGGTACTCCTTGCCGGTGTCGAACGTGCCCGCCACGCCGACCTTCGCCCGGTAGCGGCCGGACAGGCACGGGTGGTGGGTGAGGACGTACTGGTGGTCCGGGGCCACGTTCGGGAACCGAGCGCTGTTGACGGCCAGCCACGGGGCGCCCAACGACTCGCGGTACTCCAGGTCGATGGACAAGAGCTGCGTGCCGATCCCGGACGGGTCGGTGCATTCCTCGTTGACGAGGACGCGGACCCGCGGTTCCGCTGACCCGATGCGAACGGCCTCGACGTGCACGGCCCGCTCGCACCCGAGCGCGCCGGGCTTGTACGGGTCGGTGGTGGTGCCCTTGCCGCCGCATCCGGCGGGCTGGACGGTGAGAAGCGCTGCGACGGCGAGCGCTGCGAGCTTCATCGTGGTTGCTCCCTCTCGGTTGAGGATGCTCCCGCCCGCTGGTGGGCGGGAGCTCGTACGATCGGTGTGTGGCGCGAGCCCGGTTGGGACGGGCTCGCGCCTACAGCTCGTTCGGGTTGGCGGCCTGGTGGCGGTGGTCGGCCGCTCGCTGCTCCGCGTCGGCGCGCTGCTCGGCCAGCTCCTGCTCGCGCTCGGCGAGCCGCTTGGCCTCATGGTCCGCTTCACGCGCCCGGCGCGCGGCGCGCTTGCGGAACCCGGCCTCCTCGATGGCGTCGAACTCCACCAGGCCCCGGTAGTGCGGGAGGAGCTGCCGGAGGATCTGGCCCATCTTCTCGGCCGCGCCCTCGGTGACCTCGCCGTAGCCGGCGCGGTTCGGGGAGAACCAGCGCCACCGCTCCTCGTGCGGGTAGACCAGCGACGTTCCGGCGAACGTGATGCCGTTGAGGACGGGGGCGTGTGGCCCCTCCTTGTGGAAGCGGCTGTCCCAGTGCCGGTCGGCGGCGGGCACGTCGTCGCCGTACTGGATGGTGACCGCCGCGTGGCCGTTGCCGGTGTCGTTGCGGAGCTCGTACGGGCTGATCCAGATGACGCCGAGCCCCGCGATGGCGTACCGGACGCCGGGCCGGTCGAGGTCCACCGTGTGCAGGAATCGGTAGCTGCGCTTCCTCGGCTTGCCGCTCCGGTTCGTCGCGCCCGTCGTGACCGAGATGGTCCCCCAGCGGACGCCGGGCGTCTCGTACGGATCGCCGTAGCCGTCCCGCATCGGATCTGGCCCGAGCGTGGTGAGCACGGAGGCGTCGAACCCGCCGAGCTTCTTGAGGACGTCGGCCACCGCCTCGGCCACGTCTTCCCGCGTGGGGGGAGGCCCGGACTGCGGCTGCCGTACCGGGCAGGAGTCGGGGCACGGTTCGCCCTCGGGGCCGTTGCAGAACACGCAGGGTCCGCCCTTCGGCGCGGTCGCCGCGGACGGGTAGATGTCCTCGATCGGCCACACCTTGTAGGAGTCCTCCACTTCCTCGGTCTGGCCCGTCCGCTCGTTCTTGACCTCCTTGGTGAACGTCCGCTCGACCTTCGGCGCGACGATCCAGATGGCCGCGTTCGGGTCGGTCACCTCGCGGTTGAAGCCGTAGCCGCCCCAGAACCGTCGCGGCTGAACGTGCGCGACGTTGGGGTTCTGGCCGTAGATGCGCATGCAGTTGCGGATCGAGTAGAAGCCGCCCATGCGGGCGCAGAAGACGCGGAACCCGTCGATCGCCTCGGGGTGGTCTCGGAGGAGAGTCGCGGTCTTCACCTCGGCTTCGTACGCGCGGGCCCGGCCGGCGTCCTTGCGGGCCTTCCAGGCGGCCAGTTCGTCGTCGGTCATGTCGCTTCTTGCCACAGGGCTTCCTCTCGTGGTGGTGGGGTGGCCGGCCCGCGCGGCGCGGGCCAGCCGGTGAGGGGTCAGGCGGGGAGCCGGTCGAGCCAGCCGCGCAGGTCGTCCAGGGTGTTGTGGCCCCGGAACAGCGGGTGCAGCTCGATGTCGTGCTCGTCGTCGGCGTCAAAGCCGTCCCACGAGCGTTCGAGGCCGAGGAGCCGCATCGCCCGGTCCTCCGCCTTGACCACGCGGTTCCCGTCGATGACCGTGATCTCGTCCTCGGGGTCGGTGTCGTCGGCCAGGACGTATTCGGCCCACCAGGACGACTGGTAGTCGGGGAGGAGCCTCCCGGCGAGGAAGGTTCCCTCCGTGGTGCGGGTGGTCAGCCACGTGCCGCCGGTCAGTTCGATGGCGTAGCCCGCCGCGCACAGGTTCGTGCCGCACCGGCCGTTCCGGGTGATGTGCTCGCGCCAGTAGCCCTGGTACCAGGAGGTGAACGGCTCCTCGCTGGCCTCCAGGCGTCCGAGGGCGGCGGTGTCGGTCTCGATCCGGTCGATGATGGCGGCGAGCAGCGCCCGGTTGCGCAGGTGAGCGGTCGGGGTGTTCATGGTCAGACTCCTTCGTTGTCGGTTCCGCCAACGGTGTTGCGCGGGCCGAAGCGGTCGGTGATGAGCCGTTCGAGCGTGAACCTGCCGTTGCCGCTGGCGAAGAAGCAGTGAGCCAGGCCGAGAGGGAGCCCAAGCAGACGTTCCGCTCGCGTGGACACGTGGACGACCCGCTTGCCGCGTACCGTCTCGATGGCCGACTCCGGGTCGTCGGGCTCGGCGAGCATGTACTCCCACAGCGCCCAGGGCAGCTCCTGGTCGTCGTGCTTGGTCACGGGCGTGCCGTCGATGACCATCTCGCCGTTGGGAGTGATCTCCACGACCCACACTCCGCCGTTGTCGAGGGCGACGTGGCCCGCGTAGCAGCAGCCGGTGCCGCACCGGGTGCGAAACTCGGACTGCAACCAGCCGGGCGCGGCGACGGTGGAGGACTCGTACCCGATCTCGTCGGCCGCGGTGATGCGGTCGAACCCGCGCCAGGCGCGCTGAGCGTGCACGTCGGCGGGGTCGGTGATGAACGCGGTCATGAATTTCTCCTGTTGGTGGTGCTGGTGAGGGTCGAACGGGGCCGCCACGCGGCGGCGGCGGCATCCAGGGCGGCGTACAGCTCATCGTCGGCCGACTCGGGGAACGAGTCGGCCCACTCGGCGACACGCGCGTACGCCATGCGCGAATCGTCGGCCCCGGCCGCGACCTCCGGCTTGGAGCGGGGCAGCCGGTGGAAGGTCACGAGCCACGACAGCGTGTCCCGGACGACCTGGACGCGGCGCTGCGGCACCCCGCGAACGAACACGTCTCCGGCGATTGCGCTCATCGCGCCGACCGGGCAGAAGCCGTGGCCGGTCGTGAGGCGGCCGATGACGAAGTCGCCCCGTACCCGCCACGTGGCGCGCATCAGGTCGATGGCGTCGCGGATCAGGTCGGCCGGGGTCAGCTCCGGCGCGTCGGCGAGGAGATCCGTCATCTGTTGCTCAGCCGTTCCACTCGGGTGCCTGCTGAGCCCTGTCGGCGTCGTCCTGGAAGTAGAACCAGCCGCCTTCGTTGTCGTGGTAGAACGCGACCTCGCTCATGGAGCAGCCGGTCAGCGGGTAGCCGGGGCTGTGCTTGCTGCGGATGGCCGGGTAGAGACGACCGTCGCCGTGGTCGTGGATCTCCACCTCCAGCCGGTGTCCAGCGAACCCGATGTGCATGCCCGCCTCGCTGGACTTGCCGTAGACGGTGACCACGTCGCCGCCCTTCACGTAGACCTTGCTCATGCCTTCCTCCGATCGTCGGCCGCCACTGCGACGGCCTGGGTGACGATTTCGTGCAGGACCCGGACGACGGTCAGCCGCCGGTCCCCGTGCTTGGCGTGGAACTCGCACAGCGTCTTCCGCTCGATCGGGCCGTCGTGGACGCCGTACGCGCGGGTGAGACACATCAGCGCGCCGACCTCGCCGCACAGCCAGCCCTCGCACTCCCCCGCCTCAGCCGGAGCCGGAGCGAGATGCACAACGCTGGCCGGGCGCGGGTCGCCGTCCACGCCGTCGTCGTACACGACCCGGAGCCGGAACCGCCACGGGCCGGCGGCCGGGGGCCGCTCCTCCAGCCCGAAGCCGACGACGGTCCCGGCCCGGCCGCCCACGGTGACGCGCTCGCCGATCTCGTACAGCGCCATCTCCTCCGAGCTGCACTTCATCCACCGATCGACGTGAGGCACGTCGATGCTGTCGTAGTCGGCGCCGCCCGGCGGCAGCACCCACGCGCTGGTCGGCGTGTCTCCGCTGTAGAGGACGAGGAGCGACCAGCGGTCGCGGACGAGCTTGACCGTGAGCTGGGCATCGTCGCAGCCGCGGGTGAGGTCCCACCTCGTCAGCAGCGCTTTCGTGGTCAGCAGGTCCTGGTGGCGGCTCATCGCGCCCTCCGCTCCGGAGAGGGCCGGACAGCCACCTCGCACCCGCCGATGTCGGTCACGAGCCGGTCGCCCTGCTCGGGGAACGTCTGCGGCCGGGTGGGGTCGGTGCTGGAGTAGAACGGCACGGTCACGTGGCCGGGCCTGTCGGTGATGGGCTCGACGGCGGCGCGGATGGTCCACGTGAAGCGGATGTCGGGGTTCGTGCTGTTGGTCAGGTCGATCCGGTCGCCGGGGACGAGGTCGGCCCAGGTGGGTTCGGCTGGCAGTGGCGGGTAGGTCATCGTTCGCCTTCCTCGGTGGTGGTGGGGTGCTGGCGCTGACGGTGGCGCGTCAGCGCCAGCAGGTCAGATGTCGCGCGGGTAGTCGCCCTCGCCGTGGCCGTCTGCCCGGTAGTGGTCGTAGAAGTTGCGGTCGTGGTAGTCCGTGAGCAGGTCGGAGCCGTCGTAGTTGTACGCCCACGTGATCTCTTGAAGGGCTTCCTTCAGTGCGGTGAGCTGCGGCCCGGCCTTCCGCCACTTCATGGTCGAGTCGTAGGGGTCCGGCTGGTCGATCCACCAGTCGGCGGGCACGCCCGTGATGGTGATGTCGATCGACCGGCCGCCCGCGTAGTCGTCCTTCTTCACTGAGAAGCGGATGCTCGCGGGGGCGTCCCCGATCGGTTCGGGCGCCTTCACCTCGCCCGGCCTGGCCGGCTGGCGCCCGAGCTTGCGCAGGACGGCGATGTCGGCGCGGATGAGTTTGGTCAGCGCGGCGGACCGGATGTAGCCGGTGTACTTGGCCCCGTACGCGCGGCGGCCTGGCCCGTGGTAGCCGGGCGTGCCGGGCGCGGCGCCGTCGTTGTGGCCGTCGCGCTGGGCGCGGGCCTGGAGGCGGACCAGGAGGCGGCGGGCGGCCTCGCGTTCCTCCTCGGGGGTTTTGGGGTGGTGGATGAGCGCCTTGCAGGCGTCGATTTTCGAGGTGAGGTTCATCGGCTGTCCCGCCCGTCCTCGGCGAGGATGCGCTTCAGGTCCTCGTGGGCGTGCTGGAGCATGGCCGTGTGGTCAGCGGCCGGGTCGTCCAGGGCGACCCCGATGACGGCGGCCAGGTTGACCAGGTCGTCGCGAATCCACTCAGGCATCAGAACCGCCCCGACGAGACGATCGTCATGTGCGGCGTCTTCACGTGCGCCGCCACACGGTTGCCCGGCGGCACGGCGAGCTCGACAACCTGGCCGGAGTCCCGCCACGAGCCGTGCTCGGTGTAGCGGGCGATCCGCAGATCGGAGTTGTCGGGGTGGACGTCGCCGAGTCCGGCGAACCGCCACACGATGGTCTGCCCGGTGGTCTCGTATGTGAGGTGGATCTCGGCGCCGGGCTCCAGCTCGTCCCACCGGGTCGGCACCGTGGACAGCGCCTTGGCCTGCCAGTCGGCGCTCCACCTGGGGGCCGGGTCGGTGCTGTACTTGCGGGCGTAGAACGACTCCCACATGCGTTCGACCTCAGCCGCGGCAAGGGCGTACAGGTGGGGGTCAGCGTCGCGTGCGGACTCCTTCGCGTGATCCTCGGGACGGCGGGCCGCGCACGCCTGCCGGTTGGCCTCGTCGTAGGCGCGCTCGGCTCGCTGGCGGCGCTCGGCCGTGCCGTGGAACCCGTGCTTCTCGGCGTCGGCCTGTTGCGCCCGGTCGAGAACGGTTTCGGCGGCTTCGAGCATGGCCTGCGGCACCAGCATGGCGCGGGCGACCTTCAGGTAGGCGTCCACGATCGGGTTGCCGGTCGCGACGAGCTTGTCCATCACGGTCCTCCTTGTCACAGGCCAGGGTCGGCGTCGGAGATCTCTAGGCCGTCGAACCAGTCGGCGGGGTCCTGCATGAGCAGGCAGTCGGGGTCACACTCGACGCCCGCGGCGGCGCCGCACTTGGGGCACGGCTGGTCGAGATCGAACAGGGCGGTCACAGCGCGTCCTGGGCGGCGTACCACTCGGCGTCGGAGTTGAAGATCCGCTTGCAGCCGCCGGTGCCCTCGGTGCAGCGGGACTGGCCCGGCTGCAGTCCCTCCTGCTCGGGGTAGATGACCTTGCCGACGTAGCCGACGACCGAGCCGTGCGTGCAGATGCCCCGCCTGCGGAGGGCGGCGAGGCGGTTGCCCTCGCGCTCCATCTGGGCCTGCTCCAGGTCGGCGTTGCGCCGCTCGTCCTCGATCGCTTCCATCTCGGTGCCGTAGTCGTCCTCGAAGTAGGACATGGGGTCTCCCATCGCGTCGGGCGGTGATCGGGTTCGGTGTTGTCGTGCGGGCCGCGCGGTGCGTTATCGTGGGAGCACTGGTTGTTCTCCCTGATGCCGATTCCGGCGCGGGGCACGCCTTCGTGGTGGGGGCGTGGTAGGTCAGTTGTTGCTATGAGCGGCCGAACCCATGTGGCGTGGGTTCGGCCGCTACGCGTTTGGAGATTTGTTGGCGGAACCGCCAACGAACTATCGCTGGTCGGCGTACCAGTCGTACATGCGGGCGAACTCCGCGACGTGGTCGAGCATCCCGGACACCTGCTGCTCGGACAGGCCCTCGTAGGTGAACCCGTCCGCGTAGGCGTCGATGTCGTGCGTCTCGTCCAGCCAGCGGTGCGCCGACGACCGCACGTCGGCCGCCGCGTCGGGCAGCATGTCGTGGAAGTTGCAGCCCGCCACCGGTGCCAGCACCGACGTGATGGCGACCGCAGTGGCGTCCAGGACGTGCTCGGGGCGGGCGCCGGCGGCCCGCGCGTCGGCGAGGACCTGGGAGGGGGTGATGGTGGCGATGTCGTCGGCGGGGACGGCGGTCAGGTGCTGGATGAGGGCCTTGCCGGTGGCGGCGTCGTAGTGGTCGAGAGCGTCGAATGCCTCGAACATGCGGGGCAGGTTCCGGCCGTGGCCGTTGGCGGCGAGGTAGTCGAGGGCGCGGCACAGCGTCTCCGCCCAGACCTCGTGGACGACCTCCCAGGCGGGGGTGTCGTGGCGGCGCAGGTGCTCGGTGGCGGCGAGGCTGGCCACGCGACCGGCGTGGACCGTGGTGGTGGCGTCGCCCTCGTTCTCGGCGAGGTCGTACAGGCTGCCGTCCAGCAGGCCCCGCTCCAGGTCCGCGTAGACGGCGGAGGTGCGTTCGTGCCACGTGCCGGTGGCGTGGTCGCCCGTCAGGAGGTTGGTGGCGGCGTCGCGGACCTGGAAGAGGGGAATCCACGGGTGGTGGTACTCGGTGAGTTCCTGGACGAGCGCGTTGGCGACGAGGCGGACCTGTTCGAGGGGGTCGATGTCGCGGTTGGCGTCGCCGATGTCGGCGGGGCTGGGACGGCCGGTGGGGACGCGGTGGATGATCGGGGGCAGGTTCACGGTGGCTCCTTCGGGGGTTTGGCCTGGTCACTGCCTGTTTTGATCTTGTGTGGTGCTGTCTCCAGTCTACCACTTCGCGCACGTATGTATATGTAAGGCATAGGTGCAGTTCAGACGTTAATGATCTTGTCTGAGAGCGATTCTCCGCCAAGATCATCGTTGGCGGTAGCGGCAACACGTGCGGACCGCCGTTCGCCTGCGAGTGGCGACCATGAAGACCTTCCCGCGCGTCTCGCGCCGCTTCGGCCGAGCCGCCGAACGCCGGAACTCCCGGCCACCCGCGCCACCGGCCCGGCCCCCAGGCCGCAGCCCGTGTCCCGCGACAAGATCGAATCTACGGCGTAAAGCTGAGCGAGCTGCACAAACCCGCCACGACCAGCGCACCGCACGCCCCTCCCCCACAGCACCGGGCGCGGCTCCTCATCATCGAGAGCCGGAATCCTGCCCGCATGTCCGGTATCACCGGCAGGGAGAGCAGCACGACCAGGGCACCCGCCCGGACGGCTGTGCGGCACGCGGGTCTTTACAACGTAGATCGATCTTGTCGCGGGACACGCAATCACTCACTGCCCCCGCTCCTGCCGGGCACGAGCACGAGCCCGCGCCAGCGCCATCTCCCGCTCCAACGCCGTCCGTGCCCGCTCGATCTCCTCCTCGCTCGGGCCGGCCGCCGGCTCGGGCTCCGTCGCCCACCGCACCTGCTCCACCTCCTGGGCGGCGTCGGCGTCGGCGCGTTTCCCCCGCCAGTGCTCGCCCGGCCGCCAGTCCCGGCGGCGCCGGGCCGCCTCCTGCTCCTGCTCCCGCATCGCCTGGGCCGCCCGCGGCGAGGTCGCCTTCAGCCATTCGCGCGCCAGAGCCGCCCACGCCTGCGCGTCCGCCATCACACCGACCTCCGCTCAGCCCGCCGCCGTGCTTCCCACGCGGCCAGCGCCGCCAGCTCGGCCGCCTCCTTCTCCCGCCGCCGACGCTCGGTCTCCGCACGGGCCTTCCGCCACGCCGCGTTCGGCCCGGCCGCCGGCGTGGACGCCACCGCCTCGACGGGGTGGCCGTCGTCCTCGGCCGCCGGACGCGGCCCAGGCACCTCCAGCCACCCTGCGGCAGCGGCCATCCGCGCCCGCTCCGCCCGCCGCGCCGCCTGCTCCGCCCGCCGGGCGGCGTCGGCCGCCGCACGCCGCTGCGACCGCGACGGCACCGGCCGCCCCTCGGAGTCCAGCCACGCCGCCAGCCGGTGCCGCACCCAGCCCGGCACATGCCGGATCTCCGACGCGCTCGACCACGTGTACGTCCACCGCGAGTCATCCGGACGCACGTTCAGCGCATGCAGCACGTCGGCCGCCGTCCACCCCTCATCGATGAAGGGGGCCAGCCACCACCGGAGGTACCAGGCCGTGACGCGCCGCAGGAGCGGGTCCTCCGCACGAAGCCGCTCGCATAGGGCGATCTTGTCGCGTTTCGTCCTGGCCGTGTCGTGCAAGGACCACGTAGGCGAGATGCGTGAGCTGCGACGGCGAGGTGATCTTTCCTCGCGCGTGCGCGTGGGAGAGCTAGTTTCTCTCCTACGGAGAGAAACAGAGGGGGGTTCACTTATCTGTTCAGGCTGGTCAACGGCCGGTTCCTGGCGGTGATCACGAGCGGTGCGGCGAGGCACGGCCAGCACCCACAGCGCGGCCCGGTTCCCCAGGCCGTCATCCAGCAGGCCCGCGCCCGTGCCCTTCCGGAAGCGGCAGGTGCTCCCCTGCTCGACAACGCCGAGCCAGCCCCGATCCCGCAGCCACCTGATCCACCGCTTCACGGTCGGCCGGGCCAGGCCGGTCACGTCCACGATCCGCGCGATCGTCGGCCGCGAGCACAGCGTGGACCAGTCGGCCGCCCACACGATGAGGTTCGCGACCCGCAGCAGGTTCGAGTAGCCATCGGCCCGGAGCTCCAGGACCTCCAGGTCCTCCTTGAGGGTGCGCAGCCACTCCTGCTGCGAGCCGGCCCGCCGCATGCCGCGCGGCACCGCGGCGGCGATGACCGCCCGCGACGGCCCGGCCATGAGGTCGGGCAGGTCCGACACGCCGGAGAGCACCGTCCAGCGAACGCCGCTACGACGCTGCTGCGCGGGCGTTTTGGTGGCGCGTGTCCGACACGCCACGGTTCCTGTTTCGGCGCATGCTGGCATGGCCGCACGTTCGGATGCCATAATGGCGATTGCCTTTCTGATGTGGGTCAGGAGGCACAACAAAGCCCGCGGGCGGCCAACCAGGCCGACGCGGTCAAACCGGCCGGACGATCCTCCTTGTTGCTCAGCTCTCGTGGCCTAGGAAACCTGGAGCCGAACGACGTAGTGGATCGCTCGTCAGAGAAACGCCCCGCTCTGCGGGGCTTTCTTGTTGTTAGGGGTTCTCCTTCACGGTGAAGCGCCTGCCCTTCGGCTAGGCAGCCACCATCCTGTCGTGGGGTGTGGACTGGCCGAGCGTGAGCTGCTGCTGCTCGTCGTCCGGGCGCTGGTCGCCCAGGCCGAGCGCAGAAGCAAGCAGTTCCTCGACCGCACGTGACAGTGATCCCCGACTGGCGGCCAGGGCCCTCACTGCGTCGAGGACGTCCTGCCGCTCGTAGCGCATGGTGTGCTTGTAGATCACCGTGGCATCGCGTCCGGGTCTGCTTCCGCTCATGGTGGCCAATGATGGCGTAGATGCGATTCGCGATTCCAGTGACACGCGGGCGTGTCGCGCCACAACTTTCCGTGTTCTCGATCATGTAAGGCCCTTCCCGCGCGACCTTGAGGGGCTGGCGGCCGGATGATCGCGTCTCCGCGCCGCTCTCCGAAACGATCACCTCGGATAGCGGCGCAAGAGACGCGATCAACGCGCGTCGCCTGACACCATATGGTCGCCTGCTTGGATCTGTCCACTAGGCCACGACTAGCCCTGTGACCTGCACTCTTGCTTGATCATTCCGATTGGTCGGAAGATCGGATCATCCTTGTGCGTGCTGCTCCAGCAGGGCCGGGTCACGCTTCCAGTCGATGGACGGGTCTTCGTGCTCCTCGCCCAAGCCGGACCACCAGTTCGCGCCGCCCTCGTCCTCGCTGCGCAGCGCGTCCTCCGTGCAGTAGCCGAAGTCCGCCTCCGGGTCGGACGGCTTACCGCAGTGTGTGGTCCCGGTCCAGTTGCCCTGCTCGGTGACGTGGCAGCAGAGGCCCTGCCGGAACAGCGCCACATCCTCCGGCAGCCACCTGCCCGGATGCGTCTCCGGCGTGATCCGGGCCCCGGCCGGCCGCCCGTCCGTGTGCACGTACGGCATCAGCTTCCGCCGCCAATCGCCACGCGGTGCCGGTCGGTGTGCGTCCGTGCCTCGCTGACCTCGGCGCACGAGCTGGTCATCATGATCCCGTTCGGGTCGAGGTCCTTCGTCGCGCACTGGGCTGCGTACAGGCCCGCGGTGTTGCCGGTCACGGGCCGACCGAACACCTCCTGCACGACCGCCACCATGCGGTCGCCGCGGGCGTTGGCCTCCTCGGCCCGGCACTGGCCCGGCCGCATGTGCTTCCGCGCCTTCATGCACACCGTCCGCCGGTCGGACGGGGCGGCCGACATGAACCGGTCGCGGCTGTCGCCTTCCTCGTGGCACCGGGTGCAGTGCCAGGTAACCAGCGGAGTCGGCCCCTCCGGCGACTCGCTCACTCCCGGCGACAGCAGCGCGGGCCGGCCGAGCATCTCGTACACGACGACGCTGCCGTTGCCGTCCTCGAACGGGTACTCGGTGACGACGCCCTGGCCGTCCGGGTTCCACGTGGTGCGCGGGATCAGCGCGTTCCACGCGTCGCCGTTCGGCCACCGGTCGGCCCAGATGCCGTGCTGGTTGAACTCCGACCACGGAACATCGACCGGGTTGGCCTGGAGCCGGGCGATGACGTCGGCCGGGCCGAGCCAGATCAGGGAGTGCTCCTGGCTCTCCGCACCGGCGACGCCGAACGTGTCGGTCGGCCGGTACTCCTCGACGAAGCCCTCGGTGAGCGCGTCCCAGTTCGGGTGGCTCCGCTCGATGATGGTGGCCCAGCTCATCCGGTACTGATCGGCGTGGGTGACGTAGGCGGGGTTGTCCTCGGAGACGTGGTGGGTGTTGCCGGGGATGTCGGCGAAGGGAAGGATCAGCATGACCGGGGACTCCTGTCGGCCTGGTCGAGGGGGTTGGTGGTGCGGCCGGTGACGGCCGCCACCGCGTAGGTGACGACCGCGAGGGTGGCGAGCGCGCCCGCGACGCCATACAAGACGTCGGCGACCAGCGGCGAACGCTTTGGGCGAGCCGAAGTGGTGGACATCAAGACCCTCCCCCGAGAAGACCGGACACCCACGCGGACAGTCCGCGTCGCCGCTGTTCCTCCTGCTCCTCCTCGGGTGGCAGCGCCGAGCAGGCGTCGGCGTGCTCCTGCCCACCCGCGCGAGCCTTGTCGAGGTCGCGGTACGCACGGTCCTTGTAGATGTCGCTGCACCCGGTGACACCGCATCCCAAGCAGCGCCAGTTGAAGCCGCTCAGCTCGAACGACGTCTCGTCGTGGTAGTAGCCCCGATAATCGGTCTTCGTGGTGAACCGCTGGTGGTGCAGCTCGACGACCGCGCCAGCCCGGTTGGCGTAGCGGGTGATGACCTCGCCGCTCATGCGCGATCCCCCTGCGGAAGGGGCCGCGCGATGAGTTCCTTGAACAGCGCCATCTGCTCCGGCGCCACGTCCACCAGGCCCACGGCGACGAGCGTCGGCAGCCACACCGGCTCGATCCCCGGCCGGGCGCGGAACTCCTCGTAGGCGAGCCACCCGCAGGCGTAGTCGATCGTGCGATGCGTCAGCGACTGGAGCTCGACACGGTCGGCCCAGCGCGCGTTGCGGGTCTCCCGCGTGCTCGGGTTCAGCTCCCCGGCGACCTCGACGCGGAAGATTTGCCACTGGTGGCCGACCCCGCGCGGGCCGGGCAGGCGGCGGCACTGGTTCGGGTGCCAGCCGCCCGTGACCAGCTCGGCCGACATGACGGTCAGCCCGACCTCCTCGAACACCTCCGTGCAGACGGCGTCCATAGGGCCGCCGTGGTCGTCCACGTGCCCGGCCGGGCCGGCGACGCCGGGCGGGTCGGTGTTGCGGTCGAACACGAGCAGCCGCCCCTGCTGGTCGAAGATGAGGGCTCCGACGCTGGTGTTGTCGCAGGTCTTCATGCCTGCACCTCCTGCGGGGCGAGGAGGGGTTTGTCCACGTCGCGGTGCTCGACGTGGACGATGTTCACGCCCGACGCCCACAGCAGATCGGCGGTTTCCTCGGCGAGGGCGGCGGCGCGGTGCCGCCCGCCGCTGCATCCCCAGGCCACCGTGACCGTCCGGTTCTGGGGCGCCAGGTCGGCGGCGAGAGCGGATGCCGTGGCCGCCACGTGGTGGAGGAGCCCGAGCGCACCGGGCGTGTCCAGCACGTGGCGGCGGACCGGCTCGTCCAGTCCCGTCATCTCCCGCAAGGCGGGGTCGTGGTGCGGGTTGCGCAGGAGCTCGCGCACGTCGATGACGAGGTCGGCGCGCGGCGGGGGCTCGTGACCGAACCCGAACGAGATGACTCTGATCACGGGTGTTCCTTTCGTCAGGCCCGTCGTGGGCCGGTTGACCTGCGGCGGGGCCGCCGCAGGAAGCTCATGGCCTGGTCAGCGGCCAGGGCGGCGGTGACGCACAGCGCGCCCCCGGTGATCGGCCCCCACGTCAGGGCGGCCAGCAGTACCGTCGCGGTGATCGTTGGCGCAAGCGCAAACGGGGAGACGCGCCGCCGGACGGTCACCGCGACCAGGGTCACGGCCAGAGCCGTCGCGGGCACCACGAGCAGCAGGTCCGCTCGGGTCACGCCGGCGGCGAGGCCGAGCAGCGGCGCGGCGGCCACCCATCCGACCAGCGGCAACACCCGCATCAGCAGTCGCATGCCGTGATCACTGCGGGAATTCCGTCCTGTACGACCTGTAGGGGCCGGACTTACCATGCGCGCATGGAGCCCTCGCACGCCGAGTCCTACGCGCAGCTCGTCCGCGACCGGGTCGCGGAGATCCCCGTGCCCGAGCAGTTCCGCGACCCGGACGTGCTCGTCGCCGGGGACGGCATCGCCATCACGGTCGCCAGGCCAACACCGGACAGGCCCCGGCCGGTGCTCACGGTCGGCCAGCGGATGGCCATCGAGGCGCCGCGCGACGTGATCAAGGGCATCGTCGCCGTCGAAGTCGCCTCCGCTTCCCTCGCCGACGCTCCAGGGCAGCGCGCTCGCGAACGCGCAGGGTGGTGGGCTCCCACCCTGGCCAAGGTGAGCATCGCCGCCTTCGTGCTCGGCATGCTGGCCGGCAGCCCGTGGCTGATGTTCAGCGGGGGCATCGCGCTCATCGGCGTGTTCTTCGGCTGGCGGGAGCGGCTGATCGGCGCTGCCGCTTTCCGTGAACGGGTCCACGCGGCCGACGAGCTGGCCACCGAATGGGTCGGCCGCCAGAGCGTGCATGACGCGCTGACCTGGTACGCCGAACGCGCTGGCGAGGAACCCCCGGCGGGGTTCCTCGCGGCCCAGGTCGCGGCTCCCTTGCTGCGGCAGCGGATAACGCGGCTGGCCTCCTGACGTGCTGCCGTTCACGAGGCACGCAGCCGGAACTCGCCGCGCTGCGGCTGGGTGACCTCGCCGGACTTCTCCAGCTCGGTCAGCAGCCGGTGCGCCTTCGTCGCCGGGCAGATCCCCGCGTCGGAGATCTGCGCGCGAGTGGCGTGCCCGCCCTGGTCGTGCAGGAACTCCAGGAGCCGCCGCGTCAACCGCTCGTCCTCGTCGGGGTCGCTCTGCGGGTACAGCGCCGTCACTTTGCCGCCGGCCGCTCCCTCGTCGCGGTCACGGTCGCGGGAGGGCTGGCCTTCGTCGCCGGTCATGCGGCCCATCGCCCGCTCGAACCCGCGCTCGAACGCCTCCTCGGTGCGGTCGTCCAGCACCTGCCGCTCGACGGGCGGGCACCAGGCGGCGAACGCCTCCGAGGGGACCCACTGGGTGCGCGACATCAGCGCCCGCGACGAGCCGCCCAGCACGTACCCGACGCCGGTGGCGCGGATCTTCAGATCCTCGTTGATCCATTGGGGTAGCTCGTGCGGCGGCTTCGGCAACGGCACACCAGGGTTGGTGCGGCGCCCCTCCTGCGGCGACATCCGGTACAAGATCGTGTTGCCGCCCTGCGCCTGGTCACGGATGACCGCGCCGGAGTGGCCGAGCAGGTCACCGAACGCGGTGGACTGGTCCGCGAGCGACCCCTTGACGTAGAACTTGCGGCCCTCCCGGTAGACGCGGCCGAGAATACGACCGATCTCCTTGTCCATCGTCATGACCTGCGACGTCTCGTCCACCATCGCGTGCAGGATGTTATGCCCGAACTCGGGTCCGAACCGCTCCTTGCCCAGCTCGGCGCGCATGATGATGCGTTCCTCCAGCGCCGCCTCGATGCCGCGCATCCCGGCGAGGATCTCCTGGGGGGTGGACAGCGGGTTGCGGACCAGGCCGGTGCAGTCCTCCAGAGCGCCGGTCAGGTGCGGGTCCATGAGGACGAGGCGGCTGCCGAACGCCAGCGTCTCGATCGCGATCAGCCGCAGGCCGCCGCCCTTGCCGCCGCCGGTCTCGCCAACCACCATGTCGTGCGGGGTACCCCAGCCCGGCACGTACAGCGTGTACGGCGCCCACCCGGACCCGTCCGGGTAGACCGCGAACGGCACCGTGCCCTTGTCGTCCAGCATGGGCCGCGACCACTCGATCACCTCGGCGAACGGGTCACGCTCGAGAATCACCAGGCGTGCGCGGGTCTCCCACCCCTGGTGCCGCTCGACGTGGACGAGTTTTTCCACGTTGGGGGCGTCGTAGGTGGCGTAGATGTCCGACAGCCGCTGAAATATCTTCGTCCAGGACACGCGGGCGTCGGAGCCGTTGATGACGAACGCGGCGCCGTTCGGCTCGCCCTTGTGGTCGAGCACCGTCTGCGGCTCCTCCAGTGTGGTGCCTGCCAGCTCATGCTTGCCGAGGGTGTTGTCCCAGCGGTCCTGGTGCGGGTGGCGGGCGGCCTCGATCGCGGGGTGCGTGGGCGCTGCCTGCACCGGCTGCGCACCCTCTGTCGCGGTCTGCGCCGACGGCTGCTCGCCGGCGGCGTCCGGCTTGCCGTGGCGGGCCGGAGCCTCCCACGCCCGGCGCGGCACCCACCGGTTCGCCCACCACCACGGGGCGGCCAGCAGCGACCCAGCCGCGACCAGCGCAGCGAGGTTGCCATGCAGCCCGTGAACGGCGACGGTGGACGTGCTCGCGGCGGCGGCGGCCAGGCACCCGGTCGCCCAGGTGCGCCGCCACGGCGCGGCAGCCAGCCACGCGCGCACCCGGTGTTTGGTGAGCGCGGCAGCCAGCGCAGCGGCGGGAATCACGACGCCGATGAGCGGGTTCGCGGCGTTCTCATGCATGGCGTGCCCGGCGGCGGCCAGGCCGGCGATGACGCCGACCGGGGCGAGACCGATCCGGGACTTCCCCCACAAGGTGATGGCGGCGCGGTTCATCTCCCCACCGAGGGGAAAGTCGCGGTCGGGTGCCCGCCCGGCGGCGGCCAGGACGGCTTCGCTCGTCGGTACGGCAGCCCGAGTGGTGTCCGTCTCCGTTGGCGTGGCGGTCATGACGGCGGGGTTCCTTCCAGGTCGTGTCGGTGAGGGGCTGAAGCGCCGGGCTCGGCCCGGCGCGCTGAGCTGATCAGTAGTAGTCCTTGTTGGCGGCGACGTTCTCCTCGCCCACCTGCCGCTTGGCGGCGGCCATCGTGTCTCCGGCGCGGCGTTGCGCGGCGAGCGCGTCACGGGCGGACCCGTGCATGGTGACGGTGTCGCTGGTGAGCTTGACGGCGGTCTGGTGGACGATCTCGCCGTCCGTGAGGGCAAAGCACCAGTTGGCGACCAGGTCACCACCGATCCCGGCCGCTTCCAGGTCATCGATCTGGGAGGAGATCCACTCCATGTCGCTCTTGATGTGGTCCTTGAGGGCTTCGATCTCTTGGAGACGGGACGCGACGCGCTTGACGATGGCCTCGCCGATGCGCTTGGCGTCCTCGTGCCTGACGGCGACAGGAGCGGGCGCGGACGTTCCTCCGCCGCGCGTCGCGGTGGCGGTTCCTGCGCTGCGGGTGGCGATCTGTCCGGACATGTCAGGGTCTCCTTCGGTGAGTGCCGGTGCGGGTGCTGCCGGAATCGTCTCGTTCGTGACCGCCGGGGGTGCGGGAGCGGGGCGGTCGATGACGGCCACGAGCGTCGGCGCGGCACCGGTCGCGGCCGGCCCTGCGAGCTGGCCGGGGTGCGTACGCCGCGGGTGGTCGCGCTGGAGGTCGAGGGTGATGGAGAGGTCGATGAGTGGCCGTGGCCGGCGAGGTGTGGTCCGCTGGGCGGGGGGCACGTACACCGGTCGCCGGTCACCCGAGCGGCGCCGGGCCGGACGCTCGCCGGTGACCGGACGTTCCGGCGTCGGACGGCGACTGTCCACGACGGTGCCCCGCACAGTCGGCCGCGCAGCGTCGCTTCCGTCGCTGCTGGGCCGTGGCCTGGACGTGTTGGCGGGCCGGCGGTTCGGCCGTACGGGAGCGTCAGGGTCAGGGCGGCGGAAACGGGGCCGCCGGGTCGTCCCCGGCTCCGGCGCGGGCCGGTCCAGCCACCACCCCTTCCAGTCCTTCCACCACGCCTTCCACTCCTCGTTCTCGGCGAGGCGGCGGCGCTGCTCGTCCCACCCGGCCTGCCATCCCTCGCCCGCCTGACGGGCCAGAGTGAACGGCGAGCCGATCAGCGAGAGAACACCTCGCGCCATCGCGCCGAGCGCGCACACCGCCGCGGCGGCGTGACGGCCCTCAGCGCGGCGGCGGAACACCCGCTCCCACGTGAACGGCTTCGTCTCGGGAGCGGCCGGGTCGTAGCCGACGTCGATCGCGCGCCGCCGGCGGGCGGGGATCTGCCGGACGGACTGGTAGCCGTACCAGGCCGTCTCGCCCAGGGCGCGCACGATCGCCCATGCGACGATCAGCGACAACGTCAGCGGGTCCACGGATTGCCTCCTACAGCCAGGCGTCGAGCGTCTGGACGATGATCGTGTCGGGCTGTGACGGCAGGTAGACGATCCAGTCGTGCAGGGTGCCGTGGGTGGCCGCGATCAGCATCGGCAGTGCGAACGCCAGCTTGTTCGACAGCGGCTTGATGCCGCCCCGGTCCACGAAGTCCACGACCAGCCAGCCCAGGCAGAACAGGATCGGGGCGATCAGCCACGACAGCGGGCCGATGTGGAAGTCCGCCCACTGGAGGAAGGTGCTGGAGAACCATTCGGAGCAGAAGCACCAGCCCGCCAGCGCGGACACGACCAGCTTGATCAACGGCAGCCAGGCTGCGGAGGGGCCCCGTGCAGGCCCGCCCTGAGCGCCAGGGGCGCCCTGGGGTCCACCTCCACCGCCGCCTCCGCCGACGAGGAACTTGACCGCCCGGAGGCGGTTGCCCTTCATCGCATTGTTGATGACCTTGATCAGCAGCAGCAGCGCAACCCCGAGAACTGCGGTAACCATCGCGTCATGCCTCCTTTCACTTCGTTTCGGTCAGGGGTGCCAGATCGAGGCCACGATGAGGACGAACGCCAGCAGCCCACGGCCGGGCCTCTGGTTGATCCACCCGAACGCGTACGGCAGCAGGCAGCCGAACAGCAGCCCGATCGTCAGTCCGTACGCGCGGTAGAAGCAGGCGAACACGAAGTTCACCAGCGGAGAGTGCGTGTCGAGGTCCCAGCCCTTCCGGCCGTCGCGGCGGGCGAACCGCTCGTGCAGGTAGTAGAAGAGATGGGCCTCGACGCTGGTGGGCTGTTCGCTCATCCACCGCATCCACCAGTTGGTGCCGTTGCCACGCCGCCTGCGCGCGGCCCGGTCCTCAGCGGCCATGCCGTAGAAGTGGGCGATGGCGGCGATCGGTCCGCGCCGGGCCGGCCGGACCTTGGGCTCGTCCGGGTCGGCGTCGTCCAGCTCGTCGTGCGTCTCGTGCGGGCCGGTCGCCGGGGGCGGCGCGGCGGCCGGATCAGGCGGAGTCGGCCCGGCGGGCTCGCTGGGAGCGCTCGGGATGACGTCCTTCAGCCAGTCGTCCTGGGCGGGGGTGTTAGGCATGGAGACTCCAGGTCTGTTCGTTCAGCCGCTTCGCGGCGCTCGCGAGGGGCGCGGCGAGCGCCCTGTAGATGTCGTTCTCCTTGGCGGGATCGATGTAGCCGATGTGCTTGGCCTCGGCCATCACCCACTGGGAGGCGATGACGTAGTACTCCCGCCAGTCGCCGCTGGCCTCGGCGGCGGCGAGCTTGCGCGCGTTGGACTTGCCCCTGTTCTCACGGGGGTCTGCGCGGCGCGGGCGGCGCGTCCGGGGCATGAACATCTCCTCGATGCTGGTAACTGTGCGTGGTGTGCGGTAGCGTGTCTCGCGCGCACGCGCATGCATGAGGCTGTGCCCACCTTGAGCCCCCCTGGAGAGGCTCCTGACTGGCCTACCTGCGGGGGTGCCCAGGCTCAGCGCCTTGGCGGGCCGGTCACAGAGAGTCGCGATCACGGGTTCTCTCCGAACCACTCGGCCGCCGCCGAATCCCAGTCCACGACCGGCAGATCGACCCCGGCCGGAGCCGCGTCGGCCGCCGCCGCCAGGTACGGCAGCAGCCAGCCGACGCCGACCCGCACGAGCAGCAGCGTCACCCGCTTCTCCACGTCGGCCGCGGCCGGGCTGGACAGCTCCCACACCACGGACTCGCCCGTGGCCTGCGGGAACATGGTCAGCCGTAGGCCGCCGGCGAGCTCGACCCGCACGGTGCGGGTGAGGCAGGCGGCGAGGTCGGCGTGCGGGACGAGCATCGGCCGCTGGCCGGGCAGCAGCACGGTCACCTGGTGGGGTTCGAGGCCGGGGCCGTAGACGAGTTCGCCGGCGAGGATGTCGCCGCTCGCCATGTCCCGGACCGGGATCGGCATGTAGCGGGCGAGGATGTCGGTGGCGTTCAAAGGGGAACTCCTTGGGGTCCGGCGAGGGAACTGGAACGGGGAACTCGGGAGGGAACTGGCCCCCGGCGCGGAGGGAACTCGCGGGGAACTGCTGAGGGAACTACGGGGGGAACTCGAGAGGGAACTGGCCCTCGGTACGGAGGGAACTCGGGGCGGAACTGCTGAGGGAACTCCGGGCGGAACCGGCGCTCCTGCGCGGGAGGAAGACGGGCCGGAACTCCGGCTACGGGACCGCATGGAGACGCACCCCGCCTTCGCCGGTTTCGTCCTGGCCGTTTCCACGACCAGGCACCAACTCCTTGATCAGGTCGCGGGCGTACTTCGGTGTGCAGTCCAGGGCGGTGGCGAGGTCGCTCGCCTTCATGTCAGGGGTGTCGCGGAGCAGGGCGGCGGCGCGGTCGCGCACGCTCACCTGCGGCTTGCGGTCGTCCTTGGTGCCCCGGCCGAGCGCCTTGCGCGGCCCTTTACTCGCGGTGCCGCTCCTCGTCAGCTCCAGCCGGACGCGGGCCTCGGCTGCAATCTCGGCGTCCCGGACCCGGTCCTGGATTCGGGCTTCGGCATCGTTCCGAATCTGCTCCTCAGCGTGTGCCCAGCGGGTCGCGAACTCGTTCCGGAGGGCTTGCTCTTGTTCGGTCAGTTCCTCGCTGTGCGCCTGCTGGATCTTCGCGAGTTCCCTGCCGTGTTCCTCCGTGAGTTCCCTCCGGACGTCCACGAGTTCCGCCCGGCGTTCCTCCGTGAGTTCCCTCCGGAGTTCCGCGATTTCCCTCTCCTTGTTCCGCCCGAGTTCCGCCCGCAGTTCCGTCTCGCGGGCGGCCAGTTCCGCCGCGAACTTCTCCTCCAGTTCCCGTGTGAGCGCGGGCAGGAGTTCCTCGCGGAGCGCTTCCAACTGGACGGCCCGGTTGTAGGAGTAGCCGACTCCGGACAGCGCCAGGAGCGCCACGATCGTGGACAGGTCGAGCATGATCGGGAAGAGGGTCGCGAGCCCTTCGTCACCTTCAACGAAGGGCATCACGACCGCCTTCTGTGCGCTCACGCTGAGCGCCATGCCGCCCAGGAACACCATCCCGACGCCGCCCTTCAGGAAGGGGGAGGCGTAGGGGTCGGTGAGCAGATGCGCTAGGAACGCGGCGGCGATGACCGGCGCGATGCCGATCAGGAAGCCCTTCACCAGAGCCAGATCGTCTCCGTCTGCGGCCTTCTCCATCGCGTGCATGACGCTCAGGGTCAGGGAGATGCCCCCGCAGAACACGAGCAGGCCCCACAACGGCCATCGCGTGTGGCCTTGAGTGCTGGGCTGGGTGGTCACGGGGTCATCTCCTCTGGTGGACGTGCAGGGTGGATAGGTGGGTGGATCACGTGGGGATCGTCGTCGTCCCGGTCGTCTCGATGGCGGGCGCCAGGTTGAGCGCGGGGCACGCGCCGGCGGCCCGAACCTCCACCTCGACGCCGTCCACGTCGCGCTCGATCACGTGCTCGATCTCGCGGCTGTCGGGGTCGCGGTACAGCGAGCACGGCTCACCGGTCGGCGACATGTGCACGCCGAGCGAGGTCCGGGTGTTCTGGCCGGGTCTGCCCATGGCGTGCGCCAGGTTGAACAGGCTCATCAGCGGGCCCCCTTGCACGAGCGGGAGGAGAGGGTGGCGACGATCTTCTTGGCGCGGGTCTCGTGCTTGGCGTACGCGTTCGGGAACGCGGACCGCTGGACGGCCTGGGCCGCCTCGGTCAGCGGCCGGGTGTCCCAGCGCGGCACCTTGACGAGCCGGGAGTAGAAGCGGCGCGCGGACGTGGCCGGGTCGGTGCGGTTGCGGCCCCAGTGCGGGTGCTGCTGGAACACGCCGACCGCCTGGCCGCCGTCGCCGACCGTGGTCTCGTCCAGGCCGGACTCCTGGAGGGTGGTGGCGATGGCGATGACCTTCGCCCGCGTCCCCAGCCCCATCTCGTCGGCCACGCCGAGCACGGCGCGGGCGTTGGCCGCCTGCGAGCTGGTCAGCCCAGCCCGGCACGACGTGCCCGGCACCACAGCGCCGCCGGCCGCGTTCGCCTCGGGCGCGCACCGGCTGGCGGCGGCCATCGGCAGGGCGGCGAGGGCCAGCGTGGCGAGAGTGATTCTCGTGATCACGCCGCACCCCCCTTGCAGGAGGTGACGTGCTGCTGGGCGTCGGCCAGCGTGCCCGACCGATGGCGGACGGAGCAGCCGAGGCAGTCGAACACGCCGGCTCCGTTCAACGGGGGGCAGACGTCCACGCAGAGCGCCCGCCACGTGACGATCGGCTCGTCGCGGGTGCCCGCCTGAGGGTCGCCGGGGGTGCCGCCGAGTGTGACGATCCGCTCGTGGTACGTGAGGTCCGGGTTATTCTCGGATCTCATCAGGTGGCAGAAGCCGCCGGGCATGCCGGGCGCGGCGTCGGGTGCGTCGTGACTGTTGATGTGGTTGCCACGGTCAGCTTCGAGGATCATGCCGCCGCTCCCGCCTTCTGGGCGTCGGCCTCGGCCTCGGCCTCGGCCTGCTGGCGCTCGGCGTCGGCGCGGGCCTGCTCGGCGCGAGCCATGCGGTCGGTGATGATCCGGTCGGCCAGCTTGAGCACGGCCGGTCGGCGAGCGCGGGCGGTCACGCCGCCGCGGGTGCCGGACACGACCGCGTGGATAGCCGTGTGGCCCCTGTCGGCGAGGATAATCGCTTCGTCGATGACGGCGACCGTCCCGCACGCTGCCTGGATGGGGCAGCCGTAGCAGAGAGCGCGGGCGTCGTCCTGGGTGCCGTTCTCGTCCCAGGCCGAGGCGTCGGCGCGGCAGGGCCGCGCGGGGTTGGCGAGCTGGGGAGCGAGCGTGCGGCGTTCGTTGCGGAGCCGCATCTCCAGGGAGAGGCGCGGCTGCGGGGCCGGCCTGTGGTTCACGCCGGGCGGGCGTGGTGCGATGATGGACGGCATCAGGTTGATCTCTTTTCGCGAGGAGTGACCTGAGTCGGCGGCCTCCGGTGTTCCAGCACCGGGGGCCGTCTTGCGTTCCTGGGGATCTCCGCCGGTGTTCCAGCACCAGGTGGGATCTGTCGTGCTTCACGAACTCCGGCGTTCCAGCGCCTCGGCTCGCGTCTTTCTATAGGTAGTTCCTACTCCTTTTTAGGAACTACGTCAAGCCTGAAGACGGGAGGGTAGTTCCTACCGATAGGGTTAGAGACATGACATCCGCGCGAAGCACGAGCATCTTCCGGGAGGTCGCCCACGACATCCGCGCGAAGATCGAAGACGGTACGTATCCACTTGGCCAGAAGCTGCCCACCGAAGTGGAGCTGGCCGAGCAGTACGGCGTCACCCGCGTCACCGTGAACCGGGCGCTGCGCATCCTCGTGGCAGAAGGCTGGGTCCGCGTCCACCGAGGCGTTGGCACGATCGTCCGCGACATCATGCCGATCGTCCGAGACGCCTCCGTCCGCCACAGCAAGACCCGCAGGGAGCGAGGCGGCGCCCGTGGCGCGTTCGCCTCCGAGCTGGCCGAGCGCGATCTCAGCTACGACACCCGCAACATCATCGACCGCGTGGCGCCACCGAAGCGCGTAGCCGACCTGCTGGGCGTGAGCTCCGGTGAGGTGTCCACCGTCATGCGGGCCCGCTACATGAAGATCGTGCCAGCGCCGGGCGCGCGGCATGTGCCCTACCAGATCGCGATCAGCTACATCCCGCTCTCGATCGCCGAAGGCACCCAGATCGAGGACGAAGACACCGGCGTCGGCGGCATCAGTAGCCGGCTCGCAGACCTGGGCCAGCGACAGAAGAGGCTTACTGAGACCATCAGCGTGCGCCCGCCCGAGCCGGACGAGATCGAGTTCTTGTCGATGACCGAGGATCAGCGGGTGTTCGACATCCAGCACGTCACCGTCAACGAGGCGGGCGAGCCGGTCAAGGTGACGCTCTACGTGATCCCGACCCACATGTCGATCTTGCGGTACACGATCGAGCTGGAGGACTGAGCAAGGCTGCATGCCACGCCTCGGGCTTTCACGGCGTGCTATCGCTGCGTCGCGCATAGCAGACCTCCGGCTTCGGGAGTTACCCTGCGATCGGAACTCGGGTTGAACAACACGCTGCTCCTGTCGCAGCCTTGTTGGCAAACTGGGTGTTGCGTCTTGTGTTGCGCCTAGGCGCAACACCTCGGGAGGCGAGATGCCAGACGGCACAGCAGTCCTGTTCGGGCAGGTCATGCGCCATTTCCGCGAGGCTCAAGGGCTCAGCGTCCGGGGCTTAGCCAAGGCGGCGCGCGTGGACCCGAGCCGCATCTCCCGCGCCGAGAACGGCCTGGCCCGGCTGTCGCCTTCTGCGGTGAAGGCCGTTGACCAGGTACTTCACACGGACGGCCTTCTTGTGGTGTTGCGGCAAGGCGCAACACAAAACGCAACACTCTTTCCGCCGCGCAACACCATTCCGGGCATCCTGGAGATGTCCATGTCGAACGGCGGCGATTACCCTGATGACGACGCGGTCACCGTGCCGATCAGCATCGCCGGGAAGGTGGTCCACGTGTCGTTGTCTCGCCGCACGCTCCTCGGGCTTCTCGCAGCCGGCGGCGCCGGAGTCCTCCCGGCCGCACCCGCCGCCGCGGTGTCGGCTCCCGCCTGGCCTCGCGACGAGGACCCGGTCGCCTACGCCACCCGGTTCCTCGTCGGGCACCAGGACGCGCACCACCTGTTCCCGCCCGCGGTGCACATCGAGGCGCTGCGGAAGCGGCTGGACGGGATCGAGCAGATCCGGCAGTCGTGCGACGCGGCCACCCGCCGGAAGCTCCGCACGGTGCAGGGCGCGTACGCCGAGCACCTGAGCTGGTTGAGCAAGGAGGCCGGGGACCTGTCCGGCTGCCTGGCCTGGGCCGAGCGCGCCGCGCTGTGGGCGATGGACAGCGGCGACTACCCGATGGTGACGTACATGCAGCTCCGCAAGGCGTCGCTGGCGCTTGACGGGCGTGACCACCGGACCGCGCTGGACCTGGCCGAGCAGGCGGTCAACCCGTCGTGGCCGATCCCGCCCGTGCTGGCCGGCATCGGTCACGCCTACCTGGCGCGCGGCCGGGCGCTCGCCGGCGGCCGACCGGACGCGGACATGGAGCGTGCGGGCGAGTTGCTGGCCGTGTCGCCGGGCGAGGAGACGCCGGGGTATCTGCGGTTCTACGGCTCGCGTTTCGGGGACGCGGAGGCGGCGACGGCGTACCTGGAGGCGGGGCGGCCCGGTGAGGCCGTCGATCTGCTGACGAGCTGCATCACGGGGTTGCGGCCGACGCAGCGCCGGGACAAGGCCAGCTACATGGCGCGGCTGGCGCACGCGCACGCCGCCGCGCAGGCACCCGACGAGGCGGCGATGACGGCGGGTGAGGCGTTGGTGATCGCGACGGAGGCGGGTTCACAGTCGGTGCGGGCGGAGCTGGTGCGCCTGGATGCGATCTTGATGTCGCGGTGGCCCGACCAGGCACAGGCCCGCGAGTTCCACGAGTTGATCACTGCTGCGTGAGACGCATGCGGCACCCTAGACATCGCCATGTTCCGCGCGTAACATGCCCTCATGGCCGAGAAGCCCCTCCCCCGCTACCAGCAGGTCGCTGACGATCTCCGCGCGAAGATCGTCAGCGGCATCTACCCCGTAGGCCAGCCGCTTCCCCACACCCGCGACCTGATAAGGAAATACGGACTCGGCTCCGACAACGTCCTGCTCAAGGCGTACAAGATCCTCAAAGAGGAAGGGCTGATCCGCCGCAACGCGGCGGTCGGCATGATCGTCCAAGATCCGAACCCGCCGGTCGTGGACCTGACACTCCACAACCCGCTAGGCCACGGCCCCCTCCCCTGGGCCGAATGCTGCAAGCTCGCCGGCCTGGAGGGGCGCACGGTCACGACCTCCGTCACCAGCAGGGCCGCCGCCCAGGACGAGGCGGCCCTGCTGGGCGTCGCCCCCGGCGCCGCAGTCGTGATCCGCGCCCGGACCGCGCACGCCGGCGACGTCCCGGTCCGACTGGACGAGGCGATCTACCCGGCCGAGCTGGTCGAAGGCACGCCGATCGCGGCCAAGCAGCAGGTGCCGGGCGGCATCTACGGCACGCTGGCCCAGGCCGGGCACGCCCCCGCCGCCGTCGTCCGCCGCGCCATCGGGGCGCGGCCCGCGACCGGCGACGAGGCGAAGGGGCTCGGTCTCGCGGCCGGGGCATGGGTGCTGGCCGCCGACCAGGTCATCGCGGACGGGCGCGGCCGGGCGGTGGAGCTCCTGCGCATCATCGCCAACCCGGCCCGCGTGCGCTTTCTCGAACAGGCACTATCTCTACAGAGCGAAGGAGGAACATGACCCAGCAAGACCTGGCAACTGCCATACGCCAAACCCTTGGCGATCACCCGGACACCTTCGACATCGAAGGCATCATCGAGGAAATCGGCAGCACCTACGGCTACGAATCACGAGCATCGACGCCATTCCCAGCGACGAATACTGGCAGATCGTGAGACGCCACGACCCTGGCCTGCCAGACGCGTAGGCTCGGAACTGCTCCCCGTGCATGCGGGGTCCTTCTCCTCACGCAGGTGGGGGTCCACGGGAGTCCTGACGACTCCCGAATCACTCTGCGCAGAGAAGAGGTCATGATCATGAAGGTGCCGATGAGCGACCTTCCCGAGGGCAGCGAAGCGATTCTCCTGGCACTGGCCAGCCGCGCGAAAACCAAGCTGTCCACCTTCGAGGCGGAGAACGCCCGCCACAGCACCACCACACCAGAGAACATCGCGAAGGTGAATCTCGCCTACCACGTGGCGGACGAGGCCCGAATCGCCCTCATGGCGGCCCTGCACGCCGCCCACGGCGGGCGAGGCCACTACGACGAGTACGAGGACCAGGCCACCCAGCTCATCGAGCAGGCCGAGGACGGCACCCTCCGGCACCTCGTGGGCATCCCTGACTACGGCTGGTCGTGGCGTCAAGGCGGCTGGGCCTTGCAAATGGGCTCGTCTGGTGGTGAGGCCGAGTGAGCCATGCTCGGCATCCAGCCTGCCGCGCCCGACGGTGGCAGTGCCTGAAGTACGCAGGCTGACCCAAGGACCGGCGGCAGGTAGCCGCTGTACCCTCGGTTGCGGAGCCCAGGCCCGCTGACTTCATCACCCTGGAGGGATAACCCCGCTTCGGCATGTCCCCCAGGAGGAATCATGGTCATGACTCTCATCTCCGCATCAGCCGGCGACATCATGCCCGAGGGCGCCGTCGAACTGGCCGCATCAGGGATCGACTGGGACGACCTGCCCGAGCACGCACAGCAGTGGGCCACCGAGCACGGATACGGCGAGAGCGAGCACGAACTGCTGTACGTGATCCCGAATCACGAGGTGGAACTCGACGGCTGGCCCACACTGATCATCTGAACGCGAAGAAGGCCCCACCCGCCGGAGCGGGTGGGGCCTTCTATGTCCTGTGGCGCGGGCGAGGGTTCAATCGCCAAGAACCCTCTCGTCTCTCCACTATGAGGTCTGGGGATGGCCATGTTGTCCTTTGGGACTCCCCGTTTCTGCGCGCCCATCTACGCAATTCTCTGCGCACGTTCTTGCGTTTCCGCACGTCAAAGGCCAAACCCCACAGAGTGTCCTGAGTGCGGCTACTATTGGAACGGCAAACGGGGGGGGCTGGTCGTTGGAGCGACCAGACCCCCCCAAGGTACCGAGCCCGCTACCAGCCTGTTCGTGGTAGGACTCCTGTACTGTGCAGCTCCATCGTACCGGATTAAGTTAAACCGGGGAGCTACAGGACTCCACTAACAGGTTGGATAGCAGGCTCTCTAGTAAGAGAGAGACATAAGACAGTGACCGACTACCAACCTGATTACATTAACCAAGGAGGCTTCGTAGTCCCCTACGAAGCCATTAAGAAGGTAGTGGCTAACACTCTCGCTACCCTCGGGTCCATCTACCAGCCGTGCATCATCACAGCCGGCCAGGTCTACAACCCTGTGGGGCGAGGATGGAAGCTTCTCGTCCTTCTCGTGCTCGTCATCATCGTGACGAGCACCGGGGTAGAGCTCACCATTGCGATCCCCTCGGGCAGGTAGCCTCCCCGGTGTGAGGCATTGATCTGCGAAGAGACAGAAGATGGCCCCTACTCGCCCATGATGGGCGAGCAGGGGCCATCTCGGTCTGGGGAGGCTACGACAGTCGATTCACGACGACGACCGGTGCGACCGGCCCCGCCTTCGGGGACACATGGCCGCGCAGGACCAGGCCGAGGACCGACGACAGCAGCAGAATGAACGCCGCCGTCTGCGCGGGGGTGAGCACCAGCCAGAAGTGCGAGACGCCCGTCAGGATCGTGGACACCGAGCCGGTCAGCGCGGAGATGACCCACGGCCGGGTCTGCCACGCGACGATGAGCGCGAGCACCCCCGACCCGATGGTCGAGATGTAGCCCGCCGCGGTCTCGTCCAGGCCGAGGGCGGGGATGGTGACGAGGAACGCCAGCAGCGCGTTCAGCACGTACGCGATGACCGCGGGCTCCTGCCCCCAGACGGTCGGCGTCTTCTTCACGATGGACATGCCAGTCCTCCAAGAGGGGTGAGTTGGCGGTTACGCAAACGAATGAACTATGGGGTGATGCAGGCGAGCGTCTCGGTGTCGGCCTTCCACGAGCAGGACCAGGGGCCGTTGCCGGTGAACGTCATCTTGAAGGGTGCGCCGTCGAGCCCGCGCCCGTCCTTGCCGTCCTTGCCGGTCTCGCCCTTGGGGCCGGCCGGTCCGGTGTCGCCCTTCGGGCCCTTGGCCGTGGTGGTGGGGAGCTGGACGCGGGTCTCGCCCTTCTTGCAGGCGCCGAACTGCGACTTGGCGGTGTTCTTGGGCTCCAGCATGCGGACCGCGCCGCCGGCTTGCTTGGCGCAGAAGCCGAGCGTCTTCGGGGCCGCCGCCGTGGTGGTGGCGGTGGCGATGGTGCCGCCGAGCCCGGCCGCGAGCAGCACGGCAGCGAGGGCGGCGAGCACGGTGGACAGGAACCTCAGCATGATCACTCCTTGGGGTGTCAGGAGACGCGGACGAGCACGGGCCAGGTTTCCGGCCCGATCACGCCGTCCACGCGCTTGCCCGCGGCGCGCTGGACGGCGCGGACGGCGTCCTCCATGGGGCCGCCGAACACGGTGTCGTCTATGCCGCCCGCCAGGCCGTGGCCTCGGGCGTGCAGCAGGTAGAACGCGGTCTTGACGTGCCACCGCTTCGGGTCGTTCGGGTCCTTGCCGTCGCCGCGCCGCAGCGTCGGGAGGTTCTTCATCATCGTCTCCGTCCAGGTGAGCGCCGGAGTAGCGGGCGGCTTCGGAGTCGCAGGCGCGGGCAGGTAGACGGGGTAGCCGAACCCGGCCACGTTCGCCAGCGACCGTTCACGGCGTCTCACGCGGTTGTCGGTGTTGCCCTCGATCGTGACGATGGTCCGGCTGCCGTCGCGGACGGCCTCCACGATGCCGACGTGGTCGATGCGCTGGATGTCGCGGGAGCCGCCCCAGTCGAAGAACACGATCGCGCCCCGCCGCGGGGTGTGCCCCCATTGGCCGCGCGCTTTGAACCACTGCGCGTGGCCGACCGTCCAGGCGTGGTCGCCGACGACGGGCAGCAGCCCGGCCTTGTACGCGCACCAGGCGACGAACATGTCGCACCACGGCTCCAGCGCCCACGACGACGGTTTGCCGTGGCGTTTGGCCCACCACGACCCGAACACGGTCCAGCCGGTCGGGCTCTCGGTGTAGCCGAGCTGCGCGCGGGCCTCGGACAGGAGCCGGTCCACGGGGTCCGTGACCTTCATGACCGCTCCGGCGGCCAGTGCCAGGTGCCGGGCTCGTCGCCGGGCGGCACGTTGAACTCCCAGAACGAGCCGCGCGCGCCGGGGGTGAACACCAGCAGGTGGACGTGTGCGGGGCTGTCGAGCGCGGGCACGGTGCCAACGCGCACACCGGCGGGATCGAGGGTGTCCACGTCGGCCGTCACGATGGCGGCGCGAACCGCGTGGAAACCGTGCTTGCCTCGGTAGCGGACGATGTCTCCGGTGATGGGTGGCCGGTCAGGCGTGGTCATCGGCGGGCACCTCCTCGATGGCGCTGCCGGGCTCCTGCGGGAGCGCGTCCTGGTCGGGGTCGAGCGCGGTCACGCCCGCGCCGGCGAACGGCGGCAGCGGAAGCGGGTCCTGGCCGTCCAGGACCTCGATCGGCTCGGCGGAGGGGTCGGACATGGGGATCTCCCGGTGGGTGAGCCAGTCGGCGACGGTCATCTTGAGCTCGTCGTCGCTGACGTGGATGGGCAGAACAGCGGGCACGACGAGCAGGCCGTCCCGCGCGGGGAACACGATCAACAGGGGGCTCAGTTCCGGGTCAGGCTGATCAGCGATATGACGGTGCCCGCGACGAGCAGCAGCACGGTCACGACGGCGATGATCTGGCGGGTGCGGTCGGCGAGCTGGGACCGCGTCACCGCCTCCCGTTCGAGAGCGTCCAGGCGGGTCTCCAGCGCGGCGTGGCGGACGTCGGCGGTCATCCTGTCCTGCTCGACGCGCTGCGCGAGGCTGGCGTGCTGAGCGTTCACCTGCTCCAGCTCCTGCCGGACCAACGCGATCTGGCCGTTGACCTGGGCGAAGCCGACTTCGACCAGGCGTCGCAGTGTCTCCAGCGACAGGGCGACGCTGGGCATGTCGTCGGCGCTCACAGGCTGCTCCCCCCTGGCCGGGGCTGCATCCCGACGAACGTCCCGGCAGGTTTCGGCCCGTGGAACGTCGGCACGATCAGGCCCCGCCCGGCCGCGGCAGCGGCTTCCCGGCCAGCTCTCACCCATTCGACCGCCTGGCGACGGGCCTGCACGCGGACGGGGTCGAGCCGCATCAGCGACGTGACCGGCTCCAGCGGGTCGTCGGCCAGGGCGCGGTCGGAGCCGACGTACACCAGCGCCTTGAGCCGGGCCGTCAGCGGAGCCGCTTCCAGCCGCACCCGGTGCGTCTTCACCGCCTCGATCTGGGCCAGGCACGCGGCGAGCCGGTCAGCGTCGGGCACGCCCGGTGTCTGCCACGTCGGCAGGCCGCGCGTCTCGGCGAGCACCGACGCGGCGGACGGGTCGTCGGACGCGAACATGTCGTCGGCGGCGGGCAGGTACGGCTCGTGCAGCGCGACGTCGAGCAGTGTCGCGGTGTCGTCGGGGTCGATGCCGTGCATCGCGGCCCGCCACTCGAACAGGGTGTGCGGCAGAGCGTGGTGGATCTCCATCTGCGTCGCGGGCGCGTACTGGTAGACGCACCACAGCGGTTCGGCGCCGTCCGCGTGCGCGGGGACCGGCCCCGGCGTGTCCATCAGGGGCGTGTGCGTGTAGGACAGCTCGGCGTCCCACACCTCGACCAGCTCGGGCATCGCGGAGTCCTTCTCATGTCGGCGTCGGGGGTGCGGCGGATGGGCTGGTCAATGCCGGTGAGCCCACCAGTAGATCGCGAAACCGTCCGGGAAGCTGGTGGAGATCCGGAAGCCGGTTTGGAGGGACTCGGTCACGTACCACGACCCGGACGGGGTGTGCGAGGTCGGGCTGGACAGGCCGCGCCGCATGACGACGACGGGCCCCATGTTGCCGTCCATGGACGCGCCGTAGGACAGGAAGCGGATGTTCGCGCCCGACCCGGCCGAGGCGAAGGTGACGGAGCCGGCGAGGATGCCCGCGGTGGGGCCGAGTGCGGTGAAGTCCCACCACTTGCCGACGTGGCGGGTGCGGCCGGAGTTGTCGAACCAGAAGTATTGCTCGCGGTCGGCGCTGCGGAAGTAGCCGTACCGGGCATACGACTCGGCCAGTTCCATGAGCCCACCATTGGGATTCGACAGGGTCGAGTCCCTGACCTGCATCTGCATGAACCCAGCCGCGATCGAGGTCTGGCTCGCGGCGGTCACACCCGAGTTGGTTCCGCTCGTGATCTCGAACGTCGCCTCGCCGGGCCACTGGTCGTCGCGCGTCCTCAGCCGGGTGTAGTTGCTCCCGGCACTGGCCGGGATGAACCGCATCTCCGGGTACGTCGCGCCGGGCGGCGCGAACTCCAGCCGCCGGCCGGTCGCGGCGGTGCGGATGAACGCCCCGGTGATGGTCTTGCCGTCGATGGCGGTCGCGGTCAGCCGGGTCGCGTCCACGGACCCGGCGGCGAGCTTGTCGAGCGTGACCGCGTTGGCCTTGAGGTGCGGGGTCTCGATGGCGAGGGCCTGGATGAGCCCTCCGGTGATCGTGTTGGCGATGACGGCGTCGGCCGCGTTCACCGTGCCGGGCACGATGTTCGCGCCGTCGATGACCTCGCCGATGATGTCGCCGTTGACGAGCGGCTGCGTCGCGATGGAGGCGGCGGCCGAGGGCGCCGAGGTGTTGCCGCGCCGGTCCACCGACGTCAGCCGGAACCAGCGCGGCGTGTTGTACGGCTGGTCGGCGATGAGCGCGGACCCGGCCGCCCGCAGGTGATCCACGACTGTCCACGGGCCTTCGGCGTCGGCCGCCATGTGCACCCGGACGTGCTCGAAGTCCGGCGGCATCGGCTCGCCTGACGACCCGAGGCCGTTCCATGCGGCGTCGATGACGCCGAGCCGCGTCGAGAGCACCGGCGTCGAGGGGACGGGCGGCGGGGTGACGTCGTCCGGGACCAGGACCACGAACTCCGGCCCGAACGCGCCCTTGGTGCCCGCGGCGGTGGCGCGGACTTTGAATGCGTACGTGGTGGCCACGACGAGCGGCGAGTACGTCGCCGTGGTGTCGTCGCTGGTGGCGATGTGCCGCCACACCTGCCCGGTCGCGTTGACGCGGGCGTACAGCTCGTAGCCGTCCACGTCCAGGGCGACGCCGTTCACGTCAGCGGTGACCGGCGTCCAGGTGGCCGTGATCTGACCGCGGGCGAACCCGTGCTCGTCGGTGTACGCGGCCGGTTCCACGATGAGCCCGGCCGGGGCCGCCGCCACGCGGCCGGACGGCTCCGGCGCCGGAGTGCCGCCCGTCCCGCCGGAGGAGACGCCGCCGGCGAGGATGCCCGCCGCCTGGCGGGCGAGCCGCAGTTCCCGCTCGATGAACCGGTCGTGCAGGACGAGGTTGCCGCCGATGCCGCCGTCCTGGCCCACGGACACGGTGATCTGCCGGACCCGGACCGGTTCCATCGCGCCGGTCTCGCCGGGGGCGAGCACCAGGTCTCCGGGCCGGTAGTGCACGAGCGGCAGCCACCGCGCCGCCTCGACGCGGATGCCGCGCGTGAGCTGGGTCCTCTCTCGGCCGGCGCGGGCGAGCGCGTTGGTGCCGAGGAGGATCGCCGTCCCCTCGTCGGCCACGCCGCCCTGGGACTGGGCGGTCTCCCACCGGCCCCACGGCTGCGGCGCGCTGGGGTTGGTCACCTCGACGCTCAGCCCGGCCTCGCCGCGCACGAGGATCGCCGACGCCAGATCCTCGAGAGTTGCGGTCGCGGGGGCGTCGTCGATGTCGCGGCCGAGCCGCAGGTCCACCGGAGCGTGCCCGGCGGCGAGGTCTTCGCCCAGGATCGTGCCTTCGTTGTAGGCGCGGAGGGTGCGGCCGGTCATCGTCCAGTCGAGCACGCCCTGTTCGCTGAGGTTGAGCAGGAGAGTGAGCAGGTCCGCGCCGGGCTCTACCTGGAGCGTCAGCGTCTTGTCCCACGGCTGCCCGGCGGAGTCGTGCGTGGTGGTGAACGCCACCGCGAGGCCGGGCAGCGTGCCGCGCGCGTGGCCCTCGTCCACGAACGTCCGAAGGATCGCCCCCGCCGACACGGCGGAGAACGGCCGCTTGCCCTCGACCATGACCGGGCCTGGATGCAGCACGAGCTTGCGCAGCATCCACGCGTAGCCGGGGCAGTCGTAGCTCCGCGCGCCGGTGGCGTCGGTGGCGTTGCTCCCCCGCTTGATCCGCAGGAAGCGGGCGTCGTTCGGTTCCAGCCACGGGCCGCCGCCGACCGACACCTCGACGGCGATCTCCACTGGCGCGGTCAGCAGCTCGGCGCCCGCGCCGGCCGCCGGGTAGGTGAGTCGCAGGCTCGGCACGTCGTTGAGCGGTATCCCGGCCTCGAACCCGAGGTGGTGCGGCAGCGTCCCGAGCCGCGCGCCGTTCGGGGCGTAGGCGGTCAGCCGCAGCGCGTACGGCTCCGGACGTCCGGGCGTGATGACCTGCACGGTGCTCCTCTCAGTTCCACTCAGGGGCGACGGGCAAGGAGCGCGACCCGGCGGCGCACCAGAAGCTCCAGGTCGGCGAGCCGGTCATCGAGGACGAGGTTCCCGCCGACCACCCCGCGGTCGGTCCGGGTCAACGTGATCTGACGGACGCGCATCGCCTTGCGCTGTCCGGCCTCGCCCGGCGCGTAGATGAGGTCGCCGGGCAGGTAGTCCCGCAGCGGCAGCCACCGCGCGGCGGTGAACGACAGTTCGCGGGTGCGCTGGGTGCGTTCGACGGCGCCGCGCACGAGCAGCGAGTCGCCCACGAGCGCCGCGGCGCTGGTCTCGGTCACGCCGACTTGGCGCACGCCGACCTCCCACCGGCCCCACGGCAGAGGGGTGCCGATGTTCGTCCGCTCGATGCGGAAGCTGGCGTCGCCGACGACGTACACGGCGCTGGCCATGTCCTCCAGCGTGCCGACGTCGGGGGCGGCGCGGATGTCGCGGCCGGCGGCGAGCTCGACCGGGGCGGGGACGGTGGTGAGGTTGCGGAAGATCGCGGTTCCGGGCCGCCACGCGGACAGAGTGCGGGGGCCGGTCATGCGGATGTCGATGAGCCCGGCGTCCACGAGCGTCAGCAGGACCGAGAGCACGTCGGTGCCGAGGGGGATGCCGAGACCGAAGGTCTGGCTCCAGGTGGTGGTGGCGCTGTCGGTGGTGCCGGTGAACGTCCACCCGAAGTTGAACAGGGCGCCGCGCGCCTGCGCTTCGGTCAGGAGCGAGTTCATGATGAACCCGGCGGTGGCGTTCGGCGTCGGGCTGCCGTACATGCGCTGGCCGTTGACGGGGGCGATGGAGGCGTGCGCGTACGTGACGGCCTTCTTCAGCACCCACAGGTAGGAGGGGCAGTCGAACCGCCACACTCCGGACGGGTCGAGCTGGTCGCCCTCGCGGCGGAGGAGGAGGAACCGGCCGTCGCCGTTCTCCGTCCAGGTGGTGCCATCCGCCGACCACTGCACGCCGATCTCGCACGGCTGTGCGATCAGTTGAGCGCCCACGGCGTGCGCACTGTAGGTGAACTTGAGCGCTGGAACGTCGTTGAGCGGCCAGGACACCTGGAGAGACGTCGGGTGCGGGAGGATGCCCAGCCGCGCCCCGTTCGGGGCGTAGGCGACGAGGCGGAGGTCGAAGGGCACGATCCCTCCTCACCCGGTGGAACGTATTTCAGAAAAGCTGCGAGGAATTTCGGGCGGGGTTGGCATATGTCCCGGAATGGAGGGGTTTCCGCAGGAAACACCCCCGTTTCTCACCATCCGCAGTGAATCAATTACCTACAGTTCTTGTTTGTCCGAAAGTTTTTTTGGGCGGATTACGCCCACGAACGCAGGCCATGTCCGATTAGAACGGACAAAATGACCGCCGGAATCTCGTTACTACGATCGCCGCACTCGCGGCGAAGTCACTACGATTCAAGGGAGCTGGTAGCAAGCGATCTCACTAGCCGGTCGGCGTCCAATTGGGTCGGCCGGCGGACCGGGGCCAACCCCACAAGGTTCCTGATCCGGTCCAGGAGGTGAGTTCGCTGCACAGCTCCCCGAGAGAACCAGACGGCGAAGACAGGCTGTTGCTCCTGCAACTGCTGCTCATCCTGCTCGACTGGGCTCTCAACAGAGGAGGGCTCAGCTAGCCGCACCAGCGGCTGACTGAGCCCCCACGCGGGGCCTCGGCTCTCCATTGGCACGGTGGCCGGGGCCTCGCGACAACTCCGCGAATGAATCATGCATGACTCACTCCCTCGTAAACCATACTGTGTAGCTGCCTCGCTTGTTCAGAGCCCCGCACATCCAAGTTCCTTCCAACGCACCATTTCTTGGCTCGTTCGCGCTGTTGTTCCTCAGAGATAAGAGCGTCGGGCGCGAACTTCGAGCTTCGACGCCGCGGTGGTTCCGGTCGCCGTGCACGAGATGAGCACCGCGCGGGAGAACGGATCGCCCACGGCCATCGCCGGGGTCAGGTGTATCCATCGCGACGCCGATCCCGGCCCGAACACGCTGATCACGCCCGTCCGGTCCGTGCCTCCGGCGAGGTCCCAGGTGTCGGTGGTGACGATGGCGGCGCGCATGGCGGCGGCGTCGATCAGCAGCCGCTCCGAAGCCGTGATGGAGTTCGCCCCGGCAGCGAGCAGACCCACCGCGCCCTGCGTGGCCACGTCCCGCACGGTGATGTTCGTGGCCGGCCCCGTGACGCGGATCAGAGCGTCGGTGACGGGCGCGGTGCTCCCGGCGAGGGTCGCGATCGGCTGGTCGGCGGTGTTCGCCGCCCCCTGCCAGGTGGCGGTGGTTTCGTCGCGCCAGTAAACGCCGGGCACCTCGACCACGGCGGTCAGTCTGGCGCGGGCCGCACCGACCCGCAGCTCGGGCTCGCTGGCGGCAACCACGGTCACGTCGGCCACCCGCACGATCGCCCCGGCCTGGTAGCGGAGGCTCATGAGCCGGTGCCGGACGCCGAGCATCGCCGCCAACGCTTCCAGGTTGGTTTCGAGCTGGGCAAAGCCGCCGTCGCCGCCGGTCGGGGTCGCGCCCGTCACGGTGAACACCAGAGAGAACGACGTGATCTCGTGGTCGAGGCCCGTGATGGGCAATTCACCGGCGCGGCCGGGCACGGAGACGCGCACGGCCCGCGCGCCGGGGAGCGGCCTGCGCTGGGTGCCCTTCTTCAGCTTCCAGCAGCCGGCCGGGTGGTCGAGCGGCACGCCGTCCAGCGTGTACGACGGCACTAGATCACCCCCAAGGCGCTCGTGAGCTGAAGCCCGCGGTTCACGCTGGCCGAGGTCGGTTCGGCTTGCGGGTAGTAGTTCGTCTGGTGCACGACGACGCGCGACGCTCCGCCGAGGCCCGTCCCGGCCGCTCCGCCCGGCACGGCCAGGCCCGGCATCTGCATGTCGGGGATGCCCGCGCCGGCGACGATCCCGGCCATGCGCTGCACGGCGGTGCGCACCAGTCCTCCGGCCTGGGTGATGCCGAGGGCGAGTCCGGCGGGTACCTCGCGGCCCATCTTGGCGAACAGCTTCGACGGCGAGTGGATGCCGAGGAAGTCGAGCACGGGCTGCGGGAGGATGGACCGGAGGAAGCCGACGATCTTGGATTTGATCTGGTTTCCGGCGGCGACGATGCCGTTCCAGAGGCCGTCCATCAGGGCTTTCCCGGCGTTCATGATCGTGTCGCCGAAGCCCTTGATGGCCGACATGATCGATTGGAAGGCACCCTTGAAGTCGCCGTTGATCAGTTTCACCAGGGCCGTGATGATCTTGATCCAGAAGGGCAGGAGCGACGTCGCGATCTGCACCAATGGTGGGACGATCGGCTGAATCACGCCCAGGATGGAGGACATGCTGCTCACCCAGGAGGTGATCAGCGGGATCAGTTGCTTCGTCAGCTCCACCAGGGGCGGGAGCAGATCCACCGCGAGCTGCACCAGGGGCGGAAGCACCGTTTTGATGGCTATTGCTAGCACTTGTCCGATTTGAGCGGCGAGTGGGGCCGTGGCCGCCGCCAGATCCGTGATCGCGCTCGACAAAACCGGAAGAAGTGGCTGCAAACTGGACGAAAGCGCCGAAATCACGGGGGCGAGCAGCGCCGCCAGATTCGCCAGCGCCGCGCCCAGAAGTTGACCCAGAATCCCGGCGAGCTGACCCACCACCGGCAGGAGTGGAGCCGCCGCAGCGAGCACCGCCGAGATCCCCTGACCGAGCGCGAGCAACCCCGCCTGCATCGCCGGGTTCGCGAACGCCTGCGACAGCATCTGCGCCACGAGCGTCAGCCCTGGACCGAGCGCGGCCAGCGCAGGACCGAGCGCACCGACAGCGGCGGCGAGCCCAGGGCCGAGGGCGACCGCGATGGCGGCCACGTGCGGCGCGACCAGCGCCAGCGCACCCCCGAGCGCCGTGAAGATCGGCATCAGCACGCCGCCGACCTGGGCGAGCGACTGGAAGATCGTGACAAGGATCTGCTGGCCCTGCGCACTGTTGACGAACTGGTTTAGCTGGCCGAGGAGTTGGCCGAGCACGCCGAGCGCGCCGGACCCGCCGGTCTGCATCGCCGAGAAGACCCCTCGGACGATCCCGATCAGGTTCCCGGCGATCTGGCCGAGCTGCTGGAACACCGCGACGGCGCCCTGCATCCAGGCGAGCGCCTTGCCGCTGGCGGCGGCCTGCGACAGGAACTCGCCGAACCGGGCCGCCGCCGCGGCGATCCCCGGCGCGAGCCCGGCCGAGAAGCCGGCGCCGACGACGGCCAGGTCCCGGAACCCGGCCAGGACCGGCTGGATCGCGGGCAGCGTCGCCGCCACGGCGGACCGTAGCGACGCGAAGATCGAAGACAGGGCGGCGACGGTCTGCCCGGACGAGGCGAACCGCGCCACCTCGGCCGCGCCGAGCCCCATCTGCGAGGCGACGCCGGACATGCCGGACCTGAGCGGACCCGACAGCGCCGCCGCCACGGCGGCGATCTGGCCGGCCAGCGGGGCGAAGAACGCCTCCTGGACGCTGCTCTTGAGGGCGTCGATCGCGGGCTTGGCCGCGCGCAGCTCCATCGCCGCCGCCCGCGCGGCCGGTGACAGCCCGGCCAGGGACTCGGCGAACTTCTTCGGGTCGTCGGCGAGCGCCGCCGAGAAGGCGTCGCCGACCCCGGACAGCGCGATCTTGAGTGTGGCCAGCGCTCCGGCGCCGAGCGCGAGCGCGCCGGGCAGCGCGGCCACGATCCCGGCGGCGGGCGCGAGCGCCGCGATCAGGCCGAGCGCGCCCTGCGCCGCGGCGGCCAGGCCGGCGGCGGCGGTCGCACCGGCCACGGCGGTCGCCGCCAGCCGGGCACCCATCTGCACCGACCCGGCAGCGATGGAGCCGGCGTGCGCGCGGAACTCGGCGGCCTTGGCCCGGAAGAAGCCGATGGCGCGGCCGAGCGCGCTGGTGAGGTGGTCCTTCAGCCGGAGCCTGGCGAACAGCTCGCCGACGTTCACGACGGCCACCGCCCTTCGATCAGAGAAAGATCAGGAGGCGTGGCGGCCTGAACGCTGGCGGTAACGCCAGCAGAAGGAGAGAAGGGGGAGGGAGGGGTCAGCGGCGGCGGCCGGGGCCGTCGTCGCCGGGGTCGAGCGCGCGGGCGATCCGCGAGTCACACACGAGCAGCCCGGCGATCCGGGTCCGCAGCCACCGCCACGACCGGTCGCGCAGTGCGCCCGACCGGTCGAGGTCGATGCCGTACGTCTGGTGCAGGTCAGCCTCGATCAGGTCCCAGCGGGTCAGCAGGTCCAGCCAGGACACTGCGGGGCCTCCGGTCAGGCCGAGTCCGTCGTCCGGGTCGTACCACTCCGCGAGCCCCGTGACCGGGTCGATCGGGCCTGCGCCGCCGCCGCCCGGCGAGCCTTCCGGTTCGGGGCCTCCGCTTCCCCCGCGCCGGCCTCCCAGTGCTTCGCGGCGGCGTCCGCCCCGGCGGCGATCCACAGCATCGCCGTCTCGCCGATGTGCTGGATCACCGGCCAGTCGAGCTTGTCGGCGAACAGTTCGTCCCAGACGGGGCCAAGGATGCGCTGGTACAGGTCGGTGTCGCCGCTGTCGCCGCTGTCGCCCTCCAGCACGGACTTGGCCAGGTCGCCGAGCCCTTCGGCGTCCACGTCCTGACCGGCCTCGGCGGCGATCCCGGCGTGCATGAGCCGCTGCACCAGCAGGCCCACCTCGCCGTTCGGCGGCGGGACCGCGTACGTCTTGCCGCCGACCGGTAGCCGCAGGTACGGGTCGAAGAACTCGTCCAGGTTCCGGAACTGCGCCATCATGCCGCCAGCGGGTTGTCGATCTCGACGTCCTCGCCCGAGCCCAACAGAGTGAAGCTGAAGGGTTCGAGGTCGGTCTTCTCGCCGCCCATCGTGAACTCGTTGACCTGGCACAGCCCCTGGTACGCCTCGTCGGAGCCGTCCCGCCGGTACCAGCGGACCTCGATGAACGCGCCCAGGCCGACCTTGCGGGCGGCCTTGCGGATGTACTCCTGGCCGGCGTCGGGCACGAACACCTCGGTGTTGTTCCGCTTCCGGCGGCCCTCGGCCTCGATCTTCCACTTGCGTTCGGTGATGACGTCCGAGCCGTACCCGGACTCGTCATCGAAGTCGCCGTCGTCCTCGACGTTGTCGTCGGTGGACTTCTCCCACTTGGACAGGCCACGAACGCGGGTCCACGAGGGGGCGGGAGCGCCCGGCCCTGCGGTGTTGACGTCCATGCACCAGTGCTTGGCGAGCATGCTCACCAGAGTCATGATCGTGTCTCCGTTCGTGCGCGCGATCCTGGCCGCGCCAGGCCCGCGATGAAGGAAAGGGAGCGGGGCTAGTCGTCGTCCCGCTGAGCGGTGGGCCAGTGCACCATCAGCTCGTAGCTGTCGGCGCGTTCCCACCGGCCGGAGGAGTCCCGGCCGGGCGGCGCCACCACCGTGCGCCGCGCGCGCAGCACCAGCACCCCGGACGACAGCCGGACCTCGGTCAGGCCGTGCAGCACGGAGAAGACGGCGTCGGCGTAGTCGCCCACGTCACGCGGGTCGCCCTTGGCCCGCATCCGGAGCTGCACGAGCACCGTCGAGTCGCCGCCGTCCAGGTCGTCGCCGCCGGTCCCGTAGATGGCCAGCGAGATCGCGGTGTCCGGGGTGGCGGGCAAGCCGCCGATCGTGAGCGCGAGCTGATGCGGCCCGTACGCGCCGACCGGCGACCACACGCCGACCCCACGCTCCGCGAGCAGCGCGGCCAGCCCGTTCAGCAGCGCCCGCGAGAACTGGCCCGGCAGCGGCGGTGACGGCGTGGTCATCCGCCGAGCGCCTTCCGCACCGCCTTGGCCACCATCGCCCGCACCACCTCGGCCTCCTCGTACAGGGTCGTCTCCAGGTACTTCGGCTCGCCCTTCAGCGGGTGCTCCCAGTCGAGCTGTTCATGCTGGGCGACCGCGTACGGCTGATCGAACGAGATCACGCCGTCGAGGTTCGACCGGTCCACGACCGCCGACCCTGACCGTTCCAGGTCGCCGGTCTGCCACGGCACCTTCGGCTGGGTCGCCGTCAGCACGTGCTCGGTCGCCGCCTGGAGACCCCGCTCGATCGCCACCCGCGCCTTGGCCTCCAGCGCCTCGGGGTTGACGTGCAGGTCCAACCGCACGTCCACGTCGATGCCGCGTTGCGTCATCGGCACACCACCTCCGTATGGTCCGGCGTCGGCAGGCCCCCACCGGATCGGTTATGGGACGCGATGACCGTGGTCGTCCGGTCGTTCACGGTCACCCGCGACCCCTCCGGGCAGTGCGTGCCGGGCGGGAAGAAGATCGTCGTATCGGACACAACTTCCGAGCCCTCCGCGTTGCGGACAAGCCGCCGCTCGTCGTCCACCAGGCACCGCTCCGTCACCTGAGAGCCGAAGATGGGGCCGTACGCGCCGTCGCCCTCGTACGGCTCGATCGTCGCGGTGTGCGTGAATACCCACTCGGGGATCAGCACCGCTCACCACGCGCCCTGGTCGATCACGAAGCCGGGCAGCAGGCCCGCGACGCGCAGGATCGACGCCGCGTCCGGCGCATGCCGGGCCGGTCCCGCTTCGCCCCCGCCGGCGCGGTCGAGCTTCACGGAGCCGATCGACACCGATTTGAACGCGGCGGCCACGCCGTACGGGTCGCCGACCGCCACCGACCAGGCGGCCTGGGCGCAGGTCGCCCGCCGGATGGCGTCGGCCACCTTCTCATCGGTCGGCAGCTCTGTGGCCGGGTCCACCGCGTAGACCGCCGTCACCAGCAGTTCATCGATCCGCTCGCTGGCCCGGGCCAGCACGGCGTCGATCCCGTCCGGGGCCGGCTTGCCGGTGTAGGCCGCGTAGTCGTCCGCGTTCGCGTACACCATGTCGGCCTGCCTACGGCATCTCGTACACGGCGACCGTCAGCCCTGACGGGTCGGCCGGGTAGTCGAGGTACACCTTGCCGTCGTCCTGGGCGTAGATGTCGCCGAACGGCGGGATCAGCACGTCGCCGGTCGTGGCCGGGATGACGTACGGCCGGTCGGCGAGCGGTTGCCCCTCGACCTCGCCGGGGATGACCGCGGTCACCGTCTTCGGGCTGCCGGAGCTGTTCCGGATCCGGACCAGCCGCTTCGCCGAGTGGCCGAAGGCGTGTCCGTCCACGGCCGCCGCGGTGGGCAGCGCGCCCGCCAGGGACAGCCCCGCCTTCGGCATGGGCGTGATCGGAAGGTCAGTCCTGGCCACCGCCGCCCCCCTCCTCGTCGTCGTTGTCGGAGTTCTCGCCGAACTCCTCGATGAGCGCGTCCTTGCGCAGGCCCTTCGCGTCGGCCTCGGCCATGCCGCGCGCCACGGCGTAGGCGACCCACGCGGCCTTGTTCGCGGACTCGGGCGGCCGGCCAGGCGTAGCCTGGCCGGAGTTCGACGGGCCTGACTCCGGTTCCCCCACGCTGGTGGAACCGGAGACGGTCCAGTTGGGGAGCATGTCCAGGCACGGGTCACGCTCGTCCAGGAGCACCACGTCGCCGGTGTTGGCGTTCGCGTACCGCCACCTCACGCGACGACCCCGTGAATCTTCACGGCGCGGTCGGCGTCGAGCGTCTTGACCCCGTACAGGGTGTCGATGCTGACGATGTCCTGCTTCTTGGCCTGGTCGTAGCCCATGACCACTCTCAACGCGAATCCCTTGTAGGACTCGACGTGCGCGTTCGCGGCGCCCTGCGGCAACACCAGCGGGCGCGTCACCAACGCGAACGCCGTCTTATGAAATGCGACGCCGATCTCCGTGTTCGGCTGGCCGGTCGTCGGCGTGCCGGACGGGCCCTTGATGTTCTGCGTCTGGTAGCCGTCGTGACCGAAGACGCGCCTACCGAGGTTGGCCTCACGCAGACCCTCGGTGTCACCTCGGGTGTCGGCCTGGTGGAACAGCGGGTCGCCGAGCCACTGCGCCTCGATCTCCGGCCCGACCACGACGAACCTGTCCGTGGGCGGCACGTTCCGCTGGTTCAGCACGCGGCGCGCGTCGATGACCACGCGCGGGTTGTCCCACGCCCACTCGTTGGTGCCGGTGACGGGGCCGCCGACGCCGGTCACCGTGGTCCCGGCCGTACCGACCCTCTGGAGGACGTCGGCGCGCAGCGACAAAATGTCGCGGTCGATCCGCTGCGCGATGGCCTCGACCGCCGGGGCAAGGAGCTGGGCGTTGAAGTCGATGATGTCCAACGTCAACTCTTCCGACGTAACAGCGAAGCTGACGTCAACGAACTTGTCGAGGGTGATCGGAATGCTGCCCTCGGTCGCGTTCTGGATCTCGATGCCCGTCGTCCGGTTGAAGCTCTTGGCCTCGAAGATCGCGGGCTTCCTGATCGTGATCGTGTCGCCGATCCGGTTCACGAACTCGGCCTCGTAGTCGCGGTGGACCAGTTGGGCCATGACCGTGGTTTCATACAGGTTCGCCAGCGCCTGCCGGGCGATGATCGACGGGGTGAGGAACGTGTTCGGCATCGGGCCTTCTCCTGACGGATGCCGTTGGCGTTACCGCCAACGAGCGCGTTAGGACGACTTCTCCTTGGCCGCCGCCGCGCGGCGCTTCCGGAAGTCGTCGATGGTGGGTTCGGAGCCGCTGGGACGCGCGCCAGGCCCGCCGGCGAACTCCCCTCCGCTCCGGGGAGGCGGCCCCGCCAGGGAGCCCGCCTTGTACTTCGGGTGTTCATCGATCGCGAGCTGGATGACCTCGCCGAGCTTCGTCGCGAAGTCCTCGCCGTCCGGGTCCAGGTCGCGGACCTTCTTCACGAAGGACCTGGAGTCGAGGAGGGCTTCCGGGTCGGCGCCCATCTGCGAGCCGGCGCGGTGCACCGCCAGCTCGATCAGGGCACGGCGGTGCCGCTCCTTCTCCTGATCGCGTTCCTTCGCGGTCGTGTCCTTCTCAGCGGTGAGCTGGTCGATCACCTGCTCGGGCGTGAGCTGCTTCTCCTGCTCGCCGCCGATCAGGCCGAGCGCCTGGCCGATCTGCTGCGCGAAGTCGGCCCGCACCTGCGCGGTGACCTCCTCCGGCGACGGGCCTGCCTTCTTGGCGGCCTCGTCGGCGGCCTTCTGCGCGTCGGCCATCTTGGACCGGTAGTCGGCCGCTTCCTTCCGCAGGTCGCGGAACAGCTTCTGACCCCACGCCGGAAGCTGATCCACCTTGATCGCGTCAGGGTTGATCGGCTCGTCCGGGTTGATCCACGAGGACCGGTCCGGGTGCGTGACCCCGGCCGCTGACGTGCCGCCGTCCTGCTGGGCGCCGCCGTCCTGCGGCTGGCCTTCGCCGCCGAACTGAGATCCGCCAGCAGCGCCGCCGCCGTCGCCGCCGGAGCCGTCGCCTTCGCCGCTGCCTCCGGCGATGAGCCGGATCGGGGCGCCGGACTTGCGGTAGCCGATGATCGCGCCAGGCGTCGTCAGCAACGAGTGATCGAACATCTTGGCCCTCCCGGAGCCGGACAAGAGGAAGGCCCGCGCCAGGCGGGCCCAACGGATCACACAGGCGTACGGCCCGGCGTCAGGCCGGCCGGTACCTGCGGTAGATGCGCACCCACAGCAGCGCGAGCGCTTGAGAGCGCGCGTCGCCGGCGGGGTCGTACGGGCATTCGGTGACCGGCCGGTCGTGCAGCGCGGCCCACCGCGCGGTCGTGATGGCCGCGCGCCGGTCGAGGTCGGTGAGGCTCACCGCCGCTGCTCCTTCGCTCGCTGGGCGGCCTTGCGGTCGGAGGCGCGGCCGAGCATCTGCGCCCGGAACTCCACCAGCGTCATGCGCGGGTGCTGCTCCCACCACGCGCGCAGCTCCTCCGAGGCGTACTTGTCGGCGCGGGACTGCGGCCCAGACAGCAGCGTCCGGCCGTCGATCCCTGCCGCCCGCCCGGCCGCGTTGGTGAGGACGCCGCGGGCGTAGCGTTCGGCGGCGATGAACTGAAGCTCAAGCCACTCGTCGTACAGGCGGCGGACGACCTGGTCCAGGGTCTCGCCCGGCCGCCGCTGGGCTTCGGCGTGCGCGCGGGAGTCCTGCCGCCGCATCTGCTCGGGGTCCACGCCGTACACCTGCCCGTAGGCGTCCATCGGGTCGATGCCGTCCGCGATGAGGTCGGTGACGGCGCGTTCCTCGGCGGTGTCGTCGGACCGCCACGACCACGTCGGGTTCTGCTCGCGGGCGTCGAGCGCCTCCAGCAGCCGCTCCAGCGCGACGGGGTCGCCCTCGTCGGAGAAGCGCCGCACCAGTTCCAGCACCTGGTCGTCGCCGGCGTTGGCGAACTCGGGCGGCAGGTCGGCGACCGCTTCGCGCACCCGCTCGTCCCGCTGCCGGTCGCGGTCGCGGTCGCGCTGCTCCAGCACGTCGGTGATGCGGGCGACCGCTGCCTCGTCGTCGGCCCACCGGCCGAGCAGTCCGGCTAGTTCCTCGTCCGTGCGCTGGTCGAGGTCACGCGGGATCGTCTCCTGCCGGACCCGGTCGGCGCGGGCGGGGATGCCCGACGTCTTCGCGTGGTCCCGGATCTGGTGGGTGAGCCGGTCGGCGCGGGCCGCCGCCTTGCGCCGCTGGTCGGCGTCGAGCGCGACCGCCGCCTGCCGGTTCGCGGCGCGCAGCTCGGATTCGAGGCGGCGCATCTTCTGCGACGCCCGATAGCCGTCCGGCCCGGCGGGATGCATGGCCGGCCGCGGCGGGCGGGTCACGCCTGGCAGGTAGGCGCCGAGCGTGTGGCCGCAGCCGGGATGCAGCAGCCCGGCGGCGCGGGCCTGCGTCACGGTGCCTTCCACGAGCACGTCCACCAGGTCGTCGGAGACGGCGGACTCCTCGCGCCGCCACCCGATCGGCCCTTCCTGCGACAGGACCGTGCCCTCCCAGACGGCGCACCGGGCGCACGTGAACGGCAGCCGGGAGACGATGACGAGGTCGATGCCGTTGGCGGCGAGGGTGGCGAGGTGGCCGTCCGTCGCGGCCTGCGCCATCGCGGTCCGCGTGGCCATCTCGGCGTACGCGCTGGCGGACCAGACCCGGCCGGAGGTGTCGGTGAAGCCGGTGATGCCTCGGCGGGCGACCTGGTCCAGGAGGCGGGCCTGGGCCTGGCGGCGGGTGATCGCGCCGGTGAGCGCCTGGGCGGCCACCTGGTTGACGATCTGCTGGAACAGGAACTCCGGCGCCGACCGCATTCCGGGCTGCGTGGAGGCGACCAGCCGTGTCGCGCGCCGGGCGATCTCGATGACGCCCTGCCCCTGCGGGATGCCCTTGCGGGAGCCGAGCCGTTCCAGGTCGCCGGTGGCGCGCTGCGCGCCGCGCCGCCATGCGGCGTTGACGCCGTCCGTGACCAGCCGCTCCGACAGCCGTTCCAGCCGCCGCACGATCTGGTCGGCTTCGCGCCGCAGCGCCCGCACTTCGGCGAAGCGCGGCCCGGCGTACTCCGGTTCGCCTTCGCGCTTGGCCAGGGCCTCCGAGACGACGCGCAGCAGCTCGCGCTCGGCCTGCCAGTAGATCGCGGCCACCGCGCGGGCGTGGTCGAGAGCGGCCTCGATCTGCGCGGCCTCCTGCTGCGCGGCCGGGAGCGCCAGCGTCGGCGCACTCATCAGTCGTCGCCGGCGGCGTCGGGCACGAGCACGTCGCCGAGCGTGTCGGGGTCGGGCACGTTCAGGCCGAGCTCGTCGCGCAGACGGTTGCGTTCCTCGATGACCTGGTGGTCGTCCCACTCCGGGTGCAGGGTGCGAATCTTCGTCTCCAGCGACATGGCCTGGGCCCGGTTGAACAGCTCGACGGTACGGCCCAGCGACTCCGGGTCCGGTTGGATGCCGTCCGGCCAATGCACTTCGATCTTGTCGGCGGCCACCTTCTGCCCGAACACGGCCCGGTCGATCGACAGCAGCACGTCCGGCGCCCACTGGAGCGTGGGGTTCCAGTAGCCCGTCTTCCGGCCCCGCGTGCTGAAGGACTTACGCTCGCGGGAGTGGACCTCGGTCGCGGTGACGGCCTGCCCGGACCCGTCCGCCTCCCCGAAGGACTGGGCCGAGTATCCGGCGCCGCGCAGGATCTGGGCGGCGAGCGCCTTCCCGCCGTCCACGTGCTCCTTGACCCGGATCGCGAACTGCGTCAGCGTCAACATGCTGTTGGCGGCCGACCCCGGCGGCGGCAGCATGCCGAGCCCCGCGTAGATCTCCCGGTCCGGGTCCCACGACGCGCCCTGGCCGCGGCCGAGGCTGTCGAGGAAGATGTCCGGCACGATCACGCGGCCCTTGCCGATGCGGAAGTCGCGCATGAAGCTCGTCCACACCTCGTCCAGGGCGTCCATGAGGTGTTCGACGCCCTGGTAGTCGGAGCGGCCCAGGCTGGTGCCTCGGATCAGCCGGTGGGGGCGCATGTTCGGCACGTAGGAGACGAGCAGGCCGCGCGGGTAGTAGGAGTCGAACCCGCCGCTCTCGTCCACCTGGTCGGCGTAGATCGCCGTCTCCGGGTGGTCCTCCAACGGCACCTGCATGCCGAGCCGGTCGGGCGTGCCCAGGTACAGGCCGTGGTAGACGCGGCCTTTCTCGTGCCGTTCCAGGTGCCGCCACACCTGCCGGTCGTCGTCCTCGGCCAGCACCCGCCAGAACGTGACGGCGGCGAGCTTGCCGTACCGGAATTCGGGCACGGCGGCGTCCGGCGGGAGCACGCTGAGGACGGGGTGGTCGTACATCTCCGTGTCCCAGCCGGCCCGCAGGTAGACGCCTCCGTACGCGCTGCTGGTCTCGGCTGCCTCCAGGAGCGCCCCGTAGACCCCGGCGTCCCGCAGGATCTTGTCGAGGCGGGCCTGCGACTTCTTCCCGGCGATCCTCAACGTCGGCGGCTCGCTGAACAGAAGATCCGCGCTGGTCGCGGAGATGTCTCCGGCGATCGGCACGTGCAGCTTCGTGGAGCGGACCTGCCCGGCCGGGACCGGCGTCCCCCAGAAGTAGCGTGCCGCGCGCTGGAGCCAGCCGCCGAAGCTCTTGTTCGGCCGGTCCCAGCCCTTCGGGTCCAGGCCGATGCCGTGCACCGCCCCGGACGCGCCGTACACGTCGGCCAGCCGGTCCGGGTCGCCCGCGTACCAGGCTCCCCACTCCTCATACAGCCGCATCTCGCGCCGGATGTGCGGCGGCGGCCACTCCTGGTCATGGTCCGGAAGCGGCATGATCTTTCGCCCTCACTGTTCGCAGAGTCAGATGACGTCGATCAGTCCGGCAGGCAGCACCGGAAGCTGCGGCGGCGCGGTCACCCGCACCCACGCCTGCCAGGTGCCTTCCGGCCGGGAGATGGTGCCGCCGGGGCCGAACAGGATGCGCGCGGTCGCGCCTTTCCCGGTGACCGACGCGGTGTCCCATTCGGCTTCGGCCCAGTCGTCCTCGACGGGTCTCACGCCGGGTTTCGTGAACGCGATCTCGACGTCCTCGGTGCCGTTCGCTCCTCGCACCCAGATGGGGAGCAGTTCACGCGACAGGCTGGAGATCGTTTCCGCCATCGTGGGCTCCTTACGTCAGGTGCGTCGCGGACCAGGACCGGCGGGGCGGCTCAGCGCGCCACGGGCGCGGCGCGAGGCTGGCGTGCCACAGGCGGCGCGGCCCGTCCGCGCTGTCGAGCGCCCGCCCGACCTCGGCCACCGCGGCGGAGTCCGTGGCGGTCGCCGAGTCCATGGCGGCGACCGGCCGGAGCGCGGCGCCCGCGTCGGCGGCGGTCACGCTGTCGGAGGCGTCGATGACGACGAGCACCGACGCCGACTCGGTCAGGGCCACCGCGTCGGCGGCGACGGGGCCGGCGTCGGCGTGCTCGGCGAGTGCCGCCGAGTCGCTGGACTGCTTGAGCACGTCCACCCGCGCCGACTCGGTCAGGGCCGCCTCGTCGGCCGCGCCCGCCGCGCCGGCGACGGCTGCCGTCTCGGCGGTGCCCGCCGCGTCCCCGGTGGACGGGCCGATCGTCTCCTCCCGCGCCGCCGTCTCGGCGAGCGTGGCGGCGTCCAGGGCGGCGAGCCCGACGTTGGCCTGCTCGACCAGGAAGGCGGAGTCGTCCCGGAACAGGGAGACGACCAGCGCGGACACGTCCGCCAGCGCGCCCGTCTCGACGCGGGCAGGACTCGAGACCGTGGATGCCTGCTCGGCCAGGGCCGCGGCGTCGCCGGTGCCGGGCCCGGCGGCCACCGCCGCGTCCTCGGCTGCGGTGGCGGCGTCGGCGGCGGCCGGGCCCGCCGCCGCCTCCTCGGTGAGCGTGGCCGAGTCCGGGCGGATCAGCGTCACCGATGGCGTCGCGAGGTCGGCCGCCACGGCGGTGTCGCTGCCGCTCTTGGTCACCAGCGCCGGACCGGCCGAGGGGATCGCGAGCGTGAACCCCATCGTCAGCGACAGGCCGGGCGAGGACGTGAATGCCGCGGTGCCGGTCGGGGCTGACGAGCTCAGGACGCGGTGAGCGAGCGAGGCCGTGGTGTAGATCTGCGACTGCACGCTCGTGCCGGGGGTGAAGCCGGCGGGTGCTCCCCACGTGGTGGCCGACCCGGACGGCGATCCGATGAACCGCAGCTCGACGTCATCCGGCCCACCTGGCGTGATGCCGGGCGTGTTGTGGCTGGTTGGGAAGACGTTCGGGGTGTAGGTGTCGAGCGGCTGGTACAGGATCGGGGTGGCCGCGCCGGACAGGGCGACGACGATGGCGAGGCCGTCCGCCTGGCCGTTCTGGGAGAAGCTGTAGTTCGTCGGTTCGGACGCGCCGTGCGTCTTGTACCAGAGCTTCACGCCCGCGCCGGAGCCTGACCCCCACTGGCGGGCGACGAGCAGGTTCCACGTCCCGCCGCCGGACGGGGCGCCCATGACGGTCAGGTCGCCGATGTCGGCGGCCTGGTAGGCGACGAGCAGGTCCCCGGCGACGGCGGTGGGCGGGCGGGCGCAGGTGAACGCGGCTGCCGTGCCGGACGGGGCCGACGTGACTTGGCGGACCGCCGCAGGCATGGGACTACGCCAGGGTGAGGGTGACGGTGAGCTGCCACGACGCGGCAGCGCTCTTGGACCCCAGGTTCTCCACCTTGCGGTTCAGCATCCGGCCGCCCGCCGCCCCGTTGAAGATCCCCCACTCGTTCCAGGCGAAGTTCGCGTCGCCGGTGCCGAAGGTGGCGCGGAAGGTCACGGTGGCGTTGCCGCTGCCCGTGCCGTCCGTGTGCTGCGGGTAGCCGGCGTCCATCGCCTTGCGCACCTTGTTGGTGGCGGCCTGGAGGTCGGTCTGGGTCGCGGCTGCCGCCGTGGTGGAGTCGCCGACGCCCACGTGGGCGTTCGCCGCGTTGAAGAAGGTGAGGCCCTGGCCCGCGGTGGCGGTGCCGTTGCCGAGGAGCGCCTGCCAGATCGCGGACGCGCCGCCGTGCATGAGCAGATTGCCGTCGCCCTCGATCACGTCGTACGGGACGGCGCCGGGCGTGGGGTCGCCCCAGAACTTGGCGACCTTCCAGGCGCAGCGCCAGACCAGGGCGTCCCGGCGGGAAAGCATGTCGTCTGCGGTCACGTCAGCGGTCATGGTGAGCTGATCTCCTGCCTACAGCGGATGGTGAACCGGCGGGGGGCCTGCGGTGCCCCCGCGTGGCCGGCCGCCGCCCCTCAACGGCGGGCACGACCTGCGGGGGCACCGGGGCTCGACGCACGCGTACGGGGATGCCGCGTGCGGAGCGGGCGTGCGCGCCTGGCCTGGGCCGCCACAACACAGGGCCGGGCGCGCACGCGTCTTAAAGCTGGGGGACGGGTTCGAGGAGCCGCATCCACGCGGCCTGCGTGGTGTGGATGGCGTAGCGGAGGGCGTCCACGCCGTGGTCATGCTCTTTGATCGGGGCGTCCTCGCCCTTCTCGGCTTTCTTCTCGTCCCAGGCGTAGCCCACGATCTCGTCCAGGAGGTGGCGGCAGGAGGCGTGGACGCGCAGGTGGTCGGCGGCCATCAGGTTGGACACGGTGCGGATGCCGTCGAGGACGGTGTTGTCGCCCTGCTGGGGGCGGAAGCCGTCGCGGTAGAGCTGGGTGATGAACGACGCCGCCGAGGGGTCCACGATCAGCCAGGCGGGCCGCACCCCGTGCGTGCCGGGGCCGTAGCTGTCGGGGATGCCGTCGAGCCAGTCGGCGAGCCGCATGCTGTACTCGGCGTCGGTGAGCTGGCGGCGGGTGGCGCGGGAGTCCCACCGCCATTCGCTGGTGACGTAGATGCGGCGCTGGCCCTGGGCGTCGGGGACGCTGACACCGACGAGGACGGCGTGGAACGGATTCGCGGTGCCGTAGTCGATGCCCAAGGCCAGCCACTTCTCCATCAGCGGCAGATCGGCGACCATCATGCGGTCGTCGTCCCACATGTCGAAGATGGCGCCCTCGGCCATCACCCACTGGCCGAGCACGAACCGCTTGTACCAGAGGCCGGTGTACTCCTTCTTCAGCGCGGCCACGTACGCGCGGTCCAGGGCGTGGTTGTCGTCCAGCCGGAAATGCCAGCTCTTGAGGTCGAGCTCGTGAGCCCGGTCGAGGAAGTCCCGCTTCAGCCAGTGCGACGGGCTGTCGGGGTTGGTGGAGCCGAACAGCTTCGCCCCTGGCACGCTCAACCTGGACAGGAGCATGTCCCAGAACGGCCGCTCGATCAGCGTGATCTCGTCCACGTACGCGCCGACACCGGTCATGCCGCGCAGCCGCGTCTCAGCGCGGGCGTCCGCACAGGAGATGATCTCCACCTTGCGGCCCAGCATGGTCGCGGTCGGGGCGCCGCGCGTGTAGGAGATCCGCGCGGCGAGCGGCCCCGTGATCGCCGGGTCCATGAGCGGGTCGAAGATGTTCCGCGAGATGGTGTCGGCGGTCTTGCCGACGACGATGAGCGACCCGCCGCGAGGCGCATTCGCGACGAACGCCAGCCAGCGCAGCAACGAAGCGATCGTCTTCCCGCTTCTGATGGCCCCCTGCCAGATGTTCAGGCGTGCCGTCGATTCGGCGATGCTGCGTTCCTGCTTGGGCGACAGCCGCACCGCGAGCCCCAGCGCGCCGCCGGTCATGCCTCGCCGCCGGCGTCGTCCCACAGCACTTCGCCCGTGACGACCTCGGCGTGCACGTCGGCCGCCGCGATGGCGTCAAGGTCCGGGTCGGCCACCTGGTAGCGCTGCTGAAGCTGCGCCAGCATCGCGCCGAGCAGCGACGCCATGTCGTTGTCCGGGGCGCCGTTGCGGTTGATCTGGTCGAGCCCGAGCAGCGACGCCCGCTTATGGATGATCTTCAGGCAGGTGTCGGCAGCGTTCACCTCGCCCTTCAAGACCTTCGGCCAGAGGGCGGCCATCATCCGGTCCAGCCGGTCGATCTCCAGGTGCAGCAGATGCTCCGCCGCGAGCCCTTCCGCCTTCGCGGCCCGCTTCAACGCGGCGGTGATGTCGCCGGCAGCCGCCTGCGGGCTGTTGTAGCCCAGCCGCTCAGCGATCAGCGTGGGCGAGACGCCGGCGATCCGCATCTGGAGCGCCTGGTTACGCCGCTGGGCGAGCTCCAGTTTCCGCCGCTCGTCAGCCATCGCCAGAACTCACCTCATCCGTTGCCGGTTCCGCCAACGTTGTTACTCGCCGCCGCCGTCCGCGTCGTCGGCCGCCACCTCGACGGCCAGCAGGTGGTCCACCACGTCGGGCAGGTGCGGCTCCACGATCTCCACCGTCTGCCCCGTCACCCACACGCCGCGGGCGCCGATCTGCTCGGCGAACACCGCGAGCGCGGGCGTGGACCAGCCGTCGCCTTCGGCCGGGGCCTGGTCCACGATGAGCGCGAACGGCTCCTCGCTGATGCCGCCGATCTCGTACAGCGGCAGCCGCAGCACCTGGACGCGCACCTACTCCCCCTCGCCGCCCTCGCCGCCGGTGTTGCCGCCGGCGCGCGGGTTGTAGCTGCGCTCGAACACCGACCGCGACTCCTTCCAGAACGAGCCCGCGCCGTCCGTCACGATGTAGTCGCCCAGGACGGCGCGCAGCATCCCCTCCGGGGTCTGGAGGTCGATGTACTCGGCGCTGCGGCCTCGGAGCGCGGGCTGACCGACGATGCCCTTCAGGTTGGACGTGTCGTTGATCCAGGCGACGATGTCGTCCAGGTCGAGCCCGTTGACCTCGACGGCCTGCACGACGGTGTCCACGGGCTCGTACTCGCGGATGTCCACAGCCATGATCAGTTCTCCGTTCCTGTTGGCGCCCGGTAGCCGTACCGGGCGCGCTCCTGGGCGATCTTCTCGGCGATGGCCGCGCGTGCGGCAGGCCCCCATTGGCCGCTGGTGACCGCGTCGTCGTCCACCTCGACCGCCGCCGACACGGTGCCGCGGCCGGGCCGGACCGGGATGCCTTCACTGTCGGCGGCGACCCACTCGACCACCCATGAGTAGCGGGCACGCCACTCCAGCCGGGGCCGGCCGAGCCGTTGCCGCTGGAGCGTGAGCCGCACCGGGTGCACTTCGCCGTTCCCGAGGCAGACGAGCCCGTCCGAGGTGTCGTGGTCGGTGTAGCTGTACCGCTTCCGCCCGAACACCTTCTCCACCAGGTCCAGGCTGATCCGGCCATGCATCCACCACGGGTCGTCGCGAGACCAGTGGTCACGCCGAGCCCACACCTGCGTGCGAATCTTCCACCCGCCGATGTCGAGGCCGATCACGCGCGACTCGTAGCCGGTCGGGTTCAGGCGGCGCTGCAACCAGGTGCCGAACCGTTCGGTGTGCAGGTAGAGGATGCCGAACGGCCACACCCCCAGATGGGCGGCGAGGACGTGCTCGCTGCCCGCGTTGCCGACCTTCACTTGGACGGAGAGCAGGTCCCACGTCTTCCCGATGACCAGCTCCCCGCCGAGCGTCCCGGTCGGCTTGCCCGGCCACGTTCCGGGCAGATGCATGCCGCCCCGGACGAACGTGTTGCCGGGGCCGAGCAGCGTCCGCAGCAGCGGGTCGTTCATCTCCTCGCCGGCGTACGGGCCGTCGTACGGCTGGCCGATGCGCCACCCGTCCGGGTCGAGGCGGCCTTGCGGCTCTGGCCGGACACCGCACCGGTCGCACACCACCCACCGCGCCGCGCCCGTCCCCGGCGGCGTCGGACCATACCCGTCCACGACCGGCCGGTGGCCTCGCAGGCGGCAGACCAGCATCAGACGGGGCAACTCCTCCAGCCAGAAGCCGCGGTGCACGCGGCGGCCGGGGCGGGGATCGTCGTCCCGGTTGAGGTAGTCGGTGGTATGCCAGCGCATGACGGAACTCCTGGATGGGTGAGGGGAAGCGCGAGCGCCCGACCGCGCCCGAGTGCGAGCATGACGGGCATGACGACCGTCACGTTGAACGCCGATGGCCCGCACAGCTCCGGCTACACGCTCGAAGTCGCCCAGGCCGTCGCCGAGGGCATGCGCGTCCTCAACTACGCCACCCGTGAGGGCGCGGACGGCCTGGAGTCCCCCGCCGACGTCGCTTCGGTCGCAGGTGAGATCCGCGCCGCCGCCGAACGGCTGGACCAGCTCACCCGGCAGCTCGGCGAGTTCCTGGCCCGCCACCAGGCGGAGGGGGAGCTTCGGGTCACGCACGGGCCGTACGAGGGGCACCCCGAGCAGGCGGTCGCCGCCGCGCAGTCGTCCCTTGACCAGGCGCTCGAAGCCGCCAAGCACCTCGCCCACGCGTGGCGGGCGGTGCACAACACGACGTCCGCGATCAGCTTCTAACGCGGTCGCGCCGCCCGCGCGGGCGCGGCCGGGACGTACTCGAACGACACCAGGCCGAGCCGGCGCGGGTCCAGCGTGTTCGCATGCTGGTTCCGCCGCTTCGAGCTGGTGTGGAGCTTGGTCGCGCGGCCCTGCCGCTGCCACCGCGGGCTGCGCTCCATGTAGGCGATCAACGCCGGGTGCGACGTCACATTCCGGTACCGGAACCCCTGCGCATGCAGGTGCTGGCCGAGCCAGTCTTCCAGGTGCCCGCCGATCGACAGTCCTTGGAAGTCCGGCAGCACCACCAAGCGGTGACCGAGTTTGATGTCACGCACCTTCGGGTGCTGAAAATGCCTGTAGGCAGCGAAAGCTACCGGTTTGCCATCGATGCACCCGGCGAAGCATTGGGCAGCGTTGCTGATGTCGCTGCTCAGATAGTGATGGTGGCGAAACATCTGCCAGAGACTCCGGTCGGCCGCGTGGATGTCGAGCTGGAGCCGTGGCCGGGGTTGAACCGACCTCCACTCGAACGACCCGGTCGCCACGTCGTACACCCAGTCCGGCTGGAGCCAGTCCACCACGTCGTAGTGGCACGTCACCGCGACGAGCTGCCGCCCGTCACGGCGGACAGACTTCGCCACGGCGTGACTCGCGACCTTGGCGACCTGCCGGTCCACCACGGACGTGAATTCGTCCACGACCAGCAGGCCCTTGTGCTCGGCGAGCGCGCGGGCCATGCTCGCGCGGAACGCCTCCCCATTGCTGAGCGTCTTGTACGGCCGGAGCCACGCCGGCGGCGACGACAGGCCCACCGCAGTCAGCAGGCCGACGATGTCCTTGATGCCCATGCCGGGCGGGAAGTCGTCCACGAGCGCCCGGTCCCCCCACGGATGGTCCTTGACCAGCCGGCCGGGCCACAGCTCGTTGGCGATCGTGGACTTGCCGGACCCAGACGGGCCGACGATCAGGCCGACGTTCCACCGCCGTTCCTCGATGGGCAGGTGCACCGACCAGGAGTTCGTCAGCTTCTCCTCCAGCGGCACGTCGAACATGCCCTGAAGCTGGAGGACGCGGGCGGTGCGGCGTACGGGGGTGGCGAGGGTGATGTCCGCGCGCACGAGCGCTCTCCTCCGTCAGGTCATAGGGGCTGTGGTGTTTCCGCATCCATCGCTGGATGCACCGCCGAATGGGGCTTGGGCGAGACGGGCGTCACTCTCTCCAAACGCTGGGCTTTCGCCGATGGCTTGGGAGATGATCTGTCCATGCGCCGCATCGGTCTGGCCCTCGTTGTGATTGTGCTCCTCATTGCTGGCGGGTTTCTTCTCACCGCTACGGTCAGTCAGCTCACCGGCGCGGAGGACATCAACTCCATCGTCACCGCCCTCTCGGCACTCATCTCGGGGATCAGTGCCTTCTTGGCTGCCGCAGCAGCATGGCGGGGGGCCAGCCACCAGAAGCCGAAGCCGCAGCAGAACGTCCGCCTGATCGCGCTGCCCAGGTATGTGGCCGACAACCTACCTGTCCGGCGGAAACTCACTTTTGGGTACCGTCGCATGATGGAGGAGGAGGTGGCGAGCCGTTTAAGCACCATCTTCGGGGAGATGGACGAGTTCTATGGGAGGGTGGGCCGAGAGATAGACCCTAAGAGCGACATCCCTGCACCCTACTGGGAGAAGCTCAGGACGGGCGTCTTCAAAGGACAACAGGGGACGACACTCAACGACCTAGTCGAGCTTCTTGTAGCTGTCCGAGTTATCAGAGGGACGCGTCCTCTTTTCCGCGACGAAGATATCCGAGTGCAGGGTGGCCAATTGGAGACCTCGATCACGGAGCTCCTGCACCGTCTTCACCAGATAATCCCCCGCGCGATCGAGTAGAAGAACTCGATCACCTGGCATACGAGTCACGAGATCACTACTTCTGCCCGCTCACATGAGGGCTCGGACGGAGCGGCCTTCGGCGGCCAGCCGCTCCAGGAGTTCGACCTGCTCCTCTTCGGTGGCGCAGGTGACGATGACGCCCCACACGTCCGGCGGCTCGACCCGCTCGACAGGCCCCGACTGGGGGACGGGAGCGGGCGGCGCGTCCCCGAGGTCGGCGGGCACCAGGTCCTCGATGTCCGTGGGGTCGTAGCCGGTCGCGGCCAGCAGCTCCTCGTCGGCCTCGTAGATGTCGGTCAGCATGTCGGCGAGGGCGCCGCGGTCCCACCCGCCGCGTTCCGACGTCGAGTTATTCGCCACCAGGTAGCCCTCCGCGTCCGCGTCCGAGCGGGAGGACCAGCCGCGCAGGATCGGCACCAGCCACACCCCGTCGTCCCCGATCTTCACGCCCTCGGGCGGCGACCCGCCATCGGCAACCAGCTCCTCCAGCACCAGGAGGCGCCCGTGCCCGGCGACGAGGCGGCCGGTGCGGTCGTCCAGCTCGCCGGCGAGGGTGCAGCCCCACTTCTGGATCGACTTGCGGATGGTGGGGAGGTCGTGCTCCTTCGGGTTCCGCACGGCTCGGACGATCTCGGGGAGGGGCAGGTACTCGATGTGCCGCATCAGGTCCTCGCTAGGGTGACGAAGTGGACGCCAGGCAGCCGAACCCGTACGACGATGACGCGTTCCCGGTGCTGGTGCCGCCGCTGGTGACGTACGCGCCGGAGGGCGAGTTCTACGACCGGGCGGTGTTCCTGCTGGCGTGGCGGCAGGTCGGCCCGAAGGCGTGGGAGGGGCTGGTGACGTGGGTGGTGACGACGCGGACGGACGCGGGGGCGGTCCATGTGAAGCACGTCGAGTGGGTGCCCGGTGAGCGGTTGTCGCAGGTTCCGGCGGAGTCCCTGCGGGACCGGTATGGGAAGGTCCCACGCTTCAAACGATCATGAAAATAAGTGAGGCGCTGAGAGCGATTCTCAGCGCCTCACCATGAGAGCCTTACCAGGCATCAGGCCAGGCCAGAACGCCTGTCAGCCGCGACCATGAAGACCTTCCCGCGCGTGCTGGCAGGCCACGCAAGCCAGCCAGCACGCGAAGATCATTCCGGTCGGCGTTGATCACTTGGCCGGGCCTCTTCCCAGTCCACCCGACCCTCGATCACATCATGAGGGACACGAACACGATCCCCCGCATCAGTGTCCACGGTCACCGTCACAAGGTTGACCCGGACCACGGTCATCGGCAGAACCCCGGACGTGTTACCTCCTGTCCACGTCCACTGCCAGATGCGGTCACCTGGGAGCAGCGTGGCGATCTCCTCGGATCTCATGACGAGTTCCCACGCCGCTCCAGCTCAGCCCGGCCCGCGTCGGTGAGCACCGTCTCGCGCACCGTATTGCGATGCCAGGTCGGCTCTCCCACCGTGATGAAGCCCAAGGTGACCAGCGCGTCCACGTCGGCCTTGTTCAGCCCGTACCCCGGGATGTCCTCGTACGAGGCGTACAGCAGCGCCTTCCCCTCCTTGGCAAGGAGCTGAAGGAACTCCAACCGGCGCGGGGTGAGACGCGGGGTCATGACGCATCCTCCGCGTCGAGGACCGCGCGGCCCGCCTCGGTCAGCACCAGCAGACGCGAGCTCCCGCGTTCCCCTCCGTAGGCGATCCAGCCCGCGTCGAACAACGCATCGAACGTCCGAGCACCGACACCGGACCGGCGAGGGTGCAGGTAGTCGTACCACACCTGCTCGTCGCGACAGCGTTCCAGCACTGCCCGCTGCGCCAGGCTCGGCTTACGGCTCATCAGCCATCGCCGCCCTCGGCCTCGGGGTGGTGCCGATAGCAGCCAACATCCCCGCACCCCAGCTCCGGGTGCGCCACCACATGACCGTGGATGGCGCACGCCTCGCAGTGGCCTGGGGCGCCGACCGACTGCCGTTCCGTGTCGCTTCCGGCGTACTCGTGCGTCGGCGGCGGCATAGTGCGGGCGGCCATCAGAAGCCACCCCCGACCGACCCGCGCACGTCCTCGGCCGGGTCGTACTCCTCGTCCGGGCCGGCGTAGTAGTCGGCGGGCTTCGGCAGCGCGTCCAGCGCCGCCCGCTGCGCCTCCGACCGGTCGAGGCCGCGGGCGAGCCAGTTCGCCTCGGTCTGCGCGCACGGCCACCGGCCCCCGTGGTTCGGGCACCGGTCCATGCCGTTCCAGACATCGGGCGGCGGGCACGTCGGGATCAGCGAAGCGATCCGCTCCAGCCGCTCGGCTTCGGTGAGCGCCATCAGAAGCCACCTCCGACCGACCCGTGCGACTCCTGCATCTCCGTGGCCAACGAGAGCATCCGCTCCACGTCACCCGCGTCGGCGGCCCGCACGAACGCCTCCAGGTTCGACCGGGGCACGAACCGCATCTCCCCGTCCGGGAAGCACCCGCCGCCAGCGGCCACTCCCTCGTGGTCCCAGCCGCCCTCGCCATCGATGTGCGAGCTGCCGGTCTGGTCGGCCAGGGCCAGTTTCTGCTCTGCGAGCGAGGGGTGGCCGCACTCCGGCCGGAGCCGGGCGGCGGTCTTGGCGCGGTCGCCGATGAACACCGGCGAATCGCTGCTCGTCCGCCACAGCACGTAGCAGTCGCGGTCGGGCGCGGTCTTGTAGACGATGAGGCTCATCCGGCCTCACCGCCCCTGGAGGGCATGCCGGCGCACGCCCGGCAAAGGTGGAGCCGATTCGGTCCGAGCGGCCGGACCGTCACGATCTCGGCAGCCGGGGTCAGCGCCCCGCACTCCTCGCACGACTGACCGACCATCGCGCGCAGCCGCTCAAGCTGCTCGGCGTACACCCGCCGCTCGCCGGGGAGCATGTCGCCGATGATGCGGCGTGCCTCGGCCAGGTCCTCGTTGAGGAGGTGGTAAAGGGCGGCGGTCTCGGCGAACGCGGTGACGGGCGGCGCGCTCATCGAGCCTCAGCCCCTTCGTCGCACTCGCCGGACAGGGCCAGCCGGCCGCCGGACTCCACCTCGACCCGGCCCGCCAGCATCGCCAGCACCTGCTCTGGGTAGAGGTCGAGATCGCGGGCAGCGCGCTCCACGTTCTCGGCCGTGTCGTGGTCCACTGTGACCACGTAGGTGACGGCGCTCATCGAGCCTCACCAACCTTGCGCACCACGGCGTAGGCGAAGAACGGCATGTTCGACGCCTCAGCCTCGGGCGGGACGGTCCCCCGCTCACGCTCTGACCTCTCGTGGTCGAGGTCCGCCTCCAGAATGGCGTCATCCCCGAAGTGCGCGCGGCCCTGGGCGAGCGCGTTGTCGAACAGCTCGTCGCCGTGGTGGCCGACTGCAACGACATTGAGCACGTCGCTCATCGAGCCTCACCGCCCTGGGCCGCGGCGGCGAGCTGGTCCCACTCGGCGCGGTCGGCCAGGATCAGGGTCTCCAGCTCCCCGTCCTCCAGCCACGGGTACTGCGGGAGTGCCAGCGACCGGCGGGACAGGTCCCGCATCAGGACGCTCGCCGCCCAGACCTCGCCCCGCTCGCGCAGGATCTTCTTGGACGCGGCAACGGCGTCAGGGTTCACGAACGGGCTCCGTGCCGCCTCGGCCTTTCCCTCGGCCGCCAGCTCGGCCAGCTTCTCGGGTGAGAGCGTGGTGCGCAGGCTCATCGGACGTCCCACCCTCCGACGCGCAGCTCCTCCCGAAGCTCCGCGATGACCGCCGGGTCGGCGTGCTCGACGTAGACACCTTCGTCACGGCTGGAGATGTGGACGGTGGTGGGCGCGGAGACGAAGGCGCCCCGGAGGATGTCCTTCGCTTCGCGGACATCGACGCCTCGGATGGTCAGGCCGGCGGGCAGCGGCGTGGCGGGTAACCCAGCGCGGCGCCGGGAGTCGGCCAGCGCTTTGACCTCCGACACGGTGGTGATGATGGGGCGGCTCATCGGGCCTCACCGCCCGCCGCGAGGAGTTCCTTACGGCGGTTTGCCAGCCACCGGTCCCGGCCGTAACGGAGGTCCGTCATGCTCTGGACGTCGTCCGCCGCGTCGAGGGCGTTCATCTTGGCGACGTACTCGTCCCACGCCTGGATGTCGGCCGCCCACTCCGTGTCTTCTTCCCACTCGCCGCCGGGCAGCCGCCGCATGAGGGTGGCGTCCACGGGGATGCCGCGATCCTCCTGCTCCGAGCGGATGCCCCGGCAGCGCGTGGCGGCGAAGGCGCGATTGTACGGGTCGTACTCGTCCGGGTCGTAGGCGATGCGCGACTCGGCGGTGGCGTCGGTGTACCGGACGCCGTAGCGGGTGTGCGTGGCGATCCAGGACGGTTCGCCGGGAGCTTCGCTCATGATCATCTCTTTCGCGAGGAGATTGGTTCACTCGCGATGCTAGACCGCCAACCATGATCAAGTCGGCCATCTACGCTTTCAAAAAACGATCGTTTTTTGAGGATGATCACAGGGCCTCGAAAAGAGCCCCCAAACCCCTCAAAAACTTATTCAATAACCTTGGGCGTTCAACAACCCCCGAACACCGTTTCTTGAGAGGATTCGAGGGTGACCGACAACCTCCAGCCCCCAGACGACCTCCTCGCGACCTTCCCCGCGCGCCCCACCGAGATCTGCATCGGCTACGCCCGCGTCTCCACCGGCGGACAGATCCTCGACCGCCAGATCGACGCACTCAAGGCCGCCGGGTGCCGACGCATCTTCGCCGACAAGAAGTCCGGCAAGACCGCCCAGCGCCCCGAGCTCCAAGCGTGCCACGCCTTCCTCCAAGCCGGAGACACCCTCGTCGTCCCCAGCCTCGACCGCTACGGCCGATCCCTCGCCGACCTCATCACCATGGTCGGCGAACTCCGGCGCCGCGAGATCGGGTTCACCAGCCTGCACGAGAACCTGGACACCACCACGCCCGGCGGCCGGCTCATCTTCCACGTCTTCGCCGCCCTCGCCGAGTTCATCCGCGAACTCATCATCGCGGGCACCCGCGAGGGCTTGGCCGCGGCTCGCGCGCGCGGCCGGGTCGGTGGCCGGCCGACCGTCGTCAGCCCCGACCTGATCCGGGCCGCGAAGGACATGCTGCCGAATCCGGAGCACTCGATCACGTCGATCGCCAAGCTGCTCGGTGTCAGCGTCGGCACCCTCTACAACCACATCCCCGACCTCAAGGAGCTGCGCGCTGCCGCGACCGCCCGCAGCCTCGACCCAGACAAGGAGATCTCAGCATGACCCGCACTCGCACAAGACAGCTACCGAAGACAGCACCCCAGGCCACCGAGGATGGCACCGCACCAGCAACCAGCGTCTACAGATGCGCGGAATGCGGTGATGGCACCCGTCTGACCGCCTGGACGCATGTCGTGGCGCACGGCCCCGTCAGCGCTGACGGAGTAATCGAACGCTACGACTACGACGACGACAACGACGACCTCATCGAGGAGTCGATCATCTGCGAGGTCCACGGCGAGGGCTCCGTCGAGAAGTTCATCGACGGTCAGTACAGCTCCGCGATGGTCAACGGTCGGTACGTGTCGCCCACGGTCGAACTGGCCACGGCCCTGCTGGGCGAGAGCGACGTCAAATGGGACGTACAGCACCGCGAGTTGCACAACCTGGCGTTGAGGGTCAGCGGCCGGGACTGGAAGCTGGCGACCCCGGAGGACATCGCGAGGTTCGAGGAGCTGGTGCAGGCCAGGGCACAGACCGAGGAAGCGTTGGCGCTTCCGCCAACGAATTCGAGCAGATGCCCGACATAACCAAGGTGCCGGTCGTACGGTGGCGTCGATTCCTCGCGAAAAGACACCGACCTGCGAAAGGACACCCGTGAAAAACTGCACGTGCGTCTACGACTGCTCGGCCGACCCGCGCACCGCGTGCGGCCTGTCCGGCACCTACCACCTGCACTCGGACATGGGCGCGTGCCCCGTCCACAGCACCGTTGTGGTGTGGAATGGCTGAGGCCACCGCGACGGCACCCTTCGCGTACTCGTCGCTCTACATCGACACGGACGGCTCGTACTTCGACGTGATCGACGCCCTGCCGGACGCTCCGGTCGGCAGCGTCATCGTCAACGTGTCCGGCCTCCTGCTCGGACTGGAGCCCCACGACCTCAACCTGCTGTTCGGCATGCTCGGCCCGAACGCCGTCCACGGCCAGCGCACGCTCCCCCTGAAAGACCCGGACGGAGACGTGTGGCTTACCGCCGTCAGCGACCAGCACGGCCTGGACCTGACGGTCAGCTTCCCCGCCTGCGGGAGCAACGCCCGCGTGGTCCTCCCCCACGACCAGGCCGACCGGGTGCGGGCGGCCGTCAAGGAGGTCACCGAAGGTGCGTGAGACCTTCCCCGACCGTAGTGATTACGACGAGCCCGGCTCGATCGCGATGGACGTGCACGAGCTGGTCATGCGGTTCGCCTCGGGCGGCCGGTTCCGGCTGGTGGCCATGCTCGACGTGCTGCCTTGCGAGCCGCCGAAGGTGGGCGGCGAGTGGCCGCGCATCCTGTTCGCCGAGTACGTCAACGACGGCTACGAGGCGCCGATCCTTTTCGGGACGGAGGCGCAGCCGGGCGAGGCGTACGAGGCGTACCCGACCGATCGGGTCGTCGTCATCCCGATCCCGCCCGCGCAGGCGGCGCGGGAACTGGAGCTCGCCGCGAGGGGGCGGCTCGATGGCTAGTTTCGTGTGCGTCGCCTACGTCCTGGAGCGGGCGGCCGACATCATGCTCGGCGACCTCTCCCTCTCTCTGGAGCAGGCTCTCACCCGCACCATCTGGAGCGGCCAGCCCGCGAACTGCGACGACTGCGACCAGCAGGAGCGCTACCGGATCGCCGCCCACGTGGTCGAGCTGTACTACTCCGACGTCACCTACGCCGAGCCGGCCAGCACGGGCCTGGCGGACATCCCTCGGGGCAGTGCGCGCAGCGCGGCCCGTGAGGTGGCTCGCCTGTTCCGGCAGGTCGGTGACGGGGAGCACCTGGAGGGCGACGACCCGGAGGAGCTGGCCCTACGCATGTGGGGACTGGCGCGCGGCGTCGAGCTGGTCAGGTAAGGGAGGAGCTTCAACGAGATCAATCCGGAGCCCGCCGCGATGTCGGCGGGCTCCGCTATGTTGAGACCATGGTCGGCTTCGTCCGGCCTGTGGCAGCTCCTCGGGGCTGAGGATCTCAACGAACTGCGGTGCCCCACGCACATGGCGTGGCGCACGACCTCAGCACACCGCGAAGGAGCAGGTCATGACCATCACCCTGTACGAGACGAACAGCGAAATCCTCGTCGTCGCCAACGGCGACCAGGCGTGGAGCTTCATCGCCTGGGGGGAGGACATGCGCGGGAAGTTCGCTGCCGACGCCGCGGCGTGGGCCGCCGGCGATTGGGCGCCGAACGAGGGCGACGGCCAGAGCCCCACCTTCGTGGACGACAAGCTGCGCGAAGTCGCCACGTGGGACGCCGAGCAGGGTCTCCAGGTCCTCGTGAAGCCGTACGAGCTGGGCGGCGCGGCCCGCGACTACCTGGGTGTGCACCCGGAGGACTGATCAGTCCGGCGAGAACCGCATGATCGCACCGGTCGTCAGGGCCAAGTGCAGCCGCGTCCACGCGTCCGCCACGGCCACACAGTTCGCCACGTACTCGGGCTCCAGGAGGTGCTCGGCGGCCAGGTCCAGCATCTTCCCCGCCTGCACGGCGGCCTGCTCGGCGGGCGTCACTTTCCGGCCCCGGCCGCCGTGGTGGTGGGGCGGGTGCGGTGGTTGCCGCCGCGGTGCCGGATCTCGGCGCCCGCCTCCTCCAGGAGCTGGTGGATGAACCCGTACGAGCGGCCGATCGAGGCCGCGAGCGCGCGGATGGACTCGCCCGCGCTGTAGCGGCCAGCGATGTGCTGGGCGAGCTGGTGGCGTTCGGCGCCGACGATGCGGACGCGGGGCCTGATCTGCACGAGGGCTCCTTCAAGAGGGCGGGGCTACGCCAGCCGCCAGTCGTCGGCGAGCAGGTCCGTCTGGGACGCGACCCACGGCACCAGGCCGCCGTCCACGGTGGACATGTAGATGTAGGGGCGGCTCATCTTCGAGTGCTGGTCGGGGACCTGGAGGGCGAGCCACATGCCGCGACCGTTCCAGCCGTCGCGGGTGACCTTGTGGCCGTCGCGGAGGTGCGCCAGGGCATGGCCGAAGTTCATACAGGTTCCTTTCGTGCTGCATCAGGCTGCTCGCCGGCGGGCGGCGCGCAGCTCGTCCCGCTCCTCAGGGGTGAGCGGTACGACGTGGCCGGCCCAGATGCACCACTCGATCGTGGCCAGGTCGTCGTAGTCGTAGACGACCTGCCGCCCGTCCCGGCCGAGCGTGCGAGCGGCATACCGGTGGGCCCACAGGCGGATGGTGGTCGGGGATCGGCCGAGGCGCTGTGCGGCCATCGCGGCGGTGACCGGGGCCATGTTCACCCCCGCTTCCCGTGAAGAATCGGCGCGCTGAGATGGCCGGAGACGCGCGAACACGCCACGGCCGATAGGAAAGGGTGGGGGCGGCACACGCACCGTCACAGACGCGTCCAGTCCCGCAATCCGTATCGGCCCAGGTCACAAGGGGGGTGATGGGCATAGGGGTGCCGCCCGCACGAAGTGTTTCACACATGATCGCGGGCACGCAACCGCTGGCGGAACCGCCAACGCACCAATACGCAGGGAACGCATGCGGAACCGCCAACGGACCCGCCATGCTGGCGGGGACAGAACAACTCCTCGCGAAGGGACATCACCATGGACAGCCACCACAGCCCCGGCAGCACGCACTTCACCCCGATCACGACGGACGAGCAGGAGAAGACCACGGCGGAGGTGCGCGAAATGGCCCGCGCCTGCCCCGGCTGGACCCACGAGCAGATCGCGGAGGACGTCAGCCGGAGCCGGGGCCAGGGCCGGACCGTCACCGCGGAGGAGGTCGAGGCCATTCTTTCCGCCGGTTCGTAGGCGGAACCGCCAACGACACGTCATGATGGGAGAGACACGTTCTTCCTCGCGAAAGGAAATGACACCATGAGCGCCCGCTTCAACGACCAGGTGGACGAGACCGCCGACACCACCGACACCGTCGAGCCCGAGGAGACCGCCGAGGTCGAGGTCGAGGACGACGAGGAGGCCGCCGAGGTCGAGTAGACCCGAACCCTCTGGAGAGGCCCGTCGCGCGAGGAGCGCGGCGGGCCTTCTTCATGCTCGGGGTCAGGCGTGGATGTGCTCGGCGACCTTCGCCTGGAACGCCTCGACGGCTTCCTCGTCGCGGGCGAGCGGCCATCCGCCGGACAGCGTGTACTCCCAGCCGCCTTCCCGGTCGGTGATGTGGAGCAGGTGGTACATCTGCGTCCCGGCTCGGTAGATCAGCCCCATGTACTCGACGTCGCCGCCGCGGGCGCCGCGCACGAAGGTGAAGGCGTCCACGGTGCAGTCGAACCGCTGCTGAACGAGGTCGATCAGCTCGTACATGTCGTGGGAGAACGAACGGGGCAGCTCGACCACGTCCTCGTCGGGGTCCAGCCGGAGGGTGAACTCGGCGAGGATGTCGGTGCCGGATTCGAGCCCGTCAAACCGGAAACGTCCGGTGAGGCCGTCGAGCTCGACCCAGAAGTCGATCCAGCCGCGCCGCATCGCCAGCATGCCGAGCTGTTCCTTCAGGTCGGCGGCGCTGGCCGCGTCGAGGTGGAGGGGCTCGACCTCGTCGCCGCCGATGCCGTGCTCACTGAATTCGACCAGCCAGCGGCCCGCTCCGGCGTGCGTCCATTGAGCGGGGTCGGCCGTCCAGCCGTCGCCGGCGGGGGCGGAGGTTCCGGCCTGGGTGAGCGCTTCGTGGGCCTGCTGGTAGCTGAGGCCGTGCGCGGCGGCGTACTCGCGGACGCGCTTCTTCCAGCGGGGGTTGCTGGTCATGGGAGTGTCCTTCCAGATGGCGGCCCTACGCACCCCACCTCGAAGACGCAGGAGACCGACGCCACCTTCGGGCGCACGGAGGCGAGAGGGATACGCGATCCACGGGCGGACCTTCACCTCGTCGGTGCGCGGTCCCTGGCGTAGGCAGGTGATGCGCTCGGAGGCAGGCTTGCGAGAGCCGTACCGTTCACGATAGCCGACACGCCGTGATCGCGGCTCCACCTGCGAATCTCAGCAATCTCAGGCCGTTCTCAACATTCTCAGCACGCGAATAAACAAAGTTACGCAGAGTACCGGCCATCCGGGCGCCGCTCAGCGCGCCGACGTCTTTTCCCAGGTCAGAGCCGGTTTCCGCGCCTCCCAGCAGGCCCGGCACGTGACGGGTGGCGGTGCGCCACCCGTGCGCAACATGCGCCAGAAAGCGTGTTTCCGCAGGTCAGGGGCGAGTTTTTCAAGCTCGTCCGAGGACCAGTGGCTCATTTCGCATCGAGCGGCGAGTCCATTACCGTAGTCACACACGACGAAAGCCCCAGCCGTACCAGGGCCGGGGCCTAGTCGCGCATGAAGTCGAACCCCAGGAGATGCAGGTCCGTCGTCGCTTAGCGAGTGTTAAATGACTGCACTTACATTAAGCGGTCGATTGCGTGCGGCGCAACATGAAGCGCGGCACTGTGACCTGCGCCTCCTGGGGTCAGAGCTGACCCCAGGAACGGAGGCACATGTCCAGTCCCGCGCTCCCCGGCCAACCGCCGGACGAACCCGGCAGCAACAGCCGCGGCGGTAACCCTCCGCCGCAGCCCGGCGTGATGATGTCCACGAAGGTCGCCGTCGCCCTCATCGTCATGGGCGGCTGCATCGCGCTCGTCGCCCTCGGCTACGACCCGGTCGCGCTGGTCGAGGTCATCGCGCGGCCCCTGCTGAAGTAGTACGCCGGCTGACGTGCTGAAGTAGTTCGTCGGCGTGAGCTGGCGGGCCGTCCATCCAGGGCGGACCGCCAGCGTCACGCGCTCGCTTCCTCGGTGACCAGCTCCAGCGCCTCGGCCTCGCTGACGTGCCGCCCGCAGCCGCCGCACACGTAGTAGCCGGCCCGCGGCGCCCATTCCAGGTGCCGCTCCCCGCACCCCGGACAGCGGGCGAGCGTGTGGCCGGGCGCGTCATCCACCAGGCGCCGCAGCTTGTTCTCCCAGGCGAGCGCCCATTCGACCGGGCCGAGCTCCACGGTCCGCTCGTCGTCCTCGACGCTCGACACGACGGTCAGCCCGTCGAGGGCGAGCGCCGCATCGAGCTTGTCCACCAGCCACGACACCGACCGGGACCGCGCCATCCCGGAGCGGCCCGCCGGCGGCTGGTCCGCGAGCTCCAACCTCCGGGCCACCTCCCGGCGTAGCCGCAGCACCTCCCCCGTCACCGTGTGCACGAGGTCGGCCTCCCCCGACAGCGAACCGTGCGGACGGGTGCCCTTCACTCGCGACCACCTGGACTGCGCCTTCACCTCGCCCGGCCGCGCCGCCAGACTCGCGGCCAGCTCGTCCACCACCAGCAGCGCCCGCCGCCCCGTCGCACGGCACCGGCCGCAGTGCAGCGGCTCCCCCGCCCGCCACTCCACCACCGGCACCGCAGGCTCCGGCGGCGGCTCCCCCTCCCCGCCCGACGCGAGCCACCGGTCCACCGCATCCGCATGCGCCTCCCGCTCCCCGAGGAACACCTGCCACACCGCGCGAGCCTGCCTGTTGCACGGCCCCACGCACACCCGATCCGACACCACGACCTCCCCGGCCATCCGCCCGCCGCGCCCAGCAGGACTCCGACACCATACAAACCCTGGGCAAGATCAAAACCATTCGGCATGAACGGAACCGAGGTACCTCCGGCCGGCGGCCGGGGAGGGGGTACGGGGGGTGATCTTGGGCGTGCGGAAGCCCCCGCGCGGTGGTCCGCGCGGGGGCTTCGGCGGTGCGGCTACTCGCTGGCGCGGTGCACGCGCGCCGCTGTCTCACGCAGCTTCAGCAGGCGTTGCGTGACTCCGGCGGCTCCGGCGGCGTTGCCGTTGTCGGCGGCGCTGGCCAGTAGGGGCAACGCGCGTAGCGCTGCCAGCACGTAGGCAGCTTCGGGGGTCTGCGGCTGGACCGCCTCCGCTACGGCTATCTCGTGGTCGTAGGCGGCGCGGGGGTAGGCGAGCGTGCACGCCCCCAAGCCGTTGATGTCCACGAGCATCGGAAGCCGGACCTCGTTCATGGCGAGGATGGCGGTTACCTCCCGGACGGCGTCGCGGACGGCGTCCACCGTCTGAGCCGCGCGGGGTTGCAGGATGGGCGCGCTGGTGATCTCGGACAGATGCACGTGGGGCAAGGTCATGCCGCGCCCCCTGATCAGCCGGTACGCGGTGTGATCACAGTCCGTGCACGTGGCGTGAATCCACCAATCGCCGTGCATCCTGCGGAGCGCGCCCCCGTAGGTGACCAGAGAGCCCCTGGGGAGGTAGGTGGTCAGGTTGGCGCGGGCGCGCTGCACGCGGGCCTGTAGGTCGGCGAACTGCTCGGCGGCGCGCGGGCATTCCTGGTCGGGGCCGCACATGCCGCACTCTTCGCGGTGGCGTAGGCGGTCGGCGTGGGCGAGCCGGACGGCGGCGATAGAACGGGCCGCGAGGTTCTGTAGGACGTTCACTGGTTGTCCCTTCCGGGGTGGTGGGGGTGGTGGGGCCGCGCGCCCCGGTGGCGTCGGGGCGCGCGGCGGGTGGGGCTACTTCTTCGGCGCGGGCTTCGCCTTGGCGGGCTCCTCCGGCGGAACCGGAAGCCCGGCGTTGGTGAACGCCTGCGCCAACTCGGCGCGGTCCGCGCCGCTCTCGATCGCCTTGGCGAACGGCAAGGCGGGGTCTCCGCCGTACTCCGTGAGGTTGCGCGCGGCGGCAACCGCCTTCTTGATCCGCTTCTCACGCTCCGCCTTGATGCGCTCCTGCTCGCGCTTGGCCGCTTCGGCGTGGATCTCGGTCATTTTGGCCAGCGGGTCGGCGCTGCCGACCATGGCCTTGATCTCCGCGTGGGACGGGGCGTGCGTCGCGATCAGGTGATCGGCGGGGATGCCGTACGCCTCGCAGGTGGCCGCGATGCGGGCGGCGGCTCCGGCGCGGTCCGGCATCACGTACCACGAAGCGCGGTCCGCCTCGCTGACCTTGTCCATGGCCGCGAACGCGGTCGGCGTCGGGCCGGTGTAGAGGGTGCCGTCGTTGTCCACAATGGCGATGACCTCCGCGAGCGTCGCGCGGGCGGCGGGCAGGCGGTAGGCGTTGAGCATCGGGTTGTTGCCGGTGTGCCCCTCAAGGGCGCGGTTGAGATCGGCCAGAGCGGCGCGGACGGCCGCGCGAAGGTCCTCGCTGATCTCGAACGCGGTGGGGTTGGTGCTGGTCATTGCTGTTTTCCCTTCGGTGGGTGCCCCCGCCCCGGTTGGGCGGGGGCGGGATTGATCAGTGGTCGGTGTGGTCCTCGTTGACGGAACCGCCAACGAAGTCGTAATCGTCGTCCGCGCGTCGCTGGCGTCGGTAGATCAGCCAGCACGTCACCGTAACTCCGATGATCAGGGCGGCAAGGGTGCCCCCTCCGACCCATGCGGCGGTCGTGTCGTCGCTCGCTGGTGCCGTAGCGATCGGCGTGGCCGTGGTGCCGCTGGTGGTGCTCATGGCGGACGGGGCCGGGGAAGCCTTGGGGGTGCGCAGCTTCGGCATGATCAGGCCGTCGTCACTGGGGATCGGCTCCACGGTCGGGACGCTCCCCTGCGGCACGGAAGGCCACGCGGGCAGCGTGGCGTCCGGCGTGGCCGTGACGGTGGCCGTGCGCGTGGCTGTGGCGGTCGCTGTGGCCGTACGTGTCGCGGTCGCGGTGACGGTGCTCCGCGCGGTGGCGGTCTCCGTCTCCGTGGCCGTGACGGTGCTCCGCGCGGTGGCCGTGGCGGTCTCCGTCGTCGTGGCCGTGGCGGTCACGGTGGGCGGAGTCGTGGTGACCGTGGCCGTGGTGGTGGCCGTGGCCGTGGTGGTCACGGGGACCGTGACCGGAATGCAGATCACCGGGGGGTCCTGGATCGGACAGCCGGTGATCGTCGGGTCTGCCACGGTCGCGCGGGGCGCGGCGTGGCCTGGCGTGGTGATCAGGGCAGCGAAGAGGGCGGCGACTGCTGCCGCCGCTCCCGCTGCCGTGATCGCTCGTGTGATCTGCATGCCGACGACACTGTTACGCGCGGAACATGACGTCCAGGTTTCGGACGAAAACGAGACCGAACCGTTACGGAGTTGGGGCTCCAGGTCGTCAACCTGCACTGACGCACAACGCGCCTACCAGCAGAGACATCAAAACCGCCCCCGGAATACGGACACGACAAAACCTCTAGACGTCAACCAAAGCTGACCGGCCGGAATCCGCCGCCACCGACACCAACCGCATGTCGTGGGGCGGTGTTCTCCTCCTCTCTTAAGGATCTTGTCTGAGTGCGTCTGTGAGCGTCTGTGATCGCCGCCTGGCCTCTCACTGCCAGGCCGCACCTGATCGCCGCTCAGCCGCGACCATGAAGGCCATTCCGGAGGTGTTGCGGCGCGACCGCCGCGCGTCTCTCGCGTCGCCTGTACTCACCACGACGGACAAGCAGCCAGCGACGAGGATGAGAGTGCCCGGCCGAGCTGGTCGGCTGTGTGCGGCTCGGTGCATGGCTGGTCATGGCGGGAGGGGGTCTTGCAGCGTCGGCGTGGCGCGAACGGTGTGGTGTGGTGCGCGTTGCGCGTCTTCGGCGGCTACCTGGGCCCGCCGTTGCCGGTAGGCGTCCATCTGGTCCCAGATCGCTCGGGCGTCGGGCCGGCCGCTGATGGCGGCGGCGAGGTCGAGGAAGTCGCGGTCTCGCTGGTCGAGTCGGGCGCGCAGCTCTCGGTTCTCGGCGCGGAGGCGGCGGAGTTCTTCGATGGGGAGTTCGCAGGTGCAGGTGTCGGGGTCTTCGAGGCGTTCGTAGCAGCAGGGGATGAGGAAGCGTTCGCCTGGCCGGTCGGGGTTTTCGTACCAGTGGCATGGGTCGTGCTGCACTGGGTCTCCTTGGGGCGGCAAATGGTGATCTTCGTGTTTCCACAGGCTTCCGAGCGTGATCGTTCGGACTTCCACCTGTAGGTGTACGGAGGGATGTTGATCAGTAGGGATAAAGGTTTTGTAGGTACATAGGTAGGGACATGGGCCACGCTGTGACGTGACCTGCGGGCCACGTCTGGACGTGACCCGTGCGGCCCACGTCTGGACGTGACCTAACTCGGCTACGGTGATCGTTCGGAAGCTGGTTATCCACAGGTCAGGAGCGGTGCGAGCCGCGCCGTGGCGGCGGTTCCGGCAGGCTCACGGAGGCTGGCAGTTCCGGCAGGATGTAGTCCGTCGCGTGGCCACGCCGAGCGAACATGATCACCCCGTTCTTGTCCTTGCCGACCGGCACCCGCACCTCCAGGCCCCGCTTGGACAGGCGTTGCACGGTGTCGCTCAGCCCTCGCTCGGTCAGGCCCGTCCGAGCCTGCAACAGCTCCGTCAGCGTGATCTTCGTACCGTCGTCCCGGCGGTCGCCCCGGAACGACAGCATCCGCCGCGTCGTGTCCTTCGCCCGCTCAGCGATGAGCAGCAGCACCAGCCGTTCCGACTGGGTCAGCTCGGCCGCGGCCGGGCTTTCGAGCCAAGCGGCGACCTCGCCGACCAGGCGTACGCCCACTCGAACCCCTTCCCCTGGACACGGCGATGGGAGCCCGTCCACTGAGGGAAGTGGTCGAGCCCCCACCGTATGTGCGGTGTTGGTGATGTGGCGAGGTCCTGGCCAGGTGATCGCGCATCAACGATCGTGCCCGATCACCTGGCGCTGCGGGAGTGTCCAAAAGGGGTTCACTCGCCGGACGGCGGAACCGCCAACGAACGTCACAAGCCCCCGAGCACCGCCATCGCGAGGCGGCGGACCGCGGCCGGGGTGGTGTCGTGCGGGTGGTCCGGCGCGTACGTCTTCACGTTCGCCTCGTCGCCGCGCACCCGGCCGGCGCCGACGAGGGTCCCGTCCGCGAGGCCGCAGTACAGCAGCCGTGCGTCCTTGCCGAAGTTCGGGTCTTCCAGAACCTTTGCCTCGTAGGCGACCGCGACCGCCACGACCTGGAGCTCCTCGGGGACGAGCGGGCACAGCATGGGCGGGCCGGCGGCGGCGAGCGCGTCGGCGACGAGCTGCCCGTCGCTGATCCAGTCGGACGGGAACACCGGCGTGACGCCGAGCGTCCCCGGCGTGTTCGGGTCCTGGCCGGCGAACACGGTGATCAGCATGAGGGTGGGCTGGACGTTCCAGTCTCCGGCGTCCTCGAAGTTCTGCTCCAGGCGGGTGATGAACGTCTTGGCGGCGTCGGCGGTGAGTTCAGGCATGGCGGTTCTGGTCCTCTTCGTTGTGGTGGTTGGTCGCCGCGGCGAGCAGTTCTCGGGCCTCGGCCTGGGGGCAGCGCTCGTCAGGCTCCAGCGACAGGTAGCCGTGGGTCTGGCAGCCGCCGTGGTGGTCGAAGTCGCACTCTTCGTCGTCGGTGAGGGCTTGGAGGAGTTCGACCGGGACGACCATCAGGCCCCCGGCGGCGAGCGCTCGTTCATCGAGTGTCCCGCCCTCCACGACGCGCCGGTGCACCTCGGCAATGACCGCGAGGACGACCGGGGCGACGAGGTCGTCGGCTTCCATGCCGACCCGCCAGTTCGCGGCGGCGAGCCCGCGGCGGCCGGCCTCCATGAAGGGCACGAGCTCGCGCGCCACCTCGGGGATGTTCTCTCTCCTGGGATCAGCCACGGCGCACCGCCCTGGGCTTGCGCTTGCCGAACGGGACGGTGTTCTTCAGTGCCGCGAGGGTCTGCGCGAACTCCTCCTGGTGGGCCTCGATGAGGAGCGCAATCGCCCGCAGCTCGTCCCGCAGTGGCGCCTCGTGATCCACTCCGCCCCAGTAGGTGACGCCACGCACATCGCGTGCCAGCACGGCGACGGGGTTGGTGTTCCAGTCCGGCCAGCGTTCAGCCGTGTCGAAGCACGTCATGCACGTCGTCATCGCGGCTCGCTTCTTGCCCAGCTTGCGGACCTTCGCGATGAACTGGTCGCGGGTGATGGCGTGCTCGTTCGGCGGCTTGCGGCACTCGGTGAGCTGTTCGTCCCGCCACGGCAGCTTGGGCCGGATGACGTGTTGCAGGGGCATGTCATCGGTCATGGCTGTTGCCCACCTTCCGCATCTCGGTCAGGACGCTCTGCGCCGCGTACGACAGCCGCCCCATCAGCTCCTCCACGCGGGCCTGCCGCTGCTGGAGCCGGATGTGGTCACCGCAGTCGGCCAGAGCTGCCGCCAGTTCGTGCGGGGTCATCTGGTCCAGCGTGGTGCCGTCGCCCCAGGTGAAGCCGTCGAGCTTCGCGCCGAGCAGCTTCTCCAGTTCGTCCAGGAGGTTGAGACGGCGGCGCATCCGCTCGCTCAAGCCCGTCTGAGTCGCGTTCTGCTGAGCCTCGGTGCGCGCCTTGTAGAGTGCGGCGCGGTGCTCCTCACGCATCTTGTCCATCTCGGCCAGGCGGGTGTTGTCTGTCCGCCTGACCAGGGTGGCGAGCAGGTCCATCGTGAGCTGGGCCGTCTTCACCTCCGCGTCCACGATGGTCCGGAACCGCCGCCGGTTCGCAGAGGCGGGCGGCTCCATGAGCCCCCAGCCGGTGGGCAGCTCGTTCTTGTGGACGATGCCCGCGGGGGCGACGATCCAGAAGCCTGTGCAGTACGGCCACCAGGCGTCGGCCTTGCCGGGGTTGTCGAGCTCGCGCAGCCAGTCGGATCGCTGTGTCTTGAGCTCGTGGACGTCGAGGGAGTAGCCGCGCGACGGCCACAGCCCGATCCGGACGAGGTCGGCTCGGCCGCCGGTGCCGGGCGCTTCGACTTCGCGGAGCAGGATCTCGCCGTCGCGGGCGGCGCCGGGCTTGCGGTAGTGGCGTTCGAGCGCGTCATACAGGGTGGTGGTGTTCACCTGGTCCTCCTGGTCCAGCGGAAGACGAGCATCGGGAAGGGCAGGACGTAGACCGCGGCCGGGGCGATGTAGATGCCGACCCACAGGTCTCGCGGCTCGATGTAGATGGCCAGGCGGCCGAGGGTGCAGCGGCGCATCTTCACGCTCTCTCCCTGAGATGAGCGCGGACGGACGCGAGCGCGGCCATCTCCCGTTCGGGCGGCGGCTCGCACATGTCGAGGTAGTTCGCGGCCACCTCTACGACGACGCGCAGGTCCTCCTCGGGCACGGTGGCCTGGCCGATGTTGTGGTCGATGAGGGCGCGGAACACCTTGGCGGTGACCTCGGCGGGCGTCATGCCCGCGTTCATCGCCCGGCCGATCACCTCGGACAGCGTCAGAGAGCTGATCATGCCGTCACCTCGCGGTTCCAGATGGCCTGAGCCGCCGTGAAGAGGGGCTGCTGAACCGTTTCGGCTTCGGCGCGGCGGCGCAGCTCGGCGAGCGTGAGCGGACGCTTCACGCCGTTGCGGGTCTCGGTGAGGATCGCGACGTCCTTCCCGAACATCTCCCGGAACTCCTGCTCCTGCCGCTCCGCCTGGGCGTACCGATCCGGGTGCAGTCGGAGCGTGAGCTTCCACTGCGCCTGCCCAGCGCGCACGCACACGCCGCCGCAGTTGCAGTGCTCGTAGCCATCGGCGTACGGGCGGGGCGGCTCCAGCTTGAGCTTCGCGCACTCGGCGATCATCCGCTTCTTGTCCCAGTGCGGCTTGTCGCACAGGGGGAACTCGACCCGCCATGGCGCCCAGCCCTTCACGACGCCGGGGCAGCGGCGCCGCTCGAAGTAGTCGATGCCGACGTACAGCACCGTGTCGGCCGGGCCGCAGTGCTCCTCCAGCCACGCGCGGCAGGGCTTCTGCTTGAGCCGCTTCGTGCACGGCGCGAGCCGGGAATTGCCCAGGAAGTGCTCATCGTGGAACACCTCGAACGGCGTCCGGCCATCCTTGACGGTGACGAGTGGCACGTCCAGGTGGGCGACGGCGTCGGCGAGGAACCGGTAGAGGTCCGGGTCCTCCACGGTGGTGTCGGCGAACAGGAGGGTCATGTCGGCGGTGCCGTGGCGTTCGGCGACGCGCTTGGCGGCCCAGAACGAGCCGAGGCCGCCGCTCATCTGGATCACGTGCCGGGTCATGACAGCTCCGCCCGTCTGGCCGCGGCCCAGGCCACTTCGGCGGCGTGCGCGACCAGTTGGCCCAGGTGAGCCTTCACCTGTTTCGGGTCGTCGCCCATCTCCGCGACCACGGCGTTCAGGCTGGGCTTGTCGTGGGCGATGTACGCCTGCATGACGCGGTTGGCCCACACGTAGGCGGGACGCGCCTCCGGCGGCTGGACGGTCTCGCCGTCGTCGTTCACGTAGACGACGGCCACGTTGGTGCCGAGAGGCACCCGGAGGTGAGCGCGGATCGCGGCGCACCACGTGAAGATCGCGTCGTAGGCGCCGGGCATGCCGTGCTCGGCCAGCAGGAGGCGGATGGTGTCGGCGACGGTGGCGGCGTCGTTGTTGACGGCGGCGTCGAGCGCGGTCCTGGCGTACGCGACCGCGTAGGGGTTGAACGGGCTGGGGGTGTTCTCGGTCATCGGCCGTCCGCCTTCCGGGCCTGGCGGGCGCGGACGACCCGGAGGCCGTCCTCGGTCAGGGAGAGGCCCTTGCTGCTGCGGCCGGTCACCTGGATGGTGATGAGCCCCGCGCTCCGCGCGGTGTTGATGGTGCCGGTGCCGCAGGTGTGCGCCCCGGACTGCCACCTGCCGTTGGGGGCGGACTGGTAGGTGACGAGTCCGTCGCGCTGGTGGTCGGGGCTGTCGGCGAGCGCGTCGAGCAGGCGCCCGACCGCTTGCCCGACCTGGCGGACGCTGGTGTAGGTGTGGCGGTGGTGGGTCACTGGTGTCCTTCCTGGTTACGGCTGGTCTTCTCGGATGTGGTGGATCAGGTCGGCCAGGCCCGGCGGGACGTCGTCCTCGCCGTCGTGGCCGAGGGTCGCGAGGATGAGCCGGACGGCGTGCTCGCGGTCGATGTAGCGGGCCGCGGCCTCGTCCGCCGGGCTGGCCGGCGGCGTCTCGGGCGCGGCGGGTTCCTGCTCGTGGAAGCCCTTGAGGGCGATGCCGTACTGGCCGCGCCGGGTGATGGGCACCCACGTGGCGGCGACGAGCGCGCCGTGTTCGAGCGCGGCGGCCACGCCGTGGTCGATGACCGTGCCCCGGATGGTGCGTGGGAGATCATCGGCGAACATCGGGTACGTGGCCGGCCCGTGGACGTCCTTCCACAGCACGTAGCGCGCGGTGCCGCGCAGCCCGTGGGTGTGGTGCAGCCGCAGCAGCGCGGGGAACGGTTTCGGCTTCTCCCAGGTGATGGTGTCGGGGTCGAGGCCGGTGGTGTCGAGGATGATGCCGCCGAACGCGTCGTGCGGGACGGAGGAGGGGACCGCGCCGGGCTGCTCGTGCGCAGGCCGGGCCGGGCTCACGCTTCGTCTCCCTCGTCCTGGTTGATACCAGCTCGCTTCTCGATCACCTTCGCGAGCTCAGCGAAGGCGAGCGCGGCACCCCGCTGGGTCACCGCAGTGGGGTCGTCGGGCGGCCTGCGTGCGAGCGGGTTGACGCGGCCGGCGGGGGTGAGCCGCCAGCCGTGCCCGTTCATGTCGGTGATGAAGCGGCGCGCGAACACGTCGGCGGGCTCGCGCTGGCCGGGTTCGGTGGCGTCGCGTTCGCGCAGCCGCTTGGCCAGCGCCTGCACGGCCTCGTCCATGGCCCGTTTCTGGAAGTCGGCTGCGGTGCTCACACCTGCCCCTTCTCCTTGTTCCTGCGCCGCCGGTCGGCGGCGCGGCGCTGCTCCTTGCGGTGGTCGAGCTGGCGTTCGTGGTAGTTGTCGCCGTGCCAGACGCCGCCCCGCTGGATCGGTTCGGCGAAGCCGCGCTCGTACTGGGCGCACTTCACCCGGACCTCGCAGCCGGCGCACAGGGCCTTCGCTCGCGCTTCGCGGTCCTCCTTCTCCTGCGTCGTCTCCGTCTTGTCCTCGTCGGCGGCCGGGCCGAAGAACAGCTCGTGCCCGATGCGGTGGCATGCCGCGTCGGCGAACCACTCCGGTTCCTGCGGGATGTCGATCGGGCCGGACCGGTACGGGTCAGGGGCGGAGCGGTAGCCGCGGCTCACCGCTGCTCCTCGAACGGGTCGAGCAGGCCGGGGATCGCCGCGGCGGCGGCCAGATACCGGTTGATCATCCGCGTGGATCGCCGCATCCTGCCCGCGATCTCCTGCGGAGTCAGGCCCGCGATGTGCCAGTCTGCGGCCTGCTTGACGAGCGCGTACGCGTCCGGCGTCGTCGGCATCCACGCCGGGCGGTCGGCGGTGCGTGTGACTTCGAGTCCGGCCGCGCGCAGCGCACGCAGCAGCAGGTGCGGGGTCGGGTTGGGGCGGGCCAGAGCCTTCGTCAGGACGGCTACGGCCGATGTCGTGGTGGCCACGATCTACTCCTGGAACGTGTGGTGGTGGTGGATGTTCGGGTGGTCAGCCAGCCGCCGTGCGGCTTCGAGGTCGGCGTCGGTCAGGTCGCGGCCCTCGATGACGGCCACGGCGCGGGTGCGGTCGTCGTTCCAGACGGCGGCGCGCGGCTGGTCCGGCATGGCCGGCCGTTGGCGGTTCTGCCAACGTCGCTCGTCGGCGACGTCGGATGGGGTTTTCACGGTCCCTCCTTGCGGTGCAGGGTGACGTGGTCGAGCACGTGGCGATGCTCGTCCGGTACGTGAACCTCGGGGTGGCCGAGGCGGTCGAGGATGAGCCAGCGCGCCCAGGCGGCGTCGCACTCGTCCTCGCTGGGGAACCGGGCGCCCGCGAACCGTAAGGCGGCGTCGCCCATCTGCTTCTTGGAGGCGTCGGCGTCCCCGGTGGCGTACTGCTTGAGGTGCTTGATGTTGATGACGGCGATGGCGATCCCGGCCCGCCAGCAGGCGAGCCGCACCGACCCGCCGATCTCGGCGAGCCGGTGCGTGGCCGACGACTGCTTGGTGAAGGCGTAGTCCTCGATGCCGATCGCCTCGGTGCCCGCCCCGATGATGAGGCGGGCGCACTCGGCATCGACGTGGTCCATCCGCCGCATGTTGTCGGCCAGCGTCCGCTTCTCCCCCCGCCTCACCCTCACCCTGGGGGCGGTGATGAGGCGGGTGCTGCCGTCCGGCAGGGCCAGGCCGGTCTTCTCGGCGGCCTGGTCGAGCCCGGCCACACACGGCGGGGTGGTCATCGCGGTTCGTCTCCCTCGGCCTGGGTGCCGTCCGGGCCGGCGGCCTGGGCGCGCAGCATGGCCAGCTCGCTTTCGGCCTCGCGGAGGTCCGCTCTCGCCTGGTACAGCTCGCGCTCCTTGCCTGCGGCGGCTTTCTGCCACTGCTGGGCCTGGTCGTGCGCGGTCACGCTGTAGGCGTGCATGGCGGCGATCTGCCGTTCGGAGCGGTTCTCCGCGACCACGTCCGCGACGCCGTACCCGCAGGCGAGACCGGCGCCGAGGCAGATGACGGCGACCAGGAACGTCGCGACCCCGGCGGAGATGAACGCCGCCAGCCACACCGCGCCGCCGACCACGGTCATGGCGGCGAGGAACGCGGCGCTCGGCACCGGAGAGGGTCGGGTCATGAGGTTTCGACCGCCGTTTCGACCGGCGCGGGCCGCAGGGCGGCCTCCACCTCGGCCCAGGTGCGGTCCGTCCGGTCGTTCCAGTTCGTCAGCCACTCCCTGGTGGACAGCTCGTCGTGCTCGGGGTCGCGGCCAAGGGCGGCGGCGAGCTCGTCCATCAGGTTGTGCGCGACCTCCCACCGGGCGAGGAACGCGGCGTCCGTGTGGCGAGGCTTACGGCGGGCCAGCGCGAACGGCGGCAGCCCGGCAGCGCGGCCCAGCGCCTCGACCAGGCAGCAGCCGACCTTTCCGCCTCCCTTGCGGGTGCGGGTGCGGGCGTAGTCGCCCTGAATCCAGCCGCCGCGGCGGAGCACGACGAGGGCGCCCGACCGGATCGAGTCGGGGGCGGGCACGGAATCGGTGGCGGTCATCCTTGTTCCTTCCGAGGAGTGATTCCTGCGAGGGCCAGGTCCTCCGGCGTGCACGGGGCGACGCCGATCTCCTGGCCGGGGTAATCGAGTCCGGCCTGCACGAACGCCGCCGCCGCGCCGAGGAGCGGCAGCGGGTGCTCCGGGTCGAGCGCGACGCCGTTGACGAACACGAGCCAGAACAGGCCGGACTTCCAACTGGAGTCGATCGCCGCCGCGGCGGGGGCAGTCAGCGTGTTCACGCGACCGGGCCCTCCCCGCCGGCGCGGCCCGGCGTGAAGAGGCTGCCGAGCGGCGGCATCGTGCACTTCTCCATGGCGGGCAGGTGCGTGGTGTCGCCGACGTGCACCGGGCCGCGCACCGGGTCCAGGACAGCGATCCGGCCGCAGAAGCACACCTGCGTCGGCAGCTCGTTCTCGCTGCCCTCCGCGTTGCCGAGGAGGGCGAGGAGCTGGGCGCGGCTGGCCTCCAGCGCGGCCAGGTGCTCGCGGGCGGCGTCCGTCTCCTGGTCGAGCTCCAGTTCGGCGGCGGCCTTCTGCGCGTCGAGCTGGACGCGGCGGGTGCCCAGCTCGTCCAGGTGCCGCTTCGCCCCGGCGATGGTGTCGTTGACCTGCTGGACGCCGTTGGCCAGGTAGGTGCGAACGGCGGGCGTCATCGCCGAGACGCTGGCCTGGCCGGTCTGGTCGGCCTCGGGGAGAGAGTCGATCGACATGGTGGTCCTTTCTCGGGGGGGTGCGGGTAGGGCCGGCTGAGCGCGCCCGCCTCGTGCGTGCAGAAGCGCGCCCAGCCGGGGCTTCAGGGGGTGTCGGTCACGCTCCGGCGCGTGGTGACGACGTAGCCGCCCACGGAGTACCACGGCAGACGGCGGGCGATCCCGCAGCCGATGCACTTGCATTCGGCCTGCTCGTCCCGCGCGCCGTCACTGGTGTAGGCGCGCGTGGCGTGCCCGGCTAGCTCCTCGCGTAGCGTGCCGAGGAGCATGTCGCGTTCGGCCCGCAGCTCGGCGAGGTCTTCGGCGAAGATGGCTTCCCGGCAGTCGCACGCGGTGCGGTGGTCCGTGCACGTCTCCCAGCGGGGGTCGAGCGTGTTCTTCGGAGGCGGCTGGCTGACGTACAGGTGGAACGTGGGCCGGGTCGAGCCGTTGGAGAACGTGACGATGTGCGGGAGCGCGATCTCCTTGGAGGCCATCAGGACGCACCTCCCCGCCCGGCGATGGCCTGCCGGTACATGTCCGGCGTGACCTGGCCTTGGCCTGGGTCGGCGGCCAACGCCTTGAGGAACGCGTCCAGGTGCATGTTCGACACCTGGTTGAGCTGCGTCACGGGCGCCTTACTGCGTCGCCGGGTGTTGGCGTTGACCCACCAGCACACGGCCGGGGTCAGTTCCTCGCGGGTGCCTCCCATGTCGGTCCACACCGTGACGATCCGCAGCTTGAGGTCGTCACAGCGGGCCCGCGCCTCGACTTCGAGCTTGGCTATCGCTTCGTCCGCCTTCGCGGCGATGAGCTGAGCAGTGGAGGAGACCTCCACGGCGACATTCTGAGCGAGCCACGGGAAGCGGGCGTCTTCGCTGATGCCCGCCTCGCCGAACAGCGTGTTCAGCTTGGTCAGGGTGGCCCGGTTGGCGGCGCCGACCGGTCGCCGAGGCTGCTCCCGCTGAGGAGCCGGGGGCGCTTCGGGCGCGTCGGCCGGAGCCGCAGGTGCTTCCGGTGTGGGAGGCGCCTGGGGCGGCGGAGCTGTCTGCGGAGCTGGAGCGTCCGACGCCGGACCATTCAGGTAGAGACCCTGGGTGACGGCGTCCTGCACCTTCCGGATGTCGTCACTCTTCATTTCCCGAGGGTGGTTGAGCTGGCGGTTCAGGACCTTCGCCGCGTACGCGAGCATCGCCGGGCCGAGGACACCTTTGGCTTTGAGCGCCGCCCCGAGAGCGTCCAGCAGTTCATCCTTGGATAGCTCGTCGGGCTCCTGCTCGTCGGCTGGCCCGTCCACGCGTTCGGCGATGAGCCTGATGACGGAGCGGGGCCGCGGCGCCTGCTCCGGCCCGCTGCCGTTCTCCTCCCCATCGCCGCTGTCGCTGGTGTCGCCGCGGTTGGGGTGGACGGTCACCTGGAGGATGTCGCCGCGCGGATCATCGTCGGTGCGGGTCCCCTCGTCGGCGTACGCGGCGGTGACCAGTTCGATCGTCTGCGGTAGCAGCTTGACCAGCCGCGCTCGGATCATGGTCTTCTTGCCCTGCTCATCGAACTCGGGCGAGTGCTCGCCGTTCTCCCACCACGGGCCGCTGCTGCGGGCCATCGCGTACTTGTTGCGGTGGCGGACCATCTGCGTGTGCGTCATCGGCTCGGTGACGTGGACCTCGCCCCGGTACTTCGCCATCGCGAAGTAGTCGATGGTGGCTCGCTCGTCACGGCGCGGATCACGCCGGTTGGGCCTGTACCTGACGTTCCACACGCCGTTCTCAAACCACGTGTCGAAGTCGTCGCCCTCCTTCACGGCGTACGCGCCGAGGAGCGTGGTAGCGGGGTCGCGATAGCCGATGTCCGTCAGCCCCTTGTAGCCGACGATCAGCGTGGCATCCAGCCGTCCGCCCGCCTTCTTGTTCTTCATCGGGATCAGCCAGGCGTGGCCGAGCGCGGGGACGTGCGGGCGCAGGTTGAGCTGCGCGCACGTCACGAGCCCGCCGATCACGCTCGGGGCGTAGACGTTGGCCAGGTCGGGGTTGTTGGCGAGCGCGTTGCGGGCGTCCTGGAGGAAGCGTTCGACGCGGACGCCGGGCGGCAGCGCCTCCCGGAACACCAGCTCGTAGTCGGTGATGGTGTCGTCCAGCTTCGCGAGCCGGTCCTTCTGGTGCGGAGTGAGTTCAGCGCCCATCGGAGTCTCCTTCCAGGGCGGGAAGCTTGATCTTGTGGAGGTTCCGCACGGCCTGGATGTGCGGGTGCGGGCCGCGGTTGCGGCGGCGGGTCGCGATGAGCTGGCCATTGAGGTACAGCTTTTTCGCGTGCCCGGCCTCGGCCGCCATGTCGGCCTTGGCGCCGGTCAGCTCCTCCTCGGCCGCGTCGAACGCGAGCTGGGCCTTGACGTACCGGACGCCGACTTTGTCCGAGACGCTGATCGACAGGTCCTCATCGATCTCCGGGTGAGCCGCGCGGAGCGCCCGGTAGGTGTGCGGGTGGTGGTCGAGCGGCGGCATGACGCCCCACAGCAGGTTCCTGCGGAACTCGGCCACCTGGGCGACCAGCGCGCGGGCCGCCTCCGCGTCGTACTCGACCACGTACTCCGCGAACTCCAGGCCGGGCCCGATCATCGGCACGTACCAGCGGTCCACCTGGTGGAAGTGCGCGTACCACATGGACTGCACCCAGTACGGGAGCGGGATCTCGTCGGTGCCGGGCTCGCCCCACTCATCGCGGTAGCGCGCCGACTTGTACTCGCCGCCCGCCACCAGCCGGCCGCGGTAGTAGCAGAGCGCGTCGGGGTTGGTGAGCATCCAGCCGCTGGCGTACGTGCCAGGGTGGTCCACGATCTCCCACTCCGGGTGGCACTTGCGGAAGTAGGCGGCGAGCGAGGGTTCGAGGAGGTTGCCGCGTTCTGCGTCCTCGCCCGGCTCCTCGCGCTCCACGCGGCCGGTGAGGATCATCGCCAGGCCGTACGGGGAGATGAAGGTGCTGAACCCGAGGGCGGCGGCGGCGTCGGTGCCGCCGAAGCGCGGCCCGTCCTCGGCCATGCGGGTGGCGAGCCATTCGGGGCTGCCCGGCTCGAACCGGCCGAGCAGTTCGGGTGTTGCGGTGAGCGTGGCCATCAGAACGGCGGCTCGTCGCCCAGGTCGTGGTCTTCAGCCCGGTCGCGGTCTTCAGCTTCCCGGCGTTCCCGGCCCTTGTACGCGATCCTCCACGGGCCGTGCAGAGGCAGCAGCTCCTCGGGGTCGCTGAGACCGTGACGGCCGTGCTCGGTCACCAGCGTGACGGCGTCGGGCACGTCCTGGACGGCGAACCACTCGCGGCCCTCGCCGTCCCGCCACACGTCGCCGCGCATGGGCGGCCAGTAGCGGGGGGTGAGGACCTCGATGGTGATGGCTGCGCTGTCCAGCGGGACCTTGAAGGTGAGCCGGGGGGTGTGGGGCGCCGGGACGGCGACCCATATGTCCTTGTCGTCCAGGAGGTTGGCTTCGCCGATGATGGTGATCCGCAGGCGGTCGCCCGGCTTGATGTTGTGCTTCATCAGCGCTTGGCCCCCTGCTCGGTGAGGACGGCGCGGGCCTGGGTGATGGCGTGGTCGGCGGCGGTCACGTCGCCGCCGTAGTGGATGATGAGCAGGTCGCGGGCGTCGCTGCGGAGGGTGGCGTCGCTGGTCGCGATGAGCGCGAGGTCGGCGGCGCGGTTGGCGGCGTGCTGGGTGTGGGGGCTGGTCATGTGTCTCCCTGATCGTGGTTGGCGGTTCCGCCAACCTCGGGGCGGGTGCGGATGTGGCGTTTCCGCTGGTGGTGGTGGTCGCCGCAAGACTTGTTGATCTTGGTCTGGCGTGTCTCGCGACACCTCCAGCCTACGCCTTTGCGGCGCAGATGTCACGGCTCTGGCGCGTCGCTCGCGCCGCCGACTGAGCGGCGAATCAAGATCAGTAACCACTGTTAATGATCTTGACTGATGACATTGAGACGCGACCGACGCCAACACGGGTGATACGCTCGCGTCGATCCCAGCCCGCCACGGCACGCCACGAGGGGATACCACCAGATGACCGCCACCAGGACCACCCAGCTCAGCCCTGAAATGGCGCTCCTCGTCCGCTACCGCAAGCGCGAGGGCAGCCCCGAACCCGAACTCGGCGTCCGCCCCCTCGCACGAAAGATCAGCGAAGCGTCCGGGCACAAGTTCAACGAACAGTTCTGGCGACGACGAGAATCCGGCATGGTCACCGACATCTCAGACAAGGACCTCGCCTGGTGGGCCTGGGGCGTCGGCGCCCCCGCCGACGAGCTCGCCGCCACCGGCCGCACCGTCGCCGCCGACCTCCTGCGCCAGATCCTCACCGACCAGGAGGACAAAGCCGCCGCCGCCGAGCAAGCCGCCACCCGCGCGGCCGACGCCTTGGAAGGCTTTCTCCGGAAGGCGTACGCGGACATCGACGCGTTGAAAGCCTCCGACGCGGAGAAGGCTCGCATGAAGCGGTTCCTGCTGGAGAGGACCCGGCAGGTCCTCGACCGCGAGCAGGCCACCACCCGCTGAACGTCGCCGCTCCTCCGCCGGGGGCCGGCGTCTCCGCTGACCGTCCTCGTGGCACGAGGGGAGCAGCACGGCAACGTGGCCGTCTGGCCTGCCGCTCGACCCGCTCCGAGGTGTGTCACCGAGCCCCCGCTCCTGCCTCTTGCCTACCTGTTGTGGTGGATGCCGCCTTGTGTGACGCCAGTGAGAAGCGAACGGTTGTCACGTTCCTGAAGTTTTTTCTCACGAGCGGCGCGCGCAAGCTCACGAGCGTGACGAGCCCCCGCGCGTGAGGCCGACCACCACGCCAGCCCGTAGCGGACATCAGCGATCAGGCGGCCCCCGGCGTGCAGCGGCACGATCAGCCACGCCGCCAGCAGCAGCGCGGTGAACGGCACAACTTCGGCAGCGGCCAGCACCACCACGGGCGCCATCAAACCCGCCGTCAGCGAGGCGAGGTCGGCCGGCCACCGAGTTCCGTGCCGAGTCCGGCCCTGTGTTCGGCCTCGTCTCCCTCGCGGTGGCCGGGTCACCATCCCCCGTAGCCGTTCCGGGAACCAAGGCGAGTGGCGGCCGGGGTGGTTCCTGAGCGGGGATTGGTCACGAGGACTCCCAACGATAGCCATCACCATGCGGCGGCAGTTACATTTTCTCGGTCGCCACTTACATCGGCGTCCGATGTTCGCCCGTGGGGGCACACCGTGTCAACACGTCAAGGGAGACGATCCTGGTGGAAAAGTTCGCCGAACGGCTACGGGACGTCATGGCACGGCGGGGCCTCGTGGACCAGCAGGTCGCCGACATGGTCATGGAACAGACGGGCGTGCGCATGACGCGCGCCTACATCACGCAGCTCAGGACCGGCACGCAACGCAACCCCACGATCGGGCGGCTACGAGCGCTGGCCCAGGTCCTCCAGGTACGCGCCTCGTACCTGCTCGGCGAACCGGACCCGGCCGACGAGGCACCGTTCGCGGGCCTGTCGATCGAGTCGCGCGAGGCGATGCGGGTCGTGCTCGACCTGGCGCGGCGAGCTGACCGGATGCCCTCGGCCGGACGGAACACGGCACCGCGCCCTGCCGTGGCCGACGACACGACCCTGCACGTCTACCATCCGTTCACCGCCCAGGAGGTGGCGCAGGCGCTCGCTCCCGCTCATCCCCTGCCGAACCGCGTGGGCGGTCGGCTCCGGGAACTACGCAAAGCCGCGAGCCTGTCCACGGCGGAAGCCGACCTGGTGGTCGGCGGCGAACCGGGCCTGGTCGAAAGTATCGAGGCGGGCAGTACGCCGCCGTCGCCGGCGATGCTCAGCGCGCTCCTGACCCGGTACGGGGTGGTGGACGTCTACCAGCAGAAGCTGTTCACATCGGCTGCGGCGGGCCTGCTCGATGACCGGTGGTGGTACCGCTTCTTCGGGCGGCTGCCGGTGTGGCTGCTGGCCTATCTGGAGATGGAGGACAGCGCCGAGCTGATTCGTCTCTACGACAACGCTACCGTGCCCGCGCTGCTCCAGCACCCCGACTACGCGCTGGCGGTCCGGCAGGCCGCCCACTTCCCGCAGGTCGCGGCCGACCAGTTCGACCTGGCACTGGAAATCGTGGGTGAGCGGCAGCGGCGTTTCCTGGAGAACGATGCCGTGATCTGGGCGGTCCTTCAGGAGAGCGTCCTGCTGGACAATCTGGGCGGCATCGATGTGCAGCTCCGCCAAATCGATCACCTGATGGAGCTGGCCGCCCGGCCGGACAGCAGAGTCCGCATCCAGATCAACCGCAGCGGCCCGGACAGGTACCGGCCGCGCGGCGGCACGTTCTCGCTGATGCGGCTGCCAGGCAAGGGAAACCCGGACGTGGTGTGGCTGCCGTCGCTTCGCGAAGACACGATGCTGGCCGACGCGGCGAGCGTGATGGCGTACTCGACGGCGCACGGGCGTCTCGCGGTGTCGGCGACCCAGCCGGACGACGCGATCAAGGAACTGGCCCGCATCCGGACGGTGTGTGAAGCGAATCATTCCGGCGACCCCGGATTAGGGTGATCGCCATGAACGGCTCCTTAGACTGGCGCGCTGTGGACCCGGACGTCCCGAACGCCGCGCGCATGTATAACTACTTTCTGGGCGGCAAGGATCACTTCCCCGCCGACGTCGCAGCGGCCCGCAAGGTGCAAACCCTGGAGCCGGTCGTCGTGGAGGCATCACGGGAGAACCGGCACTTCCTGCGCCGCGCCGTCACCTTCCTCACCGAACAGGGCATCCGGCAGTTCCTCGACATCGGGGCCGGGCTGCCCTCCCAAGGGAACGTGCACGAGATATCCCCCGAAGCGCGCGTCGTCTACGTGGACAACGACCCTGTGGTGATCGCCCACGGCCGGGCGCTCATGGCCGGCCACAAGGGCGAGCTGGTGCGAGTGCTGCTCGGCGACGCACGCGAGCCGCACGCCATCCTCACCGACCCACAGGTGGCCGGCTTCCTCGACTTCTCCCAGCCTCTCGCTCTGCTCATGGTGGGACTGCTGCACTTCGTGCCGGACCGGCAGAACGCCGACCAGGTGGTGGCGACCCTCACCGCGGCGCTCGGGCCTGGCAGCTACGTCGTCATCAGTCATGGGACCGGCGAAAAACACGACCGCCAGAACGCCGCCGCCATCGGCCAGGTGTACGAGAGCGCCATGCCGTACCAGATGCGCACCAGAGCCGAGATCGAGCGGTTCTTCACCGGGCTCGACCTGGTGGAGCCCGGCCTGGTGCCGGTCACCGACTGGCGCCCTGACGGGATCACCGAAGGGGTCCCCGGCGACCGGCTCGGCCTTCTGGCGGGCGTCGGCCGCGTCCGCTAGCGCGCTCTGACGGTGGTCGGCAGGCTGGACAGCCCGTGGATACTCGGGTGGTACACGCGGACGGGCTCGCCCACCTGATAGTCCTCGTGCACGGCGGTGACCAGTTCCTCCAGCACGACGCGGTTTTCGAGCCGCGCCAGGCTCGCGCCGAGACAGAAGTGCGGCCCGGTGCCGAACGCGAGCGTGCGAGAGCGGTCCCGGCCGAGGTCGAACACGTCCGGGTCGGAGAAGACCGCAGGGTCCCGGTTGGCGGCGGCGAAGATGAGCAGCATCCGCGCCCCCGCCGGAACCGTGGTGCCGTACCACTCGACATCCCGAGTGACGTGCCGAGCGGTCATGTGGCCGGAGGAGTCGAACCGCAGCGTCTCCTCCACCCAGTCTCCGATCCGGGCAGGGTCGCCGAAGACGACGCTGCGCTGGTCAGGGTGGCGGGCCGCCTGGAGCCACGCGTTGCCCAGTACCTTCGTGGTGGACTCGTTGCCGGCGACGCCCAGGAGCAGCAGCACGGCACCCACGTCCTGGTCGGACAGCCGCTGACCGTCGATCTCGGCCTCGATCAGCGCTGACACCATGTCGTTGCCGGGCCGGGCACGCCGCTCAGCGATCAGCTCGGCGTAGTACGTCACGAGGTTCAGCGTGGCGGCGGCCGACGCTTCGGTGACCGCGCCCGTGGTCTCATCGCGCAGGATGTTGTCATTGGACCAGGCGAGGATCTGCTTGCGGTCCGCTGCGGGCACCCCGACGAGCTCGCTGATCACGTCGGCGGGTATGTCCTGCACGAGGTGGATGAAGTCGAAGTCGCCGCCCGCGTCGAGCACGGCGCGCAGCCGTTCCCGCGTGATCCGCCGGACGAACGGCTCCAGCTCGCCGACTCGGCGGGGCGTGAACGCGCGGCTGATCAGGGCGCGGAACTGGGTGTGCTCGGGCGGGTCCATCGCGATGAACGATTGGCGCCGGGCCATGTCTTTCGACCATAAGCCCAGGTCAACGCCGTAACTGTTGCTGTAGGTGTTCGGGTCGCGGCCTGCTGCGTGCACATCGGCGTGCCGCGTCAGAGCCCAGAAGTCGAGCTCGTCGTTGCGGTAGAGGGGCGCCTGCTCGCGCAGCCGGGCGTACGTCGGGTACGGGTCCTCGTGCATGGCGCGGTCGTACGGGCTGTAGCTGATGACGCTCATGTGACCTCGATCGCGTAGGGGCGCAGGCCGATGAAAGGGTGCTGTGGCTCCAGCTTCGCAGTCGTTCCCAAGCGCGGGCAACGCTTCGTCCGGCCCCGGACACCGACTCCTCCAAGACGGGTAACGATCTAGCATCACCGCACCTGGAGCCCATATCGCGGCAATGCCGCGCACGGATAGCGTGACCCGCGCACCCGCTCGATCACAGACCAACGGGGGAACGTCATGAACCAGCCGGGCGTCATCTGGACCTGCATCATCGCCGCCGCGGCGCTGGCCGTTCTCCTGGCCGTTCACGCCGACCGGTTCGCCCCGGCCGCGCTGGCGCTCGCCGGCGTGCTCGCACTGTTCGCCACTGCCACGACCGTGCACGCCGTTGTCCGGCCCGCCGAGCGGCGCCCTCTCGATGAGGCGTACGCGCGCAGCTACGACCGAGTCAGCCGCCGGCTCACCCGGTCGCGTTAGCTCTCGCGCAACACCCGCAGCATCAGGGCCGCCGACTCCTTCTCGCTCAGCGCCAGGTCGTCCAACTGTCCGAACACCGCCGAGCAGGCGGCCACTCCTGGCCCGTCCTCGACCAGCAGCCCACCGCCGGACTCCACGAACAGCACATCCCCGAGCGGCGGCAGCGTAAGCAGCACGAACCCGCCGGCCATTCCGGGATGCGCTCCGACCGACCGGGGCAGCACGCGGACGCTCACATGCGGCAGGGCCGCGTCGTCCAGCAGCCGGACGAGCTGGCCGCGCATCACCGCGGTCTCACCCACCGGGAGCCGTAGCGCGTCCTCACCCACGATGACCCGCAGCCGCGCCGGGTCACCGCAGCGGATGATCCACTGGCGGGCCATCCGTGCCCGCGCCCGCAACTGCACCATCGCCGGATCGGTGTGCTGCGCGGCGAGGAGTTCCTGCGCGTAGGCGAACGTCTGGAGCAGGGTTGGCACCATCAGCGGATGCCAGTAGCGGACCTCGCGGGCTTCGGTCTCCAACGCGACGTACTCGACTGGCTCGCTCAGCGCCCCGGCACGCTCGTACGGCTCCCAGTACGGCGTGCCTCGACCTTCAGCCACCAGCCGCAAGCATGTCGTCTCGTCCTGCGTGCTGGCCTGGTAGCAGTCGAGAAGCCGCCGGACATCCCCGGCGGTCACGTACGTGTTCCGGCCGCGCTCCAGCCGCGACAGCGCGGAGGGGGTGACGCCGGCCACGTGCGCGACCTGGGCGCCGGTCATGCCGCGAGCGGCGCGTAGCCGGGCGAGTTCCATGCCGAGCAGTCGCAGCCGGTACGGCGGACTGACTCGCGACTCAGACATTTCGAGCATCTCTTCCGCTCATTGCGTTGGACACCGCGGGCTTCGGACGTTAGAGCCCAGCTTCTTCCGCAGATTCCGGGTAGCGCTTGCGCGGGTCCGGGCCGGCGAACCGGCCGCGGCCGGGCACGTGGTGGACGAGCCCTTCGGCGCGGAGCTTGCGCAGTGCGATCGTGATGGTGATCGCGGCCAGCCCGTACCGCTGCATCAGCTCCTCCTCTGGCGGCAGCGGGTCACCCGGCTTGAGCCTGCCGGACGTGATGGCTTCGCGGAGGTCTTCGACCAGGCGGCGGGACGGCGGCACGGGGGCGCTCGTCTTCCCGCCGGTCACGTAGGTGCCCTTCGCGGGCACCGTGGCGACGCGGCCCTGCTCGCGCAGCAGCCGGACCGCTTGCCGCACGGTGGTGCGGCCGACGCCATACTGGGCGCCGATTTCCAGTTCGGTCGGGAGCTGGTCACCGGGCTTCAGCCGGCCCGCGTCGATGTCAGCGGCGATGGCGGCAGCGACTTGCGGGTACTTGGCGTCGGAGCGGATCATGCGCCTACCGTACCCGGAAAGCCGAACCTGTGTATAGGAACGCGAAGACCCCGCCCGGAAGGGTGGACGTCCGGACGGGGCCTTCACGGTGCGCGGAGTATGCAGATCACGCGCGCGTACGGGGCACTCTATGTGGTCATCCGGCCCGGCGGCCAGATGTTCGCGGGGACTCTACCCCCGTTTCTTCTCCTCCTCGATGAGGACGACCGCGAGGTCCACGCAGTCGTCACAGATCGCCATGCCCGCCCCGGTGACGACGATCCGCCGCGGCTCAGGGCCTCTGCCGCACCAGTTGCAGTGCACCTCCGGGTCCACCAGCGGCTTGATCGTCACGTCGTGTCCTGGCGGTAGCAGGAACGCCAGCCGAGCCGGGCGGCGTGCCGGTTTACCAGGTTCTCCCAGCCCTCCGGCGGGGGGTAGCCCTGGCTTTCGCCGCCGCCTTCGTAGTACACGGTGGGGTCTCTCCAGACGATGCCCAGCTTCTCGGCGTCGGCCTTCACCGTGTCGATGGCGACGGTCAGCGCATCCACCTGGCCACTACCCCCAACGAAGTACCGCGTCCTGAGCGTGCCTTCCGTGGAGATCCGGCCGCGGCCGGGGTCGTCGTCTCCGTGCCCCTCGTCGTAGAAGTCCACGTGCGCTCCCCAGCCACCTCGGCTGTCGCAGCGGACGCTGATGCCTGTGGCCCAGTGACCGGGTCCGATCATGTCCTGACCTTTCGATCGAGCTGAGCGCGCACCACGACCTCGACGTCGGGCGGCACGTCCCACACGTTCTGCCAGCCCCGGCACGGCACCGGGTCGGCGAGCGGGCGCACGCCGGCCAGCAGCCAGTGCACCTGGCCCGGCTCCGCCCACGGCGCCGGACCATCGCGGGTCACGTCCACCAGCTCGGCGACGGCGATGATCGCGCCGAACACGAACCGCGGGTCATCGGCCGTCAGCGGCATCTCCGACCGGGCGGCCTCCATGACGCGCCAGTCGCACGCCCCGATCTCGTCCCAGTGCTTCCCGGCGTGGATAGCGATCTCGCCTCGGTGCCGGGTGGCGCGGGTGCGGTTCTCGACGGGCTTGAGGTCGGCAGCGACGGCCCAGGACCAGGGCTGCCAGATCGTTACGGCCTTCAGCACGCGTCGCCGCCTTCCGGGGCGAACACGTAGTGGTGCAGGTGACCGCTCGGTGAGCGCTCGGAGATGGTGAACGCGTGGCCCTCGAACGCGACCCGAGACCCTTCCCCGGCGATGAAGTCGCCGAGGACAACGACCTGGATCGGGGAGTTGAGCACGCACCCGGTCGTCACCTGCGGAGTGCCGTCATTGCTGCTGGGAGAGCTGCGCACGAGGATGAACCGGCGGCCGTCGAGGGTGGCGCGGAGCCGGTCGGCGACCCCGTCGATGTTGTCTCCCGTGAGGCGACCGTGGTAGCTGTGCCAGTCGAGTCGGCCGCTCATAGCCCCCACGCCTCCGTGAGCAGGGTGACGATTTCCTGGGCGGCGCTGCGGTCCGCGTCGGGGTCGTGCTCCTCGATGAGCTCGTCGGGGTGCTCGTACAGCTCGGGCCATTCGTCCTCGTTGAGTTCGCCGCTCTCGGCCAGAGCGGCGATCTGGTGTGCGGCGCGGTGCACGCACACCGGGTTCTCCAAGAAGCCGTCCACGGTGGCCGACCCGATCTGCGTCTCCCCGAACGTCGAGCCGTCGTTGCCTCGCGGGAGGAGCAGCTTCCGCACGAGGTTCACGAGGTCGTCTCGGGTGGCGTAGGCGATCACGTCCGTGCCGCTGGTGTTCACGCTCTCGGTGGTGCACGTGTTGGCGCTCATCGGGTTCCTTCCGGCTGAGTGGCGAACGTTGAGGTCTCGGCGGCCTGGGCCGGGCCACCGGTGGGGAGGAGTTCGTTCACGACGAGGGAGGCGTGCACCCGGCCGGCCACGTCCACGACGCCGTCGAGTTCCTGGGCGACGGCCACCGCGAGACTCGCGACGAAGTCGGCCAGCTCGCCCGGATCGCCCTCGATGACGAAGGTGTGCTGGTTACCGTGGTCGATGAGCCGCAGGTCGCGGCGGCCGACAGAGTCCGCCAGGGCGGGGTGGCCTTCGGTGTCGTCCTGGTGAGACACAACGTGGATGAGCAGTTGTGCGGCTGAGCTGCCGAGCGTGCCGTGAGGCATCAGGATCGCTCCTCGGGCTGCCGAGCGGGGACGTAGGTCCCGCCCGGCTCGATGGGTTCGGTGGTGGTGGGGTCGCTCATCGCATTCATGATCCTTTCCGTTAGCGGTTCCGCCAACGAGCCTGCCAGAGATGCCTCTCCGCGTGGCTGTGGTGACCGGAGACGGCTTGATCGATTCCCTTCCGAGTCTACCTCTCCCCACACCTTTACATAGGTGCTGCGGCGCTCTCAACGCCTCACAGAAACGGACAAAACGGACACTGCTTTGTCGGGAGACACGCGCAGGACTACGGTAGAGATCACCCTGAACAACCACACCCGCCACACCACCGGGAGCGCCACGTGGCCCGCCGCCGCCAAACCGACCCACGCCAGGTCACCTTCCAACCCCCCGGAGAAGACGACACCGCTTCGTTGGCGAAACCGCGAACACGCCCCGCACCCGGCCGCACCAAAGGCGTCCGCTGGACCAACCTCATCAACACCGGCACCCGCCTGGACGCGTACACCATCGACCGCATGGACGCCGCCTGCGAAAACACCGGCCTGGGCGTCCGAGACGTCTGGGAGCAGGCCATCAACTACTACTGCGACCAGCTCGGCATCCCCGAG